ATAATAAAGCAAAAAGATATTTTGAATCAAGAGAACATAGAGAATTATTTGATGGTGAATTAAAAGTGTGTCAGATACCATCTATAATAGGTGTTCTTGATGAGTAAATGAAACGATGATTTACTAAGATTATGAAAGGAAGGGATGATATGTTATTTAAAGAGTATTCAATAGAATGGCTTGATATATTTAAAAGTATGAAATCTTATAACACACAGAGGCTGTATAGAAATATAATTGAAAATCATCTCATTCCTGAAATTGGTGAAATGGAAATGAATAATATTTCTATTTCTGATCTTCAGCAAATTATTAATGAAAGGATTTCTAATCCAGCCACATGTAAACATATTTTATTGACACTTAAACAAATATTTAAAATAGCGAAAGAAGAAGGGGTTGTTGATAAGAATTTATATACTTTTATTCAAGCTCCATACTATGAATCCAATGAAAAAAGAGCATTGACAAAAGATGAAAAAATAGCAGTTCGAAATATTGATTGTGATTCAATGAGTAAGGTATTTGTTCATATATTATATGGATGTGGATTAAGAAAAGGAGAAGCATTAGCTTTGACGAAAAATGATATTATAAATAATGAATTGGTTATAGATAAATCATTGCATTTTGTCAATGGAAACCCAATATGCGGAAATCCTAAAACACATTCAAGTAATAGAAAAGTACCTATACCTGAATTTTTATTAAAAGAGCTTACATCATATATGGAAACAATTGATGATAAGCTCTTTTTTAATATAGATGGAGAATATCTTAAAGATAGTGAATATACAAAAATGTGGAAATATATAGTTGGAAAAATAGATAGTAACATAAATGCAAATTCAAAATTAACAGCACATATATTTAGACATAATTATGCTACTACTTTGTATTACTCTGACGTGTCAATAAAACAAGCTGCGAAACTTATGGGACATTCAAATGTAAATACTATTTTAAAGATATATGCTCATTTGGATTCGGAAAATGAAAAACTTACAGAGAAAATTAATAAAATATTTTATATATAAGGAGGAATTAGAATATGACTGTTGCGGAAGTAAAAGAATTATATAAGGGAGAATACGTAGATTTAGAGGTCTATAAGCCTTTAAGTAAAGGGTATTATTATCCGAATCATTTTCATGGAGATAATTGTGTGGAACTTAGCAATGATTCTCCTGAAGGAGATTACACGGAAGATATGGAAGTTGGTCTATATGAGTTGATGGATCAGAGTGAATATAATAATACTTTAATGGCAAATTGTGATATATATGCAGATTTTGACGATTGGTATGGCAATAAAAACGCAAAAGTTCTTTGTATTATGATTAAATAACCGCAAGAATCGGAAATTTATTTAGACACCAAACAAAAAAAAAACAAGACCAACCTGTGGGTAAATTTTTACCTACAGGTTTTATTATTATGGAGGTAGAATTATGATAGATATAAAAAAATTACATAATATGAGCTTTGAAGAAGGCAAAATATACCTGAAAGAGAATGGATATGTACAGAATGACTCGGCAAGTAGCATAGATACAACTATATCAGATAGAGTAGAGGATATATACTTTACACTATATGATGAAAATGATCAGGAACTGGATGTGATTAGCTATTGTATGTTTTATAACCAGATTGGCAATAGAGAGGATGGAGATATAGAAATAATATCTGAAGGTTGGGAAACACTGGAAAAGGTAGCTTAAATAAGATATAATAATTATATGCTATGGAAGGGAGGTGGGAAATATGAGACACGAAGGTATATTTTTGCAGCTATTGAATGCAAAGGAGAGAAATAATGTTGAAGATTTTTTAAAAACTTATATTCTAATTTGTAGTCAACTTGGTGTCGAGTCTTGTAACGAAGTAATTGAGTTGCTGAATGAAGATATGAATATGGAAGAAAAGCAGAACATTATGACAAAGGAGCTTTTCAGGATTCAGGAACTTATAAATAAAATGAAAAAATAATAATTGAATTTATAATAGATACATTGTGGAAAAACAAGATGGAAGAGAGGTGATAGATAATGAATAACACTATTATATTATTAAAGGGCGAAGCAAATTTAACACGGAGGGAATATAAGAAATTTGCAAAGGGAGATACAATTTGGGGCAATGATTGTTACCCAAAGGAATTGGAAAGATGGAACATTGAGCAAATAAATGATGCAAAAGCAAAATTGGTAAACTATAAATGTGACTATTACAATGCTGGCGAGAGTGTGTATATAACAGAATATGCTCTTGAGTATTGTGAGTGTGACGAAGATGGAGAATTTATACAGGGCGCAGACTTTGATCTTGCAGAAGAAAAAATAGGAGGTAAAGACCTTATGAATAATTTTACAATATATAGAAATTATGGAGTTCTTAGGGCTGAAAAAAGAAATGTGTATACATATGGAGCACCACATATTAACGGAGTCTGTAGTGATGAGTTAAAAGTTAAGTTACCCGATGATTGTGATTGGAAGTTATTTGAGAATAATTTTGGTCAGACTATGATAGAAACCCCTTGGGGTTGGGCATATAATCTCAACGAAGTATTACAGGGAAATGAAAGTCCATGTTTGTATGCTTTGGATAAAGATCAGAAGGCACATAGAGTTGAATTAGTAATTATTGAAGAGAAATAGAGAATATAAAAGTAGAGCAAGCCATCGGATATAATCTGGTGGCTTTTGTCAAACATTAAAGAAAGAAGGTAATCATTATGGCACAGTTAATTGGATATTTAGTAGCTTTTATTATTGTATTTGGCATTCCTTATCATCTTAATAAAAAGGAAGAATCTCGTAAGAGACAAGATATGTATAATAACTTAAACAAGAAGTCTGTAGATGAAATGGAAAAATGGAGAAGATAGTAATATAAAATAAGAAAGGTGGTTGATGATTATGTTCGGAGGACTATTAGCGTTTTTAGGAATTTATGCAGGAAGTGCTGCAAAGGCAGCGTATGACAATTATGATATGAAGAAGACAACTCGTACAGTTGATAAAGATGGAAATGTGCATTATATGGACAGACTTTGTAATGATTACATCAATGGTGAGAGAGTAAAGAGAGTTGAAACAACAGACATAAATGGGGTTAAGTTGTATTCAACTGTTGGTGTGAATAGTAGCAAAGTATATAATACTTCTTACGGAAGGGGTACACAGCAGTTATTTGCTATGAGTGAACATGATAAACAGGAAAATCTAAAATACGGAAAAAATGTATATAGTCAATACAATCCATATTTCGGAAAAACTGTTACAACTGAAATTAGTTCAGGCAGAACAATTACCTGCTTGTTTAGTGGTAAAAATAGTAAGACCGGTAAAGAGTTCTATAGAGTATGGTATTTTCGTCCAGAATGTCAAGGAAAGCTTGATTACAATACTACTGTTGATGGCGATATGGGAATTGAAATTACAAAAGAAGAATTTAATAAGTTGAATTTTGGAGCTTTGACATGTACATGTATGCCAAGTGATTATGATGTAGTCCATGCATTATGGGGTGATAGGTAATGAATAAACAGAGAAGAGAAAAAATAAGGCAACTCAAAACTCAAATTGATTTGATTCAAACCGATTTGAAGAAAGTTTCAAGTGAGTTATCTTCTATATTAAATGAAGAACAGGACGCATTTGATAATATGCCAGAGGGGTTACAGAGCAGCTATAGAGGAATGTGTTCTGAAGATGCAATTGATAGTATGGAAGAAGCGAGTGAGAAACTAGATGAGGTGATTGAGTTGTTGAATGATATTGTGTAGAATAGAAAGCGGAGTTGATAAAATGATATTGTACAAAAATGTAGATATTTGTGATTTAGAGTCAATTTTATATAGGTAGATTGGAAGAGGTGGTATAAATGAGCCGAATTAATAAAACGCAAAATAACTTGCAGTCAGTATGGAATAATTTGGATCTTGCTTATGAACATATGGAAAGAGCTATTAAGGATTTATCACAAATGACTAGATTGCCTGATGAATTAGAGAAAATGATTGAGCAGTATGATTTATCGGAAATTAGTATGATAAAGCAGGAAGTTGAAAAATTGATGAAATGAGGTAATGTAGATGGAAAATAAAAAAACATTAAAATATTTAAATGATATGAAGAATAGTAAAATGCCACCATTTGATAGTCAATATGAATTTTTCTTTGCTACACTGGAAGATTATTATATTGCAAAATCAAATGGTGCAAAGATAATAAAAGAGGAGCTTATGGAATGGGAATCTGAAGCACAAAAAGAAATTGTTAATATATTGGCTGATATTATAGAATCTGATGAATTGATTGGCTTTGATAGAAATGATATTTTATCGTTAGCTGATTAAATGACGAATTCTTGGTAAATAGATTGGAGATGATAACAAAATGGTAAAATTAAAAGTTGGTAGAAATATAATTGAACTTGATGAAAAAGATCTAATTTTAGATAACGGAGCTTGTTACCAAATTGTTACTAAAAAAGTTGGAGGATTTGATTGGCATTATCCTATAATGAGTAAGAAGTTGTTTAATGATTTAAAAAAACTTGAATTAATTTTCACAAGTGAAGGATTAAAACAAGATGCTATAAAGAAATATGGTACATCGGTAATAACTTATTGGAAGTTTAACATTGAAAAAATGCAAAAACTTGGATATTAAATCCAAAGAAAAATTGCTTTCATATGAAAGGAGATAATTTATATGAAGCTAGGAAAATATTCTGGTAAGCTTTATGCAGAAGACGAAGTTAAAAATATGCAGGAGTGTGGCGTGTGTATATCCAATGAACAAGCGAGTGATAAAAACTGAATTAATGAGCGGCATTTACAGGATCTAAAAGGTTGTGCAGTATGTTTTGGATGTCCAATGGCTCAACAGAATATATAATTTGTTGTTGAAAGATTGTTTTCATATAAGAGAGGTAAATAATAATGAATGAACGTGTCTTATATAATGCGCAAAAATCTGTTATTGAGGAAGTAAAACAAGAGTTGCTTAAAAAAGCAGAAACAGAAAGTCAGAGAAATGTTATTAAAGAAGTATGCAGAGCCGTGGCTAGAAAACATAAATTTGATGATTTGAAAACCTGATGAAACAGACATTTCGAATTAAATATTTTTAAAATATGAAGCAGAAATTAACTGCTTCTTTTTTATTGCAGAAAATGAGGTGATAAAGTGAGCAGATACAAAAATGGAAATCCAAAACGACAATCAAAGTTTATATGCTTGCACTGCATGAAAGAAAATATGTTGGTTACTGGCATACAACGCAAGCAGCAACGTGAGAAAGGACATGTAAAAGATTTATATTGTTTGCGATGCGGATTTGTTACAAAAAACGAAGAGGTTAGATATTGTGATTCCTACGATGAAATATTTGAGTTAGCTAAGATAAAAAGAGAGAATTATTATACGGATAAATATGAAAGAGAGGTTGGTTAATATGCAGACAAGAGATTATGCAACAAAGAAAAAAGGAAAAACGGAAGTACAGCCATTCTGGAATATGTCTGATATTAAGAATGTTGTTGAGTGGTTTGAGAAGAATAACGAATGGGATGGATATCTTATTACATTATTAGAACTACTTCTTGGTAGACGAATAGGTGATACAGTAATGATGAAGTGGTCGGATCTGTATTATGAGAATGGAAATCGAAAGAGTGAGATTGATACTATTGAAGAACAGAAAACAGGTAAAATTACCAATATCCCTGTGAGTAATATGGTATGGGAAGCTGTTGATAATTATTTGTCGCATGTCAAAATTGATCCAATGGAACATTACAATGAATATATCTTTCAGTATCAGCCCAAAACTGATTGGATTAATAGATGTATGTTAAATGTATATTCTGAAAATAGCATTGATGCTTGGTGTAGAGTGTTAAATAAAGACTTTTCTGATAAGCGAAAGGAAAAGATATTTAATGATTTTCATAAGCAGAGAAAATATTCATCATTGGGAGATTACCTTTATTATGAAGTTGAATATAATGATGTGGTTAAGTGGCAGACAGATGATTATAGAAAGAAATTAAAGAAAGCGGTTGCAGATATTGGAATAACTTCACCTGTGTCGAGCCACAGCCTTCGGAAAAGCTTCGGTTATTGGATTCATAAGACACACCCGTTTGATCCAGATTGTTTACTATCATTACAGAAGCTGTTCAATCATACAGATATTCAGACTACAATGAACTATATTGGATTGACAGAAGAGAAAAATAGACAGTTGATTAACGATCATGGAGAGTTTATCCATAACGTACTTGCAGGTAAGGGAGATGAGATAGTTAAGAATATGCCAGTTATCTCACTAAAGTCCGATGATTTTGGAAAGATTATTCGTATGCTCACAGATGATGTAGACAAGTATCAGAAAGCGATTGATATGGCAAACGAAATGAGAATTTTGTAAATTAATTTTCCATAATTTACCATGATACAAACTGTGGAAAAAGATGTAAAATTATGTAAAGACGATACTTACTGGGCATCGTCTTCATAATATTTTTTTACTTCATTTGTTATAAGATTGCGTACCCAACCAGAAAGTGACCTACCATCTGAATTAGCTATTATATCAGCTTTTGTTTTTATCTCTTTTGGAAGTACGATCACAATTCTTGTATTGGTATCGCTAATTTGTCCTTGTGCCATTTTTTCTCCTTTCTATTCGAATTAATTGGTACAAGTTGATTATAAGTTGCTATAAGTCTTGTGTCAATTATTTTAAAAAACTGATACAAACCTGTTGACAAGTTGCTATCAACTTGCTATAATGATGACAATCAAAGGAAAGGAGGATGTGAATATGGACATTAATACATTTGATATTTTACTTGTCGATTTTGGTGAAGTAGAATTCTGTGGCGAACAAGCTGGTGTCAGACCTGCTATAGTTATTCAAAATGCAATGGGAAATAGGTTTAGTGATACGACTATTGTGATGCCGTTTACCACAAAAATCAAAAATATAGATCAGTCTACACATTCTCTTTTTATGAGAGGAACTGGTGGTTTAACACAAAGTTCAATGTTATTAGGGGAATGTGTTAGACAAGTATCAAAACAGAGAATAATAAAGAGGATTGGTTCAGTCAACGATAGAGTGACTAGATTAGAAGTCAAACGAGTATATGAATCAAACTTCGGGGAGGTGTAATGTATGGAATACGTAATGATGACAGTTGAAGAAGTGAAGAAATATGCAAAAAAAGATGCTATTGTCTTAGTAGCCACACAATATCTTGCTTCACAGGATTGTAATATTGGATTTGTGAAAAAGAGATTTGGAGAGTGTTCTGACATAATTGGTTCGGCAAAGACAATTGCTAATATCTGTGATGAGTTTGCTAATCAGCTTAGAGTATTTTCAGATATACAGAAAGATCCAATTAATTATGAACCAGTTGGATATTTAAATACCATATTGTTTCGAGAGATGACCCGAAAAACGGACACACCATAAGGTATAAATAAAGCATAGAACAAATGTTCGATAGATATTGACACATTCGAACAGATGTTCTATTATAGAGTAAGAAAAAACGTAGCCAAGTGAATAGACGGTATTGGCAGTACCGACATCTTGGCTACGCATGGGTTTGATGTAGCAGAATAATACCACACCATATTTTATTATTACATAATCATTCTATAAAATCAACATGTTATTTGTTGACAATTTATCGTGGCAATTCAGCTATATTTCACAAGGAATAAAAAGAGAATAAGTATGTGCTATTAGCTTAGTAGGTAGAGCACTGGACTTTTAATCCAGGTGTCGAGGGTTCGAATCCCTCATGGCACACTATTAAATTGCGCTATTTTTGCGTTGAAAAAATAAAAAGGAGGGATTGATGTGGCGAGATATGCTATTGGGAATGGCAAGGGTTACATAGCCAAGGATAGTCTTGGTAGATTCACGATAACGACTAATCTTGCGATTGCTGAGATATATTGTCGTGACAAGGCAGAAAATGTGTACAAAAGTTCAATATCTAAGTCCTATAAGGCACGAGGATATAAGGTAGTGAAGTTGGATGACGATCCTCCCGATAATGTTAAGCAAATAACTACTAAGGAGTTGCAAGAAAATACAGAAAATGTCTTAGCCGTTGGAAATATACAGAAGTGGTTAGATAAGATAGCTGACTTGAATGGGTTAGCCGCTGATGCATTACATAGAAGGACAGAACTAATTGAGCAATTGAGTAAAGTTGATAGAGAACTGAGTGATATTGCACATTACATAGAGTTTAATAATCTAAATGCTGCACAAGGCTACAAAGCCTATAAGATGGAGCATGAACGGAGAATAACTAGAAGATCAATCAAGAATGAGATGCAAGTTTTGGAAATTATTCTTGGAAAGAAGATATCAGAAACGGTCACTGATGAGATAAATAATGCTGTGGCGGGGATGGATCAACGTTCATATGAACCAAGAGAACTTAGTGAACTGTTTGATTTTTAATTACATATTGAAAGGGTTTAAACCATGAATATTCAAGAAAAATTGAATTGGTATTGCGAGAACGAAATGTATCAATTGAAGAAAATATGTTATCCAATGATTATAAAAATCGGTGGAATATCAGATAAAGACTATGATGATTTTTATAGTATTGCTTTAAGTGTGTTAGCAGATACGGCATTAAGATATGACGATTCAAACATTTGCGATTTTGATAGCTTTCTGGCTAGTAACATTAAACGTAAATTCAAAACTGAAATACGAGATAGAAATCGAGCAAAACGAATTCCGTCTAAGCAAATGTCAAGTATAAATGATTTAGTTGGAGAGGATGGCAGACCGTTAAGCGAAAAAATTCCTTCTAACTTTGATATTTATGAAGAAGCTTGTGGAGAACATTTTGAAGGAACGAATGTTGAGCAGTATATGAATAGGTTGTCAGAATTACAGAAAACTATAGTCAAAATGCTATACATAGGATATTCGGCAAAGGATATACAGAATAAATTACATATTTCCAAAAAAGAATATGACAATAATTATGCTGCAATTACTTGTTATGAGAATAAGAGGATATTAACGAGAAAAACATATAAGAAACATGTGATGTAAAAGAAATAGGAGGAACGTACAATGGCAAAGAAAGTAAGAGAACAGGCACTATCATTATCATCGTATTTGAAGAGTGTGAACAGTGAGGATATTTCAGAAAACCAGGACGTGCAGAGAATGTTTTGCTGGGGCAATGAAGCTATCAATGAGTTAATTATTACAGTTCTTACAGAAGATTATATTCCTCCAATTATTCTTGGAGAAGAGGAACTTGGTGGTGATTTAACTCAGCAGTATATAGTTGACGGCATTCAGAGAACAACAGCATTAAATATGTTTAGGCATATGAACTGGAAAACAACTAAGTCATTTGAAAATAGTGTTATTCAGTATCAAAAGAAACGAAGAGATGAAAAGGGACATCTTATTAAAGATGAGAACGGAAGTATTCTTTGGGACAATTGTGAGTTTGACATAAAGAATAAAACTTATGAGCAGCTACCTGATGAATTAAAAAAGAAATTTGATGATTATCAGATCAGAATTGTTATTCATCAGAATTGTACTATGCAGGAGATAAGTAAGCTGGTTAGGAGGTACAACCGAAATAGGTCTATGGGTTCTAACCAGAAAGCCCTTACATGGATTCCTACATATGCAAGGAAAATTAAGAATATAGCAAATAATGAGTTTTATAAGAATTGTGTTACATGTTCAAAACCAATGAGGGTTAATGGTACATATGAGCAGACAGTCGCCAATTCTGTTATGGCAACGTTCCACTTAGATGCATGGAAAAAATCACCAAAAGATAGGAATGAGTTCCTTGAAGAAAAATCTTCGTTTGATGAATTTGAGAGAGTAAACGAATATGGAAATCGTATTGCAAAAGTTTGTGGAAACAAATTTCAGAATGTATTCGTATTCAAAGACATACTTTGTTGGATTGCTACATTTCATAAATTCACAAAACTTGGTCTTGAGGATAATAAGTTCGCTGAATTTATAAATGAACTTGTAAACAACTTACATAACAAGGTTATTGGCGAGTGGAGTTACGATGCACTTGATAAAGAGCCTGGGACATCTGATAAAAAAATTGTACAGGCGAAAATTGATACATATACAGCTTTAATGATGGATTATTTACATATAACCGAAGATATAACAGAGAATAAAGAAACTGGAAATGAGATAGTATGTGACGCAAATGAATCAGACCCATTACAGTTTATAAAGGACAATGTATCAGAAAGGGTGTCTGAGGAAGATATAGATGACTACTATACTCTAATGGATGATTTTAAGACATTACATGGAGTAAATATATCATCGCCATTCTTTGATTACCACAATGAGTTAGCATTCTTAGGGATGATTGCTTATTCATTCAAGTTTGATAAAGATTTGGATAATTGGTTGATTGATTACACCAATCGCAATATTACATATAGCACTAATCAGACAGAGAACCTTGAAAATATGATAGCTGATTTCAAGATATATGAAGAGAAGAAGTCAGCATAGGAAGGAGAATATACATATGAAATTAAAGTTAGTTAAAATTTCAGATATCAAAGTATCACGTAATTTCCGTAATTCTGTTCCATCACCAGAGAAGATGAATAGATATAGAGACGCTTATTGTCTTGGTAAAGATTCGAAGCACTCTTATGAGAAATGTGCAGGTCAGGTCAAGCCAATAATATTAAATGAGAATAATATGATAGTGGATGGCTATATACAGTATCTCGTCATGAAGGAGATGGACGAGGAGTATTGTTACTGCTGCGTTGAACATAAGTTAGTAGTGTATACACTTATTAATGGTGTTCATACAAATGGAAATAGCAAGGAATATACTTGGAGAGTTCCAGATAATACGAATTGGGATGAGTTTAAAAGCAAAATCTCATATGGTGATCTGATATGGGTTAGGACATCTAATGGAATAGCTCCAATCATCATAACAAATATTACTACGATAGAAGCAATTGAAGGTGAATTGTCAGGATTAGAGAGAATTGCAAAAAAGGACATAATGAAAGGTGAACTTTGGAAGTCTATTGAGATAGATGAAAAAGTGCTTATTAAAAACAGTGTGTCAGAGGAGTGGATACCAGCTCATTATGCTGGACTTACATATGAAGGGAAGCCTACTGCATGGAATTATGGTGGTACATCATGGACTACGGATATATTTTGCACACCTAAATATATTAGATTGCCTGGTAATGTAAGTTTTGGAAAAACACGTAGATCATATGACTAATCTTTTGGCAAGATGTTAAACACTATTTGAAAATGAAAAGAGAATATATAAAAGGGTGACTCAACTAAGTTGCCCGAATAATGGGTTGTGGTGAAAAGGTCAACACATCGCACTTTGACTGCGACATTTGTGGGTTCGAGTCCCACCAGCCTAGTTATGTGCTACTAGCTCAACTGGTAGAGCATTAGACTTTTAATCTAAGGGTTACGGGTTCAAATCCCGTGTGGCACATTGCTATATAAATAGTAAAAATAATTAAAAACAAAGGAGATATTGTCATGGGAATAACAGCAAAGGATTTTGGGAAGAAGAAAAGTATTATTGTTAAGGTACAGAATAGAATTGAGAAGGAGAAGGCAATTATGATTGCTAATAAGAGAGACAAGAAGAATAGAAATAACTAAGGAGAATATCTATGAGTGAATATTGGACGAGTAGTGGTATTACAGTATATGACTTTGATAAGTGTATTACGGCACTCAAGCAACGACATGAGGATCAACTAGATAGAATCAAATATCTGGAAGAAGAAAATAGAAAGCTGAAAGATGATGCTTATAAGGACGCAGAGATGGCAAAAATGAAGTCACAGTTTGATGAGATGAAAAAAGATTATTATAGAGGATTTCCTATAACTGAAAGCGAAAATCAGAAAATTAAAGAGTGGATGAAAGAACATGACGCTGAAGCTCATGGGGCAGTGAATAACACCGATAGATTAAGACGAGCAGGCTGCTGTGGCGGTAATTATAGCTATGAATTCATACCAACTTCGATTGGAACTATTAGTTATGTGAAGTGCGGTTGTGGTGCAAAGTTTGAATTTCAGGGAATATAGAAATAAGAATGTTCGATTTCTTTGGAAAAATGAAAGGAGATTTATATGATTACAAAGACATTATATACTTGTCAGTTTTGTAATACTGATTATGCAGATAAAGAGAAAGCAATGGAATGTGAGAAGAATCACAAAGTTTTGGAAACAGCAACAATTATAGGCGACTATAAATCATTAAAATCTATTCCAGACGGATGCCCTACGAAAGTAAAAGTAAAATTCAAGGGTTCAGATAAATGGATTGAGTATAAAAGGTACTAAGAAAAACTTCGATTCATTGGAATTTAGAAAGGAGACAATGTGTTAAATATAGGAGATTGTGTAGGGCAGATTAACAAAGATTCATCTGGTGTATGGAAGTTATATAAGGATAAGATAAATAAAATCACAATAACAAAGAAATATGGTAGAAGATATTTTACTAAAACAGTGTTTCGACCATTAGATGCAGACGATGTAGATAACAATACAAAAGATATGGAAGAGTCGATTGGTAAAGGATATATCATCGTAAGAGAAGTATTTGGGTTAAATGATAAGACTGAACCTTATGCTGAAAGATGGATAAAATGGGCTAATGAGAATCCAGATAAGGCAACTGGTTTGATATAAATGGAGAATATAACAGTAGAAACAATTAACAAAAATAAATATAAGAAAGAAGAGGTACAAAACATGGATGGATTTATGAAATTTAAAAAGGCTTTACAGAAGCACTTCGATGAAATGCAGAAAGAGGCAACGCATTTATTTGAGGTAAATGTAGATAAGGATGAATTATGGAATACATATCTTGATAGCTTCCCTGCTGGTACAAATGAGATTTTCAGAGAACGTAGAGAGCATGATTGTAGTTGTTGTAGACAGTTTATTAAGAATATTGGTTCTGCTGTCACTATCAAGGATAATCAGATTCATACAATTTGGGAACTGAATCTTGGTGATACAACATATCAGCCAGTATGTGATGCACTTGACGCTTTTGTAAAGGCTCATACAGTTACAGATATTTATACAACCAAGTTCCCTAAGATTGGCACAGATTTTAACTTTGAAGAAATTAATGGAAAGTCTCATCAGTGGGATCATTTCTTCTTAGAGCTTCCAAGTAAGTTCGTAAATAGAAGTAGTCGTTCTAATGAGGAAGTTAAAGGACAGTTCAGAGATACAAGAAATGTATTTAAGCGTTCTCTTGATGAAATTACTATGGATGCACTCGATACAATTCTTGAACTTATCAATTCAAATACACTTTACAAGGGCGAAGAGTGGAAAGGCGTACTCACAGAGTTCAAGAAGTATAAGAAGGAATATGATAAGCTGACTTCTGATACTGAAAAGGATTTATATACTTGGGAGAAGTCGGTAACAGCAGGTATGGCTATCGGTAGAATTAGAAATCATTCCATTGGAACACTTCTTATCAATGTAAGTGAGGATATGGATCTTGACACAGCAGTTAAGAAGTATGAGCAGATTGTCGCTCCAAGCAATTATAAGCGTCCAAAGGCTATTTTTACAAAGAAGATGCTTGAGGATGCAAAGAAGACTATTACAGAACTTGGATATATGGATTCATTACAGAGAAGATTTGCTAATCTGAATGATATTACTGTAAATAATGTACTGTTCTCAAATAAGAGTGCTGCAAGAAGAATGGTTGGTGCAGATGATATTTTTGGACAGATGGAAAAGGATGTTGCTGTAAGTCCTAAGAAGTTTTCTAAGGTTGAAGAGATTTCAGCACAGAATTTCATTGATAAGGTACTTCCAACTGCAAAGGAGATTGAAGTTTTTGTAGAGAATAAACATGAGAAGAACTTTGTTTCTATGATTGCACCTGTTAATCCAGACGCTAAGACAATGTTCAAGTGGAATAATGGATTGTCTTGGGCTTATTCAGGAAATATTACTGACTCTGATATGAAGCAGAATGTAAAAGCTGCTGGCGGTAATGTTGATGGTGTACTCAGATTTTCAATTCAGTGGAACGAAGATGGACATGACAATTATGACCTTGATGCCCATTGTGTTGAGCCAGATGGAACAGAAATCTATTATGGTAGTTACAAAGCACCAAGAATTACTTTTATGGGCGGTCAGTTAGATGTCGATGTTATTGATCCACGTGGAAAAGTTGCAGTAGAGAATATTACATGGCAGAATTTATCAAGAATGAGACCAGGAATATATAGATTCTTTGTACATCAGTATTCAGGTGCAGTAAGGCATGGATTCAGAGCAGAAGTTGAGTTCAATGGAGAGATTTATTCATTTGATTATAGTAATCCTATGAGAACTGGCGAGAATGTTCAGGTGGCAGAAGTTACACTTGACGAGAATGGCAACTTCTCAATTAAGGAAAAGCTGTCTGGAAGTTCATCTATCTCAAGTCGTGAGATTTGGGGTGTAAATACAAATCAGTTTGTTCCTGTATCAGTAATTAGTTACAGTCCAAACTATTTTGATGAGCAGGATGGAATTGGTCATAGACATTTATTCTTCTTCTTGAAGGATTGTGTGAATAATGAAAGTCCTAATGGATACTACAATGAGTTCTTAAAGAGTGATCTTGAAAAGCATAAGAGAGTATTTGAGGCTTTAGGTGCTAAGTGCCATGTAGAAGATACTGATGATCAGCTTTCAGGAATTGGATTCTCTATGACAAAGAGAGCAGATTTAGTTGTTAAGGTTAAGGGTGCAACAGAGCGTGTAATGAAGATTAAGTTTTAATTAGAAAAGGAGATTATTATGACAAACAACGAATTATTTATCAATGCAACAAGAGCAAACTATCAGTTTCCATTTAGAGGAATGATTAATGTAATTGATTTGTGGGATTTATCTCTCACAAATCTGGACTCAGTGTTTAAGACACTCAATGCGGAAGTAAAGAAGTCTGAGGAAGAGAGTCTTCTGAATACTAAGTCAAAGGAAGACGAGGAAATTTCTAACAAGATTGAAATTGTTAAGTATATTGTTGACGTGAAGCTGGATGAGAAAAAGAAGAGAGAAGACGCTAAGAAAAATGCTGAGATGAGACAGAGATTGCTTGAAATCAAGGCTAAGAGACAGGATGCGGCACTTGAAAATATGTCTGATGAGGATCTGGATAAGGCACTTGCAGAATTAAGTGAGTAATTGTTACAAATATACCATATATAGTATTGAAAATAAGTAATATATACTATATATGGTATATATTTTACATTAAAATGAAACGCACATTTCATTAGGAAAATTGGAGGTAAAATTATGTTATTTTGGTTATGTTTTATTGTATTAATTGTAGGAATTGGATTGATAACTGTTGGAAATATGGAGTGGTTTGATGCTAGAAATGAAAATAAGTTAAGAAAATTTCTATATCAGAATGATTACACAATTGAAATTTCTGGTTGGGTTACTGTTGTAATAAGTGGAATTATAATGGTAATTATGCTTATTGTCTTTGCTTGTAATTATATTGGTGTAAACGCTCAAGTAGAAAAAAACAAAGAACAATACAATGCCATCACATATAAAGTAGAAAGTGGTGCTTGTCGTGACGAATTCGGTTTATTGAATAAAAAAGTAATTGATGAGATTCAGGATTGGAATGAGAATATAACATATTATAAAAATCTTCAGAAAGATTTTTGGGTTGGTATTTTTATCCCAAATGTATACGATCAGTTTGAAACAATTGATTATACAAAGTATGGGAGAGAATAATACAATGTCAAATTTATATGTATATTTAATATGTTCTCGCAACAAGGATAACAAGGACATTCCAAAATTCAAGAAACGTGCAAAAACAATCCTTGAGTACAAAGAGAATGAAGATAAAGTGATTGAGGCTTTTAAGAACTTCGCAGCTAAAGGAGTTTCTGGTGAACAGACGAGATTATATAGATCTGTCAACTCAAGGAATGAAGAGAAAATTAGAGAAGAGTTAATTATCCGTTTATTGAGAGACAAACCAAGTATGACACAGTTAAATTGTACACTAGCATCTGTTGCACAACAGGTACAAAATCGTGATGAGAGTAAATGGTTGTTTGATTTTGATGTAGACAATGAAGAAAAAGTAGAAGATTTTATTGACGGTATTTATTTTTATTCAGGATTGGATAATCATGAATTGCATAAGACTCCTCATGGTTATGCAATTATTGTTCCGCATGGTTTCGACACAAGAGAACTTATGGAAAAGTGGAAAGATTATGATGTCACATTGAAGAAAGATGAGTTGTTGTTTTTGGATATGATTACGAATAAGTGAGGTGATAATTATAAAACAGAACAATTTTACAATTAGTCTTCTGTTAGACGAAGATAGAATAGACAAAGAAACAGCAATGTATCATATTTATCATGCCATTCAGAAAGAATTAAATAGTGGCAATGTAGATTATATGAACCTGATTATAACACCAAGTAAATCGTATGGTGATTTATTCAAAGAGTATATAAGCATTAAGTAAAGAATCATCTAATATAGAAGTAATTCTATTCAAAGGCTGGTCAGTCAAATTTTCCAAGAAAAGCGAGGTAAGAAAATGATTTATTGTAACAATATAGATGCAAGATATAATGGTATATATAGAAATACCTTTAATGATTTACAATACATTGATGATGGAACACATTATAATAAAGATTTTTGGGCTTTTGCATACAAGGAAGATGAGAGAGCATTAAATCTTATGTGTAAGCCCGTAAAGGGTAGAATCAAAGAAGATAAATATTTTTATGAATACAAAGTAAATGGTAGAGATTTAAAAAAGAATGGTGTAACTATATATGCAAGATTATTTGCTGATACATATGAAGAAGCCGTAGAGGGATTTAACAAATTGGTTAGAACCAGAATTAGATCTCTAAAAGATGAAATTTATAAACTGGAAGATATGCTGATTATATGTAATATGTAGGAGGTGAGAATTGTGCTATCGCAGGAAAATATTAACAAACTGTGCATGACTGGACTATATAGACATGAACCAGATGTTAAATATCGAAGTTCTATATACGAAAATCAATTATTCCATTGCTGCAACTGGGTGTTCGAGATTAAATATAACGAATACGAAGATACATATCAAATGGTCGATAACTTTTGGGGTGATGATAGTGGTCTTAGGATTGAACTTACAGATGATAATATTGATGAGTTTGAACTGATATTTGATAAAGAAGAAGTTACTATGAATTATGGCAACAATATTTGGGATTATGATGAAACGGATAGATTCTATGTTGCTATAGGAAGTGGTGGCACTCAATTTGGTAGCAAATGGTTTGTCAAAAAGGATGCTAAAAAGAATAAAGACAAAGTAATAAGTAGGTTGAATGATGAAATCAAATCATTAGAGACAGAACTTCTTCGCAAGAAACAGACTTTGGAAGAAGTAATTCATGGAGATAGAGATTTAAAATATCTTTAATAACAGATCAGAGAATAATATAGTATAGAAAATTTTCTTAACTTGGACATTCGTTCAAGTATTTCTCAAAAATATAACAATGAAATATTTTTTTCATACGAAAATAAAAGGAAGGAGTAAGAGGTTTGGTATACCGAAAACGCAGCGTTTACTCCTGATACATAATGACGATAAATAGAGTCTGGCAAATGCCAAATAGTAATACATTTTCAATTAAGTCAATTAAGGAGCTGATTGAGAAATATGCAATAGGCAAGATTGTTGATCCATTTGCAAATAGCAATAAATTAGCAACAGTAACAAATGACTTAGATACACAATATGATACTGATTATCATATGGATGCACTGGATTTCTTAAAGATGTTCGATGATGACTCAGTAGATACTGTGTTGTACGATCCACCATACTCACCACGACAGGTAAGCGAATGTTACAAAAATCTTGGACAGACAGTAAATATGCAGACAACACAAGCTTCATATTGGTCTAAACAGAAGGAACAGATAGGAAGAATTGTAAAGAAAAATGGCATTGTAATTACTTGTAGCTGGAATAGTGGTGGCATTGGTAAGAAGTATGGGTTTGAAATTCAGGAAATTTTACTTGTTCCTCATGGTGGTTGGCACAATGATACGATTGTTGTGGTTGAGAAGAAGATTGAGTAGAGAATAACATAATATGAAGTTCGTAGGAAAGCGGAATTTCTTCTGAGTTTTCAGAGAATAAATACATATAAAAATAAAGAAAAGAGGTAACAAAATGAGAGAAACATTAATTGTTGTAGACATGCAGAATGATTTTATTGATGGAACACTTGGTACAAAGGAAGCACAGGCGATTGTATCAAATGTAGCAAAGAAAATTAAGGAGTATAAGGATGCTGGTAAACAGATAATTTTTACAAGAGACACACATCCTGAGAATTATTTAGAGACATATGAAGGTAAACATCTTCCTGTTACTCACTGTGTAAAGAATACTATTGGTTGGCAGATTTCCAATAAGTTAGATTTTGATATTGAGAATGATATTCTGATTGATAAGCCTACATTCGGTTGGTTAAATTGGAAGGACTTTGGATTTGAAAGCGTTGAGATTTGCGGATTATGTACCGACATCTGTGTGGTTTCAAATGCACTTATTATTAGAGCAAATTATCCTGAGATTGATATTACAGTAGATGCAAGTTGTTGTGCAGGTGTCACACCTGATACTCATAGTGCTGCATTAGCAACTATGAAGATGTGTCAGATCGAAGTGATTGGAGAGAATAATGAAGTGTAAGAATTATATCATTAATACTTTCAGACATTTTAAGAAAGTCTGTACTCATAAACGTTGGGTGTTCTACTATTGCTGTAAAGTGGGAATTCCATTTCAAGGGTTAGTACATGATTTATCTAAATTTTCTCCAACGGAATTTTGGGAGAGTGTTAAGTATTATCAAGGTACTTCAAGTCCAATAGATGCTTGCAAGAAAGAGAATGGTTGGTCAGCAGCTTGGATGCACCATAAAGGAAGAAACAAGCACCATTACGAATATTGGCAGGACAATTTTGATAATGGTGGAAATCCTATTGAAATGCCAATGAAGTATAAAAAAGAAATGCTTTGTGATTATCTTGGAGCAGGTAGAGCATATCATGGTAAATTATTTAATTTTGAGAAGGAATTAAAATGGTGGGAATCTAAGAAAAGTAAACCAATTGCAATGCATCCAAATGACATGGCTTTTATTGATAAGTACATTAATCTGTTTTATGAGTACGAAAACAGAGAATATGATATTAGAACAATATTTAATCAAATCAAGAAAGAAGGAAAATAATATGGAGCAGATTATTACAAGTTTGTTGGAGACAGATGCCTACAAATTGTCAATGGGACAGGCTATTTATCATCAGTTTAGCGATTATAAAACCACTTGGAGTTTTAAATGTCGTAATAAGGATGTTCATTTTACACCAGAAATGGTAGAAGAGATCCGTAGACAGATTAAATTATATTGTGGTTTGAGATTCACAGAAGATGAACTTACTTATATTGATAATATCAAATGGATGAAAGGTTCATATGTTGATTTTCTGAGATTGTGGCAGCCAAGATATGAGGATTTTGAGATTACAACAGATTCAGATTGTGGTCTTTCTATCGAAACATTTGGTACATGGCTTAATACATCTATGTATGAGATTCCTACACTTGCGATTGTAAACGAAGTATATTTCAGAATGGCATATAACTATGAGGAATTGCTTGATAGTTTCAAAAAGAGATTAAATGAAAAGTACGAAAATCTCAGAAGCGGTCATTGGTACGCTGGTACATTTTCTGAATTTGGTCTTAGAAGAAGACTTTCTGCTGAAGCACAGGAGTTAGCTGTTGAGAAGTTTTCACATTTGAATGATACATTGCATAGTCCATCTAAGTTTGTTGGTACATCTAATGTATATCTCGCAAAGAAATATAATCTCACGCCTGTTGGAACTATGGCTCATGAATGGATTATGTGTTCTGGTCAGGGCAACCACAAGCACAATCCAGCATATTCAAACTGGTATGCCCTAGACGCATGGGTTAGAGAGTATGGTGTGTTAAATGGTATTGCGCTCACAGATACAATTACAACTGATTGTTTCTTGAAAGATTTTCAGTTGACATATGCAACATTATTCAGTGGTGTAAGACATGATAGTGGCAATCCGATTGAATGGGGTGAAAAGATGATTAATCATTATGAGTCACTTGGTATCAATCCTAAGACAAAGACACTTCTGTTTAGTGACAGTCTTGATTTTGAAAGAGCTGATAAGTTATTCAGACACTTCCATGATAGAGTAAATGTTGCATTTGGAATTGGTACTTATTTGAGTAATGACACAGATGTTCCTGCTTTAAATATTGTAATGAAAACCACTAAATGTAATGGTATGGATGTTGCAAAAGTGTCTGATGTAGAAGGTAAAGGTATGTGTAAAAACCCTGATTATGTTGATTATTTAAAGAGATGTATTAATTGGAGAATGAATCATGAATAAAATTTTACTTATACCAGGAAGTTTTAATCCAATTACTAACGCCCATGTTGATATGGCATTGACTGCTAAAAAAGCGGTTAATGCCGATGCTATATTGTTTATTCCTGCACATGATACATATGTTGCGAAGAAAAAGACTTTGATACCTGGATATTGTCGAGTATCGCTGATTAATTCAATGCCAAATTGTGATGAAAATAATATGTGGGCATCCGAAGTTGAAACAACCAGCTTCTTTCCACAGAGGACATACAATACTATTACTCAGATAAGAGATATGAATGAAAAAGATTATATCTTCAACGAATACTATATTTGTTTGGGGATGGATAATATTAAAACACTTACAACTTGGTATAATTGGAAACCGCTTGTTGAGGAATACAATTTTGTAGCATGTGTGAGAGAAGGTCAGAATCTTGAGACTGCTTTGAGAGAAGCAAATCTTATGGAATATAAAGATCATTTTACAGAAATTCAGATACCAGAAAATCATACTTCTTCAAGTTTGGTTAGAGATTTATGCGAAAAAGGTGAATTTGAAAAAGTAAAAGAGTTAGTCCCTAGAAATGTATATGAGTATTTGATTCGGTTTTATGACGTGATGAATCGAATGTAGGAAGGAGAACGATTGGTAAAAGTTAAAAATGATTTAACAGGTCAGAGATTTGGTAGATTAACAGTAATAGAACAAGCTGAAGATTATGTTCAACCTAATGGAATCAAGAGAGCAATGTGGAAATGTTTGTGTGATTGTGGAAATATTAAGCAACTCAGAGGAGACAGTTTGTGTAGTGGTGCAGTCGTATCATGCGGATGCTTTCAACGTGAAAATGCAAAAATAACAACTTATAATGCACAAAAAGAGTTTAACACATATGATTTGTCAGGTGAGTATGGTATTGGCTATACATCCAAGGGCGAAGAATTCTATTTTGATTTAGAGGACTATGATAAGATTAAGGATTATTGTTGGTATATAGATAAAACCACAAAATATGTTAAATCTAATATTCAAAATGAAGGAACTGTATATTTTCATAGGATAGTTTTGGATGCTAAAAAAGGAATGGACGTTGATCACATTCATGGAAAAGAAACAAAAAATGATAATAGGAAAAACAACTTGAGATTATGTGAACATTATAGAAATTGTGAAAACAGAGATATTCAGTCAAATAATACATCTGGATGTAAGGGTGTTAATTGGAACGCCCATATAAATAAATGGGAAAGTAGAATAACAGTAAAAGGAGAAACAATCAAACTCGGATATTATAAAAATCTAAACGATGCAATTGACATTCGTAATAAAGTAGAGAAGAAATATTTTGGAGAATATTCTTATGAGCAATCTCAAAAAAAAGGAGTAAATAAAATGTATACATTTAATGAAAAAAAGATAGTAAAAGATATTGTGGAGTGGTTAAAAAGTTGGGAGCAGATCAATGCAAAAGGTTGTAATTTTGTGGTTGGAATATCAGGAGGAAAAGATTCTTCTGTTGTAGCGGCATTATTGACTTTAGCTTTTGGGAAAGATAGGGTAATTGGTGTACTTATGCCGAATGGAGAACAGTCGGATATTGATATGGCTAGAAAACTTGTTGAATTTTTAGATATCAGAAATTTTGAGGTGAATATTAAAGACGCAGTATGTGGTGTATTAAATAATCTTCCTTTTAATGGATATGATATTTCTGAACAGACTGTCACAAATCTTCCTGCTCGTATTCGCATGGCTACGTTATACGCTATCTCTCAGTCAGTAAATGGTCGTGTTGCGAATACGTGTAATCTTTCCGAAGATTGGGTGGGCTACGCCACAAGATATGGTGACGCTGCTGGTGATTTCAGTCCGTTATCTCAGCTTACAGTAACAGAGGTTAAGGCTATTGGTCGTGAGTTAGGTCTTCCATCTGAATTAGTTGATAAAACACCTACCGATGGTCTTTGTGGAAAGACAGATGAGGATAATCTTGGATTTACTTATGCTGAATTAGATGCATATATCAGAGATGGAATTGAGCCAAATGAGGAAGTAAAAGCTAAGATTGATTCAATGCATGAGAAAAATCTGTTTAAATTACAGCTAATGCCAAGTTTTGTGTATCAGGCGTAAATGAAATACTATATATAGTGTTTGTACAAAATATAGACACTATATATAGTAATATTTTTACCAAGAAACATAGATTTCTTGAGAAATGGAGGAAGCTTATGGATTTTGAAAATTATTGCAAAGTGTTAGAAAGTGATCTAAATGAAAAGTGGAAAGAAACTCATATTTTGGAAGACAAGTTAGCTTCATTAGAAAAAATAATTGGATCAGCTAATAACAAACTTGAAGATTATTATAATCAACAGAAAAATAATGAATATTTTAGCGATAGTGGAAAGAGATTGATTTGTAGGGTAATTGAAAATTGTCAAAAAATTATAAATGATACCTTTGAGTTAGGAGAATAATATGGCAGGATTTGTATCAAGGCAACCAAACGGATTATATTGTAGATTTTCGACTGTCACGGATTGTCCTACGACATGGAATATGACAAGAGAAGATTATATCAATATGAAAATGCAAGAAGCAAAAGAGAATGCTGAAGATGTATTGGATAATTATCTGAAGCCGTTTGATATGGTGGTGGATATGTATTATCCAAACAATATGACAAAAGAGGAATTTGATAAATTCCTTGAAGAGACTGGATATAGCAAAGGAGAATAAATCATATGAAGAAGAAAATTTTAGCAGTTGTATTAGGAGTGACATTGTGTTTTGGAATGATTGGATGCCAGTCTGTGACAAAAGATTTTGGTGGATCAACAACAATTGAGCTTGAACCAAACCAGAAACTTGAAGAGATTACATGGAAAGATGATTCATTATGGTATCTTACAAGACCTATGACAGATGGCGACATTGCAGAGACACATACATTTCAACAGTCATCAAATTTTGGAGTATTTGAGGGCACTGTAACTATTATTGAGAAGAAGGAATAAGTGAAATGAAAGTTAAAGAATTGATCGAAAAATTATCGACTATGCCACCTGAAGCAGAATTAGTTTCATATCAAAGCGATATGGAGGAAAGTGGTATTAGACCTATTTTTTATAATCCTAAACTAGAGAAATATAAAATAAAAAGAAAAACTACATATGACAGATTTGACTATACAGATTATACATACGAAGTATATGTCGAAGACGAAAATGGTGAAATTATAGCAGTCAGAATGTAGTTTATAGTAAACCGAAGTTTCTTGGTGATTTAGGAGGTGACAAATGACAGAAAGTGAAGCTATCGAAGAACTAAAATATGATTGTAATGAGCTTGGTAAAGCAATCCCATGTGATACTTCATGGGGATGCTCTTTTGAAAATGCTTATGGAATGGCAATAAAAGCACTTAAAAAGCAGATACCGAAGAAGCCAACGCCTATTGACTATGAAAAATATATTGACGTGATAGATAACACAAGATTCCTTAGAGGTGCATATTGGTGTCCTAATTGCAAGCATGTTGTAAAGAGTGGTTCTTTCTGTAATGATTGTGGTCAGGCATTAGATTGGGAAAATACATAAATGAGTAGATGTGGTAATAATGACTGCCAGTATCATAAATATTGCGAAGGTGGTTTGATGTGGTATGACGAAGATATTACAGAATGTCGTCATTGGATTAAGTCAAAGCCTACCAAGATGAAAAGCATTAAAGTGGCTGAATCAGATTATGATAAGGCAGTTAAGGTATTAAAAAGAAATAAGATAGAGTTTAAATAAATAATGAAAGGAGACGAGGTTCGTGTACACAAGAAGGAATTCCTTACTCCAAGTAATTAAATGGTATATCAAGGAAGTAAAAATAGATTGGCAAAATTTTTAGTGCCAATTATTCAGAAGTATATTGATGATAATAATATTAAAACTTACATAGAACCTATGTGTGGTAGTTGTTCGATTATTGAAAAAATTCAATGCGATAACAGAATTGCAGCAGATGTAAATGATGAACTGATAACGTTGCTACAATATACTAAATCTGATACAAATTTGTCTATTGCCCCTGAAGATTGTTCTTTTGAACATTATGCAGATGTAAGAGAAAATAGAAAACTAGGTACAAACAAATATTCAAAAGAATATACAGCACTTATTGGATATTGTGCATCCTATGGCGGTAGATATTTTGATGGTGGATATGCCAGAGATAATACTGGAAGAAATATGTACAAAGAAAGAGTTATAAATCTCAAGGAAGATTGTGAACTACTTCAAGATATAAATATTAGATGTAACGATTATAAAGACTTTGCAGATTATAAGAACTGCCTCTTCTACTTCGATCCACCCTATAAAAATACGAAACAGTATTCTAAACAGTCAATCGACTACGATTCTTTTTACGATTTTCTTCGTAAACTTTCAGAAAATAATATAGTGTTGGTAAGTGAATATAATATGCCTAATGATTTTAAGTGTATCTGGCAGAAAGAACGTAAAGTGTTGCAGAAGTCAGATAGAGTTACAGGTGAAAAAGCAGTAGAAAAGCTATTTGTAGTTGAAAAATAAATACTCGGAGGTGTTTATTGTATGGCTGAATTAATTGGAAGAGAAGTAAAAATTGGTGACAAGGAAGGTGAAATAACTAATGTATTGGGTATTGGTTATGAGGTGACATTCTTTAATGTTGCTGATGGTAGAGTATTTATTGATGCAAGAGATATTTATGATTATCTCGTTTAATGAAACGGAGGCGAATAAATGGCTGATAAATTAATCAATAAGCAGTTGGTAGACATTGACGAATTATTACAGTTTCTATCAGATAGTGGATTTGATATTGATGATGGAGTTTGGAATAAACACGAAATGTCATTAAGAGAAGTGTTTGATGAATACAAGAAGAATACCATTCCAGACGTAGAAATTGGACAGACTGTATGGGTTATTAGTAGAGATTATCATGACACATATTCAATCAAAGAATGTCATGTACATAAGAAACAGATTAGAGCAAGATATACGTTTTCTGTAAGAGGTAGGTATTATTATTGCGGAACTTTCACAAAAAATAGTATTGGCAAGACTGTATTCTTTTCAAAAGAAACTGCTATTGAGTCGTTAAAGGGCAAGGAATATAAGTTGGAAGAGTGGACTTGAAACTCACATTTCACAGGAGGGTAAGTATTGAAGATTAATAATAAAGAAAATATTAATAAAATCATACTTCGTCATAAAGGAAAAGATGTTAAATTTGAATGTTTTATCAAACCATTTCCTTATGCAAAAAGATTAGACTTAGAAAAGAGAAATAGTGCTGAAATTGTCTTTGACGATTTGATAGAAGTAGATGCATTGATTGACATGCTAAAAAGATTTAAACAAGAATCACAAGAATATATAGGTGTGTGGGTGAGGTGAAACAAGATGGATATTTATAATACAAAACCAAGAAAAATTAAATGTGTTAGAAACGATGAAGACGTATGGGGTGGTGGAGGTGAAAATCATCACTTATTGGAAATAGGAAAAGAATATACATTAGAAGATATTATTGTTCATTCTTGGCACACAATTGTTTATATAGAAGAGTTCCCAGATATGAAATTTAATAGTGTTGTATTTGAAGAAATTGATTAGGAGAACAATACTATGATTTGTGAAAAATGTAATTGTAAAGATGATTGTGGCTGGTATGCTTCTTACAAGAAAATTGTAGACGAGATTTATCTTGGTATTGGAACTGATAATACTCTTGGAAGAGCATTATTAGCAACTGTAAACGATAATAGTTTGGAAGATTGTGAATATTTTGAAGGAGAATGATTATATGAAAGTAACGATTGATATGGAAAACTTAGAAACACTTGTTCAGACAACAATGGAGAAAAACATTGAGAACATTGTTAAAGAACAGATTGAAGGAACTGTTAGAAAGGTAGCAGACGATCTTTCTAAGAAAGTAATTGCAGATGAGGTATCTGAGAATTTTCAGCGTTTTGTTGATGAATACATAGCAAATACCAAAATCAAAGTTGGTGGAGATTATTGGGACGATACAGAAGAAAAGGAATATACAGTAGAACAGTATATTAAGAAGGAATTAAAAGAAAGACTTGATTCTAAAAAGCTTAGAGCTAAGAAGAAAGGACACACAAGTTCATATTCAGATGATTTCGAACAGGTATCATTTGAAGAATATATCAATCGCCAGTTTGATTTTGATAAAATGATTAAGAAGGATTTAGATAAATTTATGGATGATATTCGCAAGCAGGTAAATAAAACCATGAAGGAAACTTTTGACAACTCAACAAAGAGTATGTTATCAAATGCAGTTCTTAATATTCTTGGTGCAAATGAAACCTATAGACAGATAGAGAATAATATTAAGTGTATTGCAGACAAGCAGGTATAGGGTATGGAAGAAGAAATCTACGAAAACAATTATAAAGACTGCGATTACTGTGAAACGACATACTATGAAAGCGACACTGGATATCGTGAATATGGTTGCAGTTTTATAACTGGTGATGAGAATGATTATCCATGTTTGGGTGGTGAATTAGGTTTTGGCTGCCCATTGTCATTCAAATATAGAATTGAGAAAAATTGAACTTCAAAAAGTGCCTAAAATAAGGGCTTTTAAAAATGAATTTGATTGAAATTTTGGTTTCTTGGCTTGTCACGAAACTAAGTAACAATGTAGATATAATTTTATAAGAAAGGAAAATATAGTCTCATGAGTTAAAGGTGCGCACCACTATCGGTAAGAGACTATTAAAGTATTAGAGTTATTTGCTGGCACACGTTCAATTGGCAAAGCTTTTGAAGCAAGAGGTCATGAAGTGTACAGCGTAGAATGGAATAAAGATTTTGAAAACATTGATTTATATGCAGATATTAGTCAAGTAACTGCACAAGATATCTTAGAAAAGTTTGGTCATCCCGATGTTATCTGGGCATCGCCTGACTGTACAACGTTCAGTATTGCTGCAATAAGTCATCATAGAAGAAAGAATCCTGAGACTGGTAATCTTGATCCAATCAGTGATTATGCAAAATTCTGTGATGCAACTGATCAGCATGTCGTTTCTTTGATCAAAGAATTAAACCCAACTTATTATTTTATTGAAAATCCTCGTGGTGGTATGAGAAAGATGACTTGGATGCAAGACCTTCCACGATATACGGTTACATATTGTAAATACGGTGATACTCGGATGAAGCCTACAGATATTTGGACTAACCATCCGAAACCAAAATTTCTGCCTATGTGTAAGAATGGAGATCCATGTCATGTATCAGCTCCAAGAGGAAGTAGAACAGGCACACAAGGATTAAAAGGAGCAAAAGAAAGAAGTGTAATACCACAGAAATTGTGTGAACACATTGTAGATATTTGCGAAGAAGGACTTGCTGAAAATAATTTACATGACAAGTGTAAGTCGTGTGATAACAAGTGGTCTTCATTTGAATGTGATATGTGTGAAAATTTCGACATGTATGAGAACAAAAAAGAGAATAATGAGGTGTAACTGATAATTTGTAAAACTCCAACCTCTGAAATGCCCTAAAATCAAGGCTTTCAGAGGTTGAAAAAGCCAAGGAAAACCACGTTTCTTTTGGTCATGAAAGTAGGTGAGAAAAATATATTGGGATTTAAATATTGAAGAATGGGAGTTTAAAGATGATTATGAAGACATCTATTTTCTGCTTCATTGTTTATACAATGCAAAAACTGAGTTATACGACAGAACTCTTACTGATATGAGAAGTAGGTATGATCCGACTGAAGCATTTATAGAGGGCTGGAATAGAAGTAGATCGAATTGGTATTCCAAGAAATTATACGATAAATGTGTGAAATGTATTGAGTTAAAAACAAGAGGTTATTTTGTACACAGACATTGGAAAGAATGCGTTTGGAAGCACGAAGGTCTTTCAGCACAAGGATGGATAAATTTATATCAGCAGTTGATCAAAGAAAATAAATACGACAGTTGGATATTGGAGTATATAGAAAATTGGAGAATAACAATATGAACAAAAGGCAGAAAAAGAAATTCATTAAGAAGAATATGACAAAGCTAGGAAAGATACATCCAAATGAAGGTGATGTTATAGTTCTTCAGTGGAATCCAGATAGTGAATATATAGATTTTGATACCATTGTTGAGTTCTATAAAGCTTGGGAGAATGCAGGAATTTTTGATAAATGTGGAGCTGCTATTATTCCATGTGATTTTAAAATTTGCAATAAGGAAGAGGCTCAGATATATATTAACAAGTTGCAGAGTATTGTAGATCAGATGGAGGAATAAGTGCATGATTTTATTTATTTTAATGGCTATTGGAATAGCATTATATACTATTTTTGCAGATCGCTGGTTGATTGATACGCTCAAGTATGATGTGCGTAATTATGGAAATGGGTATGATTATAGAGAAGCGTCAAAATATATTTTGGGGTGGTTCATAATTAATATTGTAGCTAATGTACTTAATTGTCTAATTGTTTTTGCAATATCTATAGTTGCAGTTTCGTTTTGCCCAAAAGCAGAATCTTATTATACATTCAATATTAATTCATTAAAAGACAATTTAGTTACAAGTGGAGAAATTCATGACGGTGCTTTTTGTGTGAGAGGAACTATTGACGGAGAGATTAGTTATTTCTTCTCAAGAACAACAGATAAAGGAGAAACTATTGGACATATACCAGCGGATAAATCTTACATAAAATATGATGATAATAAAAAACCTTGTATTGAAGTTCATCAGAAAAATCATAAGATACCAGAAATTGTAGAAAAGTTATTATTTACAAAATGGTGCAATGAAAAGAGTGTAGATTATTATATAATCATTGTTCCTAATGGGACAATATTAACAACTGAAACATATGAGATAGATATGGAATGAAGCATTTCTTTAGGAAAGGAGAACAATAAATGGAAACATTTTCAATAGTAGATAAGATAAATGTGGATAAGTTGAATACAAAAGTTGCAGAGTTTGTATATAGGGAAGGGCATGAGCCTTATATATTTGCAAATAAAGAGACACTTGATGCATTAGTTAAGCCAATTGAACAGGCTGAAATGTTTATGAATTCTTGGGGAATTGGACTTGTAAGCTCATATAAGGGTTGTCTCACTGGTATGTATCGTGGGAATAAAATGTTCAGAGATGATACATTAAAATTCGGTGAAATTGAGCTGAGATAAGAGAATATATACATAGAAAATAGAAAGAGAGGTAATGAAATGGCAGAAAGAGCATTAGCTCATGTAGAAAAGATTGAGTGGATCAGACCGATTGAAGGAGCTGATAATATTGAACTCATTGGAGTTTTAGGGTGGGTTTGTATCGCTAAGAAGGGTGAGTTTAACGTAGGGGATATGGCTGTTTATATTGAAATTGATAGCAAGTGTCCTGAAACAGATGAAAGATTTGCATTTTTAGCAAATAAGAAATTCAAAGTTAAGACTATGAAACTTGGTAAGTTCAAGGTAATTAGCCAGGGATTAGCCTTACCATTATCACTTTTCCCAGAATTACAGGATAAAAATATTGGTGACGATGTTACAGAAGCTTTGAAGATTACATATGCTTCTGAAGAGGATGCTGCAAGAAAGACTAATAAGATTGATCCAAATGCTAAATATAAATCAATGGCAAAGCGTAAACCAAAGTTATTCGCTAACCCAATTGTAAGAAGGATTATGAGATACAGCATTGGTCGTAAGATTATGTTTTTATTGTTTGGTCGCAAGAAAGATAATCCAAAGAAGTTCCCAGATTGGATTGTCAAAACAGATGAGACGAGAATTGAGAATGCACCATTTTATCTTCAGAGTACCGAAAAGTGGATTAAGACTGAGAAATGTGATGGCACAAGTTGCACATTTGCAGTTGATAGATTGAAGAAGGGTAAGAACAAATTTGATTTTATTGTATGTAGTAGAAATGTAAGACAGGCTGACAGAGAGCAGGCTTGTTATCACGAGTCAAATATTTATTGGGAATTGGCTGATAAATATGACATTGAAAAGATTCTTACACAGTTTGCAACAGATAATGACTATAACAGAGTTGTTTTACAAGGTGAAGGAGTTGGTTCAGTTCAGGGCAATCCATATAAATTTACAGAAAATAAGCTGTTTGTATTCAATCTGATTATTGACGGCACAAGACTTGGAACTGTAGAAATGGCTTATTTCTGTAAGAGTCATGGATTAACAAGTGTGCCAATTATTGATACGGCTTATGAGTTACCTAAGACCATGGAAGAGATGAAACTTGAAGCTGATGGATATAGTGAACTAAATCCAAAGGTTAAGAGAGAGGGTTTTGTATATCGCAGTATTGATGGTCAACAGAGTTTCAAAAATGTGAGTCGAGAGTATTTACTCCGTCATAACGGATAGGAGAATATATGAATAAACCTACAATGTGGGTACTCGTTGGCTTGAGTGGTAGTGGCAAGTCAACCATTGCCGCTCAGATTGCCAATCAGAATCCAAATACAGTAATTGTATCATCGGATGCAATTCGTGAAGAATTGACAGGTAATTACGAAGACCAACAACATAATGAAGAAGTGTTTAAGATTTTTCATGATAGAATCCGTAAGAATTTAGAGAATAAAAAGAATGTAATTGTAGATGCAACTAATCTGACTATGAAATCTCGCAAAGCAATTATGATGAAAGTAAATGGTTTAAATGTCAGGAAAGTATGTGTAATTATTCCAAAGCCATTTGAACAGTGCAAAGAAGATAATTTACATAGAGAACATCCTGCACCTGACTTTGTGTTGGATAAGCAGATTAGAAAATTCCAGATTCCGTTCTATGAGGAAAATTTCGATGCCATTAAAATTTATGATATACATAAAAATCATAAATTATCCGTGCCAGAAATGATACAACAGATGGACAATTTTGATCAACAGAACCCTCATCATACAACGACACTGGATAAACATTGTAGAAATACATATGAGTTATTTTGTAAGAAGAATTATCCATTAGAATTTAACATAGCTGCAATATTGCATGATTATGGAAAACTATTTTGTAAAACAACGGATAAAAATGGCATAGCGCATTTTTACGATCATAATTCAATCGGTTCGTATTTGGTGTTAGAAAACTTAGTTGGCGAATACAAATATGGTCTTTTAGATATCTGTTTTCTTATTAATTACCATATGATGCCTTTTAATTGGGATACTGATAAAGCAAAGCAGCGTTGGAAAGAAAGATTTGGAGAATATAAATACAAGATGCTTTTAGATTTTAACGAATGTGATAGAGCGAGGTGAGTGATATGTGTAATCGTTGTGATTATAACTCATCTGACAATCAAATATTGGTAAGTAAATTCAGGTTTCTTTTGGGCGCAAAGAAAGAATATATAAACAAGGATTTTTATAATTAGGAAAGAGAAAAGAGGTGAACGATTAATGTCTTTAGCATATAAAAATGACACATACAACTATAATGGCGAATATGAAATGGGTTCATTAAATAAGTTTGCACAAGCAGAAAGAAGATTGTCCGCAAAGAAACAGGCGTTGGATGATATGAAGAATGAATATGAACTTATTGAACAACAGGCATTTTTTACTTATAAAGAGAATATTAAGTATATGCTACTTGATCAGCCGTCTACGATTAAAATGTGTAGAGAATGGTTAAATATGTTATCAAAGAATCAGGATGCTGATGGTAATAAGCTTGACAAGAGAAAGAAGTATAAAGAAAAGGAAATGTATGATTGGTATATTGATTATATTAAAAAGCTTCTTGATATTGAGTATATGAATAATGTTAAATTCATTGACTATAATTTTGGTCAAGCTACTAATATCCAGTTTGAATATAAAGAGCATAATTGGTGTTTAGAAATTCCTCATATTAAAGCTATCAAATTAGATGCATATAAGAATTATGGGAGCCGTGTATTTAAACTTGCGTTAGTACACAATGATACAGAGCATAGTTGTAGTTGGTCGCAGTTTGGTTCTACATATGAGGAAGATGAATTAAGAGATATTATGGCACAAGGTATTGAGAAATATTGTAATTAGTTGAGGTAACTTCACAGGAAAGCAACATATCCTTGGATTATAGAGGTAATATATGAAACGAGAAAATTTAGAAAAAGCAATAAAAATTAATCAAGAAATCGAAAGACTTGAACAGGAAATTGATTTTCTTGATGATGCAGATATGAGAAGAATATATTCAATAGTTAAGGCATTAAAACCAAAGGAGTATACATATAAGGGATATTTTTGTTCAGAAAGAGACATTGACTGTATTGGTTCATGTGTATATTTAGATCACAAAGAATGTGTAGCTCTTGCAGATTTTAAACGAAATGAAATTGAAGAATTGCAGAAGCAATATGAATTATTGGATTCTGAATAAAAGAGAATAATACATTAGAGGTGCTAAATGGATAATTATAAAGTGCTTATTGATTCAACCGAACTACAACAGAAAATATTAGATTATATCGCTTCAGAAGAATTTTGTAAGATGGTTGATTCCACGGTGTTTAAAGATAACAATCAATGTAAAATGGCTATTATTCACGGAATGTCTATTGCGTCTATATTGACTTGTAGATGTGAACAATTTTATATAAATTTTAAGAAAGAAAAATATGAAGACGACAACAGACCACAGTGCTGCATAGACCATGATAAGTATTTCTCGACATGTGACACTTGTGAGTTTGGAGGTGATTAAGTGTTAGTACCTGCAATTTTATACAAAGAACAGATCAAGAAAGAATTTCAAAAATATTATTATACAACAGATATGTTATATGAAACAGGTTGTATGTGTAATTGGAGTCCTGAAATTGCAGAATGTCCAAATGAGAGTCAATTCCAATATGCAATAGTTGATAAGAACGAAAAACTCATTGGTTATTTAGGATATTCCGTTGATTGGTATGTATCTAAAGCATATAACTTTGGATTGTTCTCATTTGACAGAGGAAATATCTTGGTTGGTAGGGACGTATTCGATAAATTAGAAGAACTGATTAAAACATTACATAAAGTTGAATGGAGAGCTGTTGGTGGGAACCCTGCTTGTAGAGGTTACGATAACTTTATTAAAAGACACAACGGAACGAAACATATATTAAAAGATTCAATTAAAGATAAGAGTGGTGAATACCACGATGATATTATTTACGAGATTGTAAGTGGAGAATAATACATTGGAGGTGAAATATAAATGAAACCAGTAGTATATTGTGATTTTAAGGAATGTGAAAACGATAGTAATAGTGTGGTAATTACAAAAGATAGATTAAAAGAAATTTTAGATGAAGTATATCAAGCAGGATATTCAGATGGGAATTCAAATAAAACTACTATTACAACAACTCCGTGGAATTGGAGAGATAATATGTATTGTGGTGGCAATAATGATCAAATGATTCCTAGAGAAATAACAACAGGAACATCATTGAGAACTAATGAAACAATCTTTGCATGTAAAAATAAAGAGTCGCAGTAAACCAATCTTTCATTGGAAAATTTTTAATCATATCTAAGCCATTCGGCTATGGGAATCCCAACAAATAAGAGAATATTACAGTGTAACTAATAAAAATATTACATATAAAGGAGATTTTAAATGAAAAACACAAATTGGAAAGTGCCAGTAATTATTGGCGTAGGAGTATTAGCGGTTATTTTGATGATTGTATTTGGTGTACAGAGTTCGCAGAATAAAGCTATTGCACTTGAGGAGCAGGTAAATACAGCATCATCAGATATTAAAGTACAGGAAAAGCGAAGAGTTGACCTTGTGTATAACCTTGCTGATTGCGTAAAACAGTATGACAAACATGAAGCTGATACATTGACAGCAGTTGCGGATGGTCGTGGATCAACAGGAGATATTGAGAATGTAACAACAGCTATTACAGCAGTTGCAGAAGCATATCCTGAACTGAAGTCAAATGAGAACTATAAGACTCTTATGAATGAGTTATCTATGACAGAGAATATGATTGCAGAGTATCGCAGCAATTACAATAAACAGATTAAGGGATACAAGCGATATGTGAGAAAGTTCCCTACAAGACAGTTTCTTGGATTGCTTGGATATGAAGTACAGGAATATGAGTATTTGGATTACAATGCGCCAGTTGATGCTCCACAGGATTTGTTTAAAGAGGATTAGTTTATGAGATATGATAGAAAAGGTTTTGATTTTGGCGATTTTGAAATAACAAAACGTGAAATCTTGGTCAGTATTTCTATCATTGCAGTTATGATTCTGTTTGGTATTCTGATTTCTTCCAAGATTTCAGAACACCAAATGGATAAAAATGAAATTTATAACAAGGCTGTTAAGATAGAAAGTCAAGAAATGTTCCAATACGGAATGGACACAAATGTTGGTAATGCGTTTGTATATGGTGATTTAAAAGCGGTAGATACAGTTACATATCCTGAAATTGGTGGAGAATATATGTATGTAGAGAAAGTCAAAGAGAGATATACAATGCATACAAGAACTGTTACTCATACCGATGATAAAGGACATTCGTATACTACAACAGAAACATATTGGACTTGGGATAAAGTCGGAAGTGAAAATATTAAGTGCAAAGAAATATCATTTTGTGGAGTGAATTTCGCAAGTAATAAGATTGATTTACCTGGTACTGATTATATTGACACAATTAAGGAGTCAAGTCATGTAAGATATAAATATTATGGTGTTGGCACTGAATATAAAGGAACAATTTTTACAGATTTGAGAGATAAAACCATTTCTGATAACATATCATTTTATAATAATTCGACTATTGATGAGACGATAGAAAGGCTAGAATCTGATTTTCCAATTATTATTTTCTGGATCTTTTGGGTTATTTTAATTGGTGGAATGGTATTTGGGTTCTACTATTTGGATAACAGGTGGTTAGATTAGCAAGAAATTTTTCTTTCTTGGGAGGTGATGTATAGAGATGACAGAAGAAGAAATGAAGTTAATATCCGAAAAAATCAATAAACAAGATGGAAGAAAATATCCATGTAGTAATCAAATTGTTGTTTGCGGATTCTTTTCTACGGATGAGGATTGGAATAATTTCGTGAACGATAATTTAGATAAAATTAAAGTACGACAAAAAGATAGAATTGTACTTGCAAATAAAGAACAATGGTATTATTTCGATTATACTGATTATTCACAAAGGGGTTTTCGATTCTACAAGATAAAAGTCTCTCGTAATATTAATCGTGAGATATTTTTAAATTGTATTTACCCATGTTGTTCATTATATTGCAAAGAGATTGAATGGATTTAGGGGAATAACAGTATGAAAGCATATTTAGTAGAGCGACCTGCAAGTGGTTGGTGTCAAGATTACGCAATGGTAATTATTGCAAAAGATGAACGACATGCTGAAAGAAAAGCAAGGGTAAGTTCAGATGACTTTAAGAAGTGTCAAGAGATTACTATTACAGAAATTGATATGAATGAAGAACAGTGTGTTTTAAGAGCAAATACAGGTGCATAGGAGAATAACACTATGAAAGGTAAATATAGAGGTTGTGATATAGAAGTAAAACGAGGTGGTGCAGAGTTCTTAACCTTTGCAGTATTCGATGATGGATATGAAGTAACAAGTGGATTTACTAATGGAAAAGATACTGTAAGAGATTATTTCAGTTATATGAAAAGTGTAATAGATGACTATAAAGAACATCCAGAAGATTATGAATAGGAGAAATAAAATGAGGTTAATTGATGCAGATGCATTTGAGAAGTTTATAAGAAAAAATTGTGCAGATTCACTCGTAGATTTGTGGTGTGAATTAGTACGAAGACAACCAACAGCTTATGATATAGAAGACATCGTGAATCAGTTAGGTGATTACGGGAATGAAGAAATGGATTATTACAGAAATACACCTTATGAAAAGTGCATAGAAAAATGCGTACATAAAGCAATTGGTATTGTGAAAGCAGGTGGAATAAATGAATAATTTAACACACAGAGAAGAAGTAAATCTTTATGAAACAATTCAAAAATCGTTTCCTAAAATTCTAATCAAGGATCTTACAGAATACGAAAGAATTTGTCCTGTCTGCAATGGTCTTGGAATGAGAATAGAAGACAATATTTATGGAATCAAAGGCGATAGTTCTGAAGCTGGTAGAAAATATCATTTTCCATACAAGCATCAAGCACTTTCGTTTTGTCAGAGTTGTTTCAATGGAGTACAGAGTTTGTGTCCTTATTGTGGACAACCATATAAGAATCAAGGATATATGCATTGTGACTGCGAAGGACAGAAGAAAGCTGACGAAGAAGAGAGAATAAAGAAGTGGAATGATAAAGTATCTAAAGCAGTTCCAGTTGATGAAAAAGATGTAAACACGATGCTTTACTGTGAAGAGTTTGAAGAGTATTACGACACTGTTGACGATTTCTTTGATGATTATGCATGTAATCATGAAGAAGATGGTGAAGAAAGACCTGTGAGACTATGGGTAACTTCTATTGAGAAAATTTTCATTGATGCATCCGATGTCATTGAAAATGCTTGTAGCGATTTACATGAAGACGCATACGAACAGTGTAATATTGATGGTCTGCAAACTCTGTTAGATGGCTGGTGCGAAGCTCAGACAGGAGCAACTACGTATTATCCTTGTTTTAAGCAGTATGTAGAGATTGATTGGAGTCAATATTCTGAGGAATAACAGAGAATAAATATTTGTAAACAATAATTTTATATCATAGGAGGAAATAAATATGATGAACAATTTTTTAAATGGTATGTTTGGCAAGGTAGGAAGTGGGATGTGTAGACTTTCTATGAATGGTGGAATTGCAGTTAAGACAAATGGTGGTTATAAGACATACAACATCAAGACTGGCAAGCTCACAAACTGTAGTAACTTTGTATTTGATGTTGGAGAGGAATTCTTCTTTATTATTCCAACTAATAAGGTAGAGAAGGGTGACATCATTCTTGTAAATGGCAAGCCAAGATGTGTTATTGAAGCTGATAAGACAAAGATTACGGTCATTAATTATGAGGACTCAACAATCGAAACCGTACTTCCTGAAAGACATGTATTTATGGGTAATACATATTTTTATGGCAAGATTGTTTCAATGTTTGGTAGTGACATTATCAAGGGTAAGAAAGGCACAAACAATATCTTAAAGTATATGATGCTTTCTCAGATGATGAAAGGTGACAATGGCTCTACTGGCATGATGAATGGAAATGGTGGAATGAGTTCTATGTTACCATTTATGATGATGGGTGGAAATATGGGTGACATGTTTGACGGAATGTTCGACTTTGATATGAGTGGCAATGATGACGATGATACAGAAGTAGACGAAGAGGAGGAAGCATAATATGGGATGTGGTTCATGGACAAGAGATAGTTATGTAAGTTATTCAACAACAAAAGGTATGAGTGTTTCAACGGATGGTATGATTAGAGGTTCTTATTCTAATCAGGATATGTTTAAGGCGAGAAATATTGATTCTGCACTTGATCCTAAGAATGTTATTAGAGAGTGTTGCGATACAGAGGAACATCCAAACACAATTCCAGTTATTCTTGCACTTGATGTAACTGGTTCTATGGGACAGGCTGCTGTTGAGGTAGCAAAGAAGTTGAATGTAATTATGACTAAGTTATATGAAAAGGTTACAGATGTTGAATTCCTTATTATGGGTATTGGTGACTTAGCTTGTGATAGCTGTCCAATCCAGGCTTCACAGTTTGAGTCAGATATTCGTATTGCTGAACAGCTTGATAAGATTTATTTTGAGTTTGGTGGTGGTGGAAACAGTTATGAATCCTACACAGCAGCATGGTATTTCGGTTCTCGTCACACAAAGCTTGATTGTCTAAACCGTGGAAGAAAAGGAATTATTATTACAATGGGTGATGAGCAGTTAAATCCATATCTTCCATTTAAGGGGAGAGGTCATGGTTTATCAGAGGTGACAGGTGACAACCTTCAGTCTGATGTAGAGACTAAGGATTTATACGAAGAGGCTTCTCAGAAGTTTAACATTTATCATTTAGATGTAAATCATTGGCACAGATGGGATGAAGAAGAAATTGAGAAGTCTTACAAGAAATATCTTGATGATACACATTTTAGAAGAGTGACTATGGATAGTATTACAAATGAGATTGTAGATATTATTGTTAGTGAAGCAGAGAATAATGTAACAGATACAGTTACTACACCTTCTAACTCAGAAGGAATTATTTGGTAGGATAGGAGATTTAAGAGATGAAAGACATTAAGATTGTGATAGGTGCTAATTTTGGAGATTGTGGAAAAGGATTAATGACAGATTATTTCTCACAGAAACCTAATAGTATTGTTGTTTGTTCAAATGGTGGTGCTCAGAGAGGACATACCGTAACAACGCCTGATGGAATCAGACATGTCTTTCATCATTTTGGATCTGGAACATTTAATCATGCAAGTACATATTTATCTGAGGATTTTATTGTTAATCCAATTATTTTTAAGCAGGAATATGATGAATTGATGAAATTAGGATATATTCCGAATGTTTATATCAATCAAAGCTGTATGTTGACAACACCTTTTGATATGATGGCAAATCAGATTATAGAGGAGAATCGTGGGAAAAATAAACATGGTAGTTGTGGATTAGGAATTTTTGAAACTATCAAAAGATACAAAGCTGGTGTAACTGATGTAGATAATCATATCAGGGAATATTACTTAGAACAATTTGAAAGAGAGAATATTATATTAACAGATGAATGGTCAAGAATATTCTTTGATAATGGTATATTTGAACACTTTTTAGATGATTGGGATTTTATGAATAATCACTCATTGGCTATATCAGATAATTATTTCTTAAATCAGTTTGACAATATTGTATTTGAAGCTGCACAAGGTTTATTGCTTGATCAGAATAATACCGAATATTTTCCACATCTAACACCGTCTAATACAGGTATAGAAAATCCCAAGAGAATAATTGAAAACGTTGAATGGAATGATGAGATAAATATTGAAACTTGTTATGTATCTCGTACTTATTTAACAAGACATGGTGCTGGTAAATTCCCATCTGAATGTAATAAGAGATTTATCAATGAGTATATGTTTGATAAAACAAATGTACCAAATCCATTCCAGGATACATTGAGATATGGAACACTTGATTTGAGAGAATTGTATAGTAGATGTTCCGATGATGTAGGGAATTTTGGAGACGAAAAATCAATCGCCATTACACATTGTAATGAATATGATTGGGATAATGATAAATTGATTGAATTATTCAAGGATTGGAATATTTATTATTCAGATGGCGAAACACATAATGATGTGAACTAAAAACAAGAAAGATTCGTTTCTTGCGAAAATTTTGGAAGAGAACATAAGAACAGGAGGCAACTTATGGGCTTAGGATTTAGATGGTTTAAAGATTATAAAATATTAGATTCTGGTGAAACATATCAGGCGTTTGGACATTGTTATTATGATGAATACTCAATTAAATATATCGACTGCGATTCTACATCTCATTCTTATTATAATGTAAGTTTGGTAAGAGAATTGTTTGAAAAGACGATTGGTATTCCGTTTCCTAAATTACCAAACGAGGAATGGATCGACTCAAAGGATTATAAATTAAAACTCATTGAACCAATCGACATGTCAAAATATTGTGAAAAAATTTTGAGTAATAAGGAAGTTGATAATATTGATATGAGAAGTAGATTTGAGTGGTTCAAACATTTATCTGATGAAGGATATTACATTGCTTACGATTGGGAATAAGAGAATAACAATATATAGAAAAGTCAAAAAATAGTACACTATATATAGTGGTTATATAAATTAAAACTACTATATATAGTAACAAAATGGACAAGAAATATCGGTTTCTTGAGAACTGATTTAGATAATAAAGATATAAATTGCGAGTCTAGGAGGTGTATATGTTAAAGACTTTTGATGAATTATCTGAAGATGAAAGTTTGTGTAAATATTGTTCAGCAACTGATTATGGAGAACATAAGTCATGCATTACACCAAACGGATATTATTGGTGTGAAGGTGCATATTGTGAAGATGCTTACAGAGAATATTTAGATGATAACGAAACAAGTGAAAATGTTGTGAAATATGCAAGTAAAGTAATGCTTACGAATAAGGAGGATGTTGATGAGTACACCACTAAAATTTGAATTCGATTTTGAGGAAGTATTTGAAGGAATTAAACAAGGCGTTATTAGAGAATTGGAAGAGATGAATTTCGATGCTGCAAAAGATAATGCTATCAATCAGATAAAGAGTGAAATTAAATCAAAGATAGAACTTACATATAGTGACGAAAGAGAACTAAAAGACGAGATTAAAAATGAAATTAAAGAAAAAGTTTATGATTCGATTATCAAAGAAATCAGTGATAAATATGCTGACAGATTTAATGACTATATGGAAAACCAGTTGTCTAAAAATCCAGAACGACTCAGCTCATTACAGAATGTTATTAAAAGAGAAGTGAGTGAGAATTTGTATGACGATTTATATAGTTCTATTAGAAATGAAGTAATTGGACGGGTTAAGGATGCAACGACACAGTTATGTAATTTAATTGGTAATAATTCTGTCAAGATCAAAGACTCTAATAAGACTATTAGCAAAGAAGAGTATGCGGATTTGCTAGATAGAGATAGAAAATTAAGTGCGTTAGAAGCAGGTGGAGTTGATAACTGGGAGTGGTATGGAGAATCACTGGCTCAGTATTATAACGAAGAATAGCATAAGAAATTTCGATTTCTTTTGGAGAATAAATTAATGGAAGGAGATAGTGATATTGATTAAATTTAAAGTAATTGACTGTAAAAATTACATCTATATCTCGAAGGGTGATAGATGGAATTGTGATTGCAGCAAATATTTATTTGATGGTAAGGTAGCAGAGCCTACAAATAAAACAGAATGGTATAGATTAGATAAGATTCCAACTGTCGTGTCAGAAAAGAGACCTGATGAACACATTAATAAGAGATACGAATTAAAAGCTGGATATACCGCAAATGATTTAATGCCAAAGGTTATCAATGAAGACCATACAGATGAATATGAGGAAGTAATTGGTTTATATACATATAAGTATGATTCAGTTCCAGGTGGTTATGAGGATATTGAGTTTAGCATTGAGAAAATTTATAAGAGAGAAGATTTTACATTTGTTCCTAATAAATATAGTGCTGAAACTGATTTAATTACACAGATTGAATATCCAGAAGAAGCATTTCAAGATAAGCCTTGTAGAATTGATTCTTCTCGTATGCTAAAACTTATCAGAGAATATGTAAAAGCACACATTGACACTTCTGTTGCATCTATTAAATCTGATTATGATTTCCATTTCCAAGTAGTAAAGAAAATTGCTTTGGCTGATCCATATAGTATCAGAGTAGATACAAATAATTCCTTTATGAATAAAAGAAGGAAACCTAAATGGGTAGATAGAATGATTTCAACTAAAGAGACAACTATTATTAATTTTAAGGACAAAGCTTCTTCTAGTGATTATGGAGATGACTGTAGAATTGCTCCATCAATTGAAGGTGAAAACTATGTGGATTTGCAAAATAAAGTGGAGAATTATTTATTAGAACTTATGAAACAGATTAACAAAAATTATTGCGAATGTCCTAACTGTAAAGGTTGGGGAATTGTGGAGGCAGAAGAGTAATGATAAAGAAAGTATTTAACAAAGATTATTTAAAGGATGAACTTGATTTACCATATAGCAATACAATTATAGATAAGATTATTGACACTACACGATGGTCAATCGTGCATGAAATTGTATTTGAAGACAATGGGAAGTTTTATCAGACAACATATTCTGAAGGTGCTACTGAGATGCAGTACGAAAGTCCTTGGGAATATGATGATGAAGTTGAGTGTACAGAAGTAGAACTTCGTGAAGTTAAGGTCAAAAAGTGGATGCCTGTAGAAGATTAAATCGAAAGGTAGTCCCAAACGTTCACAAAACAATGGGATAGAGGCTATGGTTCTTAGCCGTTTATCAAATATTTTGATAATAAATGGTATTTTTAAAAGCCAATGAATCTGACATTTCTTTGGCTTTACAAACCTAGTGTTTACAAGGGTTTCAGAGGTTAAAATTTTCAAAAATGCTCAAATCGAGCGAAATTCCCTAATTCCAAATGATTTTTAGAGAATAATAAAAATGAGGTGCTGAAAACCCTTATAAATCAAGGGTTTTACAGTATCAATATCAAGAAACAGAGAATATAAGAATATCAAGAAATCACTGTTTCATGTGGATTTTGAGGAGGTGAGAAAGTGGCAGATTTTAGATTTAATGAAGACTTTGCAAATAATTGGAAGTCAGGTCAGATAGTTACTTGTGAAGAAAAAGAGGATGGTTACTTAGTTGATAAGGTGGCACTGATTGAAAAGGACGAACTTTTAAAACATGGTGAATTTATCACAATGAATGTTGAGATATTAGGACATATGCAATCAAATGGTGTAGATGATTTATTCATGTATGATAGAGATTTTCAACCAGGAGACACAGTACAACATTTCAAAGGTGGTTTCTATAAGATTATTGCCATTGGGATTAATACAGAAACAGAAGAAAAGATGGTTGTGTATCAGAGCTTAAAGGATCAGAGAGTATGGATTAGACCATATGAAATGTTTATCAGCAAAGTGGATAGAGAGAAATATCCAAACGCTTATCAGCCATATAGACTTATCAAAGTAAGAATTACTGTATAAATAGAGAATATAAGTGGTGGAAAATGAAGAATTTAGATACACAGCTATGTAAAGCAAAGAGCATTAGTAGTGGTCAATGGGTTTGTGGATATTATGTAAAAGGTTTAGATATGTATGGTAAAGAAATTCATATAATATTTGAACCAGCAACACTATTCTATTCTCATGGTGAAACCGATGGTTTTGAAGAAATAGATCCAAAGACATTATGTAGATGTACTGGCAGCCATGATAAGAATGGCAAGTTAATCTTTGAAAACGACATTCTAAACGGAGAATTATATAATGTAGTCTCTTATGGAAATGGTGAGAATGAATTTCTCGGAATGAATGTTGGTTGGTATGTTCAGAGAGATAACTTCGAATCATGGTGTGAATTAAATGATTTGGAAATGTATGAAGTAACAGGAAATATCTTAGATAATATCTAATCAGTCTTGAACAAATCAGTTCAAAATTTTCAAAAACAAGATGTCACGAATAATATATAAAATCCGTGACAAAAAGAGAATAAATAAATGCAGAAAGCATTTGTATGGGTGGAAGAACAGCATACCCTTGGGTTTTTACGCTCAAAAATCACTGTTGAAGATAGATTTTACATAAATTTATTTTCTGTGTTCCAGTCGCAAGACTGTTCAAATATAGTTATCAAAAAATTTTATTACATATTATAAGGAGGACATTTTTTAAATGGCAACAAGATTTAACTTTACAGGAACGGTTATGTTCCCTAAGAAGGATGCAAAAAGACCATTTGTTAAGGAAATGGAAAAGAATGATCGTAAGATGTTAAGCATGAACTTTGGAATCAAGGAAAGCGATAACAATATGGCTTTTGTAGAAGCTTTCGATGGAGAGCAGGAAACTATTAAGTCCAAAAATGCTGATAATGAAAACATTGAAATTAAGTGGAAGGACAGATTTGATGATGAAGTTGTATCATCTGTTGCTTCTTATCGAAAAACAGTAGTTGATCTTGGAGAGGAATTTGATGGAAGACATGAGTTTGTAACTTTGTACGATGCAATTGTGTATCTTCAGGAGAATTTACCTAAGTACAATGGAAAAGTTACTGTTACAGGTCAGATGGTAAAAGAGCCTTACAATGGTAAGTATTACGATAAGTTTAAGATTCAGAGTGTTTATGCTGTAGCAGATGACAAGAAGAATCGTTTACTTATCACCGCTGATATTTACTACAACAAGGATTCTGTTGATAAGACCGATTGGAAGACAGAAAAGAAGATTATTGTCGATGGATATATTCAGCAGTACATCAACAAGGATGAGGGAAATAAATTCATTCCACAGCAGTTTGTATTTAATGCGAGCAAATATGATGAGAACAACGAGAAACATAAGAAGCTGTTAGATTATAAGATGAAATATATTGATATTTCAAAGAAGACTATGCAGCATCTTCTCTGGGAATGTGTAATGCTTAATGGTGCAGAAACAGTTGAATTTGATGAGTCTCAGCTTACTAAGGCACAGAAAGAACAGATTGAACTCGGAATTAGAACTCTTAATGATTTTCGTCCTGCTGGTTCTATTTTTGGAGATAGAGTAACTGAATATAGACTTTTCGATCCAAACCTTACAGGTGATTTTGCAGACGGTATTGTTGATGCTGAAATGTCTGCTTCTGAATTTGAGGACGAGATTTATGTAATGGCATCTGATGAAAAGATGGATGATGTTATGAAGAAAGCAGAAAAGAAGGACGAGCCGAAGGAAGAGAAGACAGAAACAATAACTGATTCTGAATCAGAAGTAGACGAGGATGATTTATTTTAATTAAACAGTAGGGGAGAAATCCCCTACTTAAACCACAGTGCGAATTTAAGGAGGAAATAATTTTATGTCAATGTTCAAGACAAACAAAGTAAAATGCGATATTGGAAGTTATATCCATTATTGGAGAGGTATTAAGAAAGTAGGTAAGACAACATTATTTTACAACCTTGTTAAAGCTCAGTATGGAGATTTAAATAAGGGACTTTTAATTTCAATTGGTGATGAAATTGGGTATCAGGCATTAGATGATTTAGTTTATGCTGAAGCACCTACATGGGCAGATTTAGTAGAAATTGTAGACGAGTTAGTAGAAAACAAGTCAGATAATGAGTTTGAAGTAGTCGGATTAGATACGGCAGATGAAATGATTAAGCTTGCAAAGGAAGAAGTTAAGAGATTACATAAGAAAGCAAAAGGTTCTGCTGCTGAATTTAATGCTTGTTTTGGTGGATATGGAGCACCTAGAGATAAGGTAAACGAACTTATTGATGATATCCTTGCAAAGATCAGAAAAGCAGGATATGGCATCGTTATCATTGGACATACCAAAATTAGAGATGTTAAAGAAAAGAACGGTGACGAGTATCAGCAGCTAACATCAAACCTTAGTGCAGATTATGATGGCATTTTTGCAAATAAAGCAGATATTGTTATGACTATTGCAGTTGAGAAGAATATTGATGAGAACAAACATGTTCAGGGTACTACAAGATATATGTGGTTTAGAACAGATGGCTTTGTGGATGCAGGTGGACGTTTTAGTGAAATGCCAGAGCGTGTAGAATATGGTGCGGAGAATTACATAGAAGCATTCGAAGAAGGTGTTAAGAAAGCTATTAATGGAAAGGTTTCTGATGCTGAAATCAAAAAGCGTAAAAGTGCAGAAGTAAAAGCTCGCAAGGAAAAGGCTGAAGAATTTGCAGAGGAAGAAACAAAGAATAAGGTTGATATCTCTAAAAACGAAGATTTAATTGACACAATTAAAACAAAGTTCCCAGATGCAGATGATGACACTAAAGCAAAAGTAAAGGATATTATGGCAGAATATAATATCCCGAATTTTAAGGATACATCAGTATCAACAAAGGGATTAGAGGAAATCGTTTCTATTCTGTAAAAAATATAGGTGGGGAAATTCCCCACCGCCTGAAAAGGTGGTGTAAAGATTGGCACGAAAAGTTAAATGTCAAATAACTGGCGAATATGGAACTTCTGATGTTTTTTATAAAGCTGACAATGGCAAATATTATAAATCAAAAGAGTTGTATGATGTTTGGAATAAAGAAAATGAAGATAGAAAACATGTTATAGAACGTTTTGCAATCGAATTTCTTGATTATGTTCCTGGTCAAGTATTTCCGACAATTCTTACAAAGAAACTAAAAGAACTTGAATTTTATGGATATGATGTAATTAACAAAACAATTGATAAATCATATGATTCAATTCAATATGCACTCAGAACTAAAGATTTTAGGAACGATGTAGGTAAAATATCCTACATTTTTGCCATTATTAAAAACAACATTAACGATGTGTATAAACAGGTATTGACAGAAGAAAAAAGTGAGAAAAGGCAACAAGAACAAGTTGCTAATATAGATGTAGTTGATGAACAGTCGATTATGAATATTGGGACAAAGCAGAAAGCAAAAGATATTAGTGGTTTCTTGGAGGATGATGAATGGATTTAGAAAAGTGTTTGGAAAAAATCAATGAAAACAGGGAACAAATAGAAGCTCCTTTTGTATTTTGCTTTTGGAAAGATCCAGATTTATATGATGATTATAAGTTTGTTAATGACAAAAAAGACGAAACTTTAAAAAGTGAGGATGCTCAATTTTATTTCAATTTAGGAAAAGCCTTATATGATGCTGGATTTCGTAAATTTGATAATATTACAGTATATGGATTTCTGCAAAATAAACCAAATGTAAAAGAAACATTTGAAGATTATGGTGGTTATCGAGAAGTAGAAAATCTCAAACAACTCGTAAATGTAGAAAATGTTGATGCGTATTTTGATAAAATAGCAAAGCTTAATACATTAGAAGCGTTATGTGAACTAACATTCAACTCATTTGAAGATGTTAGCAAATTTGATAAAATGTCTAGCCAACAAGTTTATGATTATTTTGAATATAAATTAAATGATATTAGTATCGCATCTACACATGATGTAGAAGAAGAATCACTTGTTATAGACGATGAATTTATTGAAGAATGTAATACTGGTGATGCTGTTGGTATTAGTTATGCAAAGAATTGTCCTATTATGAATTATCTTACTTTGGGAGTTCCTCTTGGAGAAATGTTTATGATAGCAGGACATTCAGGAGTTGGAAAATCATCATTTGTTTTTGAAAATATGGTTCTTCCAATGGCAGAAGAAGGTGTAAAGGTTGCTATTGTTAGTAATGAAATGAGAAGTAAAGATTACAAAATCATGTTGCTATCTCATATTCTAACCAAAGAGTTAAATTATTGGGGACTGACTCGCAAACAAATTAAAATGGGGCATTTCACAAATGAACAAAGAGAAATGCTTAATAAAGCAAAAAAGATTAGTCAGGAAAAATATAGTAGTTTAGGGTTTATTAAATTATTTGATAATGATATTGGTAAAGTTCTTAAATATATCAAGAAAAAATCTAAAAGAGGATATCAAATTTTTGTATGGGACACCATGAAAAGTGATGATAGTCTTGATGAAAAAATGTTCTTACAACTTCTTATAAATAGTCGAAAAGTATTTCAATTAGCAAGTAAAGAAAATATAGCAATCATTCCAACTTATCAGCTCGCATTGTATACGGTGAATCAAAGATATTTAGATGCTTCTTGTTTGGCAAACGGTAAACAAATTAAAGAAGTGTTTTCTGAAATGATTTATATGAGGCAGTTGTGGCAGGATGAATACACTGGTGAAAAATATGATTGTAAGGCATATCAGCTTCAAAAAAACGAAGATGGAAAATATACCAAAGTTAAGAGAATGATAGAATTGGATAAGGACAAAAAATATATTGTTGCCTTCTTAGACAAAACTAGAAATGATGAAGATAAACAACAAGTGTTATACGAAGTGAATGGCAGATTTAATTCTTGGAAAGAAATTGGATATTGCAATATTTTGAATGAACATAAAGGATTTTAAAATAAAGTAGGTGAAATAATGAATGCTTTGAAACTGACAGAACACTTGTCCAATAATCGTGATGATATCTTAAAAGTCTTAGAGTCGCTTGACTATCAGAATATTACATATAACAGTTCCCATAATGAATATAGATTCGCAAGAGAATATGGTAGAAATCCTTCGTCTGTCAGACTTAGCATAGATACTTTAAGCTTTATTTGTTTTAGTACAAATGAACGAGGTAATTTATATTCTCTTGTGATGAATAAGAAATGTTTGAACTTTCCACAAGCTCTTGAATATATAGCAGACCTTTTAAGTCTTGAGAAAAGCAGTTTCAATAAAGCAGTAAAAACGCCTTTTGGTGGATTTTATAAAAAACTCATTCGTGAGATTCAAGAGCCAGAAATGTCAATGAAAATATATGATGAATCTATATTACAAGAGTACTGTGGAAAATTTAATACAATGTTTTTTAAGGATGGTATTTCATATAAAACGCAAGAAAAATTTAATGTTGGATATGATATTTGGACAAATCGCATTACTGTTCCTGAATATACATTTGATGGTAAGTTATGTGGAATTATGGGAAGGTCTATTGATAGTAATTGCGCTAAAGAAGAAAGATGGTTGCCAATTATTCCATGTAGTAGAAGTTTAACATTATATGGCTATCACACCAATTATGAATGTATTCAGAGAAAAAACTTATGTGTAATAGGTGAAAGCGAAAAATTTCCGCAGCAATTAGATACTATTGGAAGCAATGTTGGATTAGGATCTTGTGGATGCCATTTATCAGATACACAGACAAAGTATATTAAAGGATTATTGGTAAGCAAAAATATTTTAGCTTATGATGAAGGACTTGAAGAGGAATACATTCGAGAAGAAGCAAAAAAATTAAAGATAGATAACGCAGTTTTTCATAATAATGTTGGATATATCTGGGATTCAGAGCATCAGGTCATACCTAAAGGAAGTAAAGGAAGTCCTTCTGATTATGGTAAAGAAGGATATTTATATCTTATGAAAAATTGCGTCAAATGGATTTGAGGTGAATAAAAATAGGACAGAGAGCAAAAGAACCAGAATTGCAGAAGCTATTTGATGAAGGAAAACATGTATATAGTTTCAGTAAATTAAATACGATTGATAATTGCTTATATGAAGCATATTTAACATACATAAAACACAAAAAAGGTATTCCAAATGTATATGGATGTATGGGTACAGAAATTCATGATACATTGGAAATGATTGTGCATGATGAATGTACAGAATCTGAACTAATCAAAGCAATGAATAAAGAATTGTCAGATATGGAAATGCTTGGAATTGAGTTTCCAAAAGATAGAAATGGTGGAGATTCCATTAAAGATGGTTGGGTTGCTAACATGGGACATTTTTGTAGGCATTTTGTTAAACCCAAAGGAAGTTTTATAACTGAGAAATTTCTTCTTTTAAAAATTGACGAAGATCACTATTTACAAGGATATTGTGATTTAATAAAGATTGTAGATGAAGAGAATAAAATTGTAAGTGTGTATGACTGGAAAACAAGTTCGCAATTTAACACAGCAGACTTAATTCATCATGGTCGTCAGTTAGTTATTTATCAAATGGCATTGGAACAGCTTGGTTATAAAGTAAAAGAATGTGCTTGGATAATGTTGAAATATTGCACAATCAAGTATATGGGAAAGAAAACTTCTCGTTCTAAGAATGAGACTTTGATTGAGAAAGTATGTGAAAGAAGAAAGATTGTGGAAACACTACAGTCAGATATTGAAAGTAAGCTTACTAAATTAGGATACGATGAACTCGATATTGAAGTAATGCTGCATAATGCTTTGCAGAATAATAATCTTGATGATTTACCTAACGAAATAAGGTCGGAATATAAAATTATTCCATATGTTCGAAAATATGAAGTAGATGATGAAAAGAAACAAGAATGTTTGAATTATATTACTTCTACATATTCTAAATGGGAAGATCTAAGCGGTGATGAAAAAGATTATCCGCATCGTAAATTCACAAGAACTACCAAATCTGGTAAAGAATCCCCTGATACATTTTTTTGCAACAATCTTTGTGGTTTTAAGGATTGTCCACATATTAGAAAATATCTTGATACAAGAAAGAATAATACAGAGGAAGATGATTTATTTTAGGGAGGAGTAAGTATGCAAAATTATCATCGTCATACATCCTACTCCAATATTTACACTGCTGATTCGGCTGCTGTTAATGAAGATTATGCTAAACGTGCAGTCGAATTAGGACATAAAGTAATAAGTAGTGTTGAACATGGATGGCAAGGATATTATTTTGAAACATATGAATTAGCTCATAAATATAATTTAAAAATGATTTTTGGAGCAGAAGCATATTGGGTTTATGATAGACATACAAAAGATAAGAGTAATCATCACATTATAATCTTGGCGAAAACGGAAAACGGAAGACAAGCGATTAATGATATTTTATCAGAAGCAAATATTAGCGGATATTATTATAAGCCACGAATTGATTTAGAATTATTGTTGTCGCTTCCTCCGAAAGATGTATTTATTACATCTGCCTGTATTGCATTTCGTTCAAAAAACATTGGACTAACAGGAGAAGAAGATATAGATAGCGTCATTAATAAGTATTATGGTAAAAATCTTACATATTCAATGGATGAAAATATCATTAAAACTTTACATGATCATTTTCAAGAAAATTTTATGTTAGAAATTCAATATCATGATACAGAACAGCAAAAAGAATGGAATAAATTTCTCTTAAATATGAGTGAAAAATATGGAATTCAGTTAATTGTCGGTCTGGATAGTCATTACATTTACGAAGAAGATTCACAAGAAAGAGACTATGTATTAGCTGCAAAAAACATTCATTATGAGGATGAAGATGGATGGTATATGGATTATCCAGACGACAAAACAGTTATGAATCGCTTTTTGAAGCAAGGTGTATTCACAAAAGAGCAGATTCAACAAGCAATGGATAATACAGATGTTTGTCTTACATTTGATGATTATGATAATGTTCACATCTTTAGCAAGGATATTAAACTTCCAACCTTGTATCCAAATTTATCAAAAGAGGAAAAAGATAAAAAATACAGCCGATTAATAACGTCTAAATTTAAGGAATATATGAAAAATGTTCCTCAAGAAAGATATGATGAATATTTTGAAGGCGTAAAGAAAGAAGTTGACACGTATAAAGATACTGGAATGACCGATTATCCACTCATAGACTATGCTATTGTTAATGATGCAGTTGAACATGGTGGATTGATTACGGATACAGGACGTGGATCTGCTGTTGGTTATTTTACGAATACATTATGTGGTTTCTCAAAAGTGGACAGATTTACATCTGCAATTAAATTATATCCTGAAAGATTTATTAGCAAAACTCGTATCTTAGAGACGCATAGTTTGCCAGATATTGATTTGAATGTTGGTACACCAGATATTTTTGAGCAAGCACAGATAAATGTTCTTGGTGAAGACCATGTAGCACCTATGATTGCTTTTGGTACTTTTAAGAAAAAATCATCATTCAAATTATATGCGAGGGCACAGAAACTTGATTTTGATATCGCAAATACTATTTCAGAGCAGATTGGTAAATATGAAGAAGCTATGAAATATGCAGACGATGATGAGAAGGACGAAATTGATTTATATGATTATGTAGATAAAAAATATGAAAGCTATATTAACGCTAGTGAAAAATATTGGGGAATTATCTCTGATAAGAAAAAAGCTCCATCTGCATATCTTCTTTATCAAGGTAACATTCGTAAAGAAATTGGTTTAATTAAATGTAAGAGTGAATCAACTAAAAAGGAATATATCACATGCGTAATTGATGGTGCTATTGCTGAAAATTACAAATATCTAAAGAATGATATTCTAAAAGTAGATGTCGTGTTATTGATCGACAAGATATTCAAACGTATTGGTATAGAACATTTTGGTGTAAATAAATTACTTGAACTTGTAGAAAATGATCAAAAGGTTTGGAATTTATATGCCAATGGATACACAATCGGACTAAACCAATGTGAAAAAGAGTCTACAACCAAAAAATGCATGAAGTATAAACCATCAAATGTATCCGAACTAAGTGCTTTTATAGCTGCTATTCGACCAGGTTTCAAATCTATGTATTCTAAATTCGAGTCACGAGAATCTTTTGACTACGGTATTCCAGCATTTGATAAAATTATTCAAACAAAACAATTCCCTTATTCCTTTATTATGTATCAGGAACAAACAATGAATACTTTGAACTATGCAGGATTTCCTCTGGATAAATGTTATGGAATTATCAAAGCTATTGCAAAGAAACATCCTGAGAAAGTAAAACCTCTTAAATCAAAATTTATTGATGGATTCAGAGAAAGAATCATTACAGATGAAGGAATTGAAAAATCAAAAGCACAAGAGATGAGCGAGAAGGTATGGCAGATTATTAACGATTCTTGTGGTTATGGTTTTAATAGTGCTCATGCTTTCTGTATGTCGTTGGATAGTCTGTATAATGCTTGGCAAAAAGCAAATTATCCATATGAATTTTATGAAGTAATGTTACAGCATTATTCTGATAAGGGCAATAAAGACAAGGTTGCCTTAATCAAAGAAGAAATGTTGAGAGCTTATGGAATAAGAGAAGGAAAATATAGATTTGGTGCAGATAATAGAACTTTTAAGGCTGATAAAGAGAATAAAGTAATATATTCGTCTTTATTAGGAATAAAAGGATTGAGTCAAAAATGTGCGGATGATTTATACAAGCTTTCTCAGAAAGAACATTTTGATAATTTCTATGATTTGTTTAAAGCAATGAAAAAAGTCAAAAGTGTAAATGCAGGAAAAGTAAATGTACTTGTTAAAATTGGATATTTTGACGACTTTGGAAAAATTGGTAAGATTCAAAAATTCTTATCGATTACAGACGATTTATATGAACGTTCTCAGTTTGGAAAAGCTGATATCAATGCAGAATATCTTCCTTATATAATGAAATATTCAGAAGAAACGGAGAAACAGTATAGAAATTTCAACTATGATGCAGCGTTATATGATATTTGGAACAATTTAGAGGATACTGATATTTCGCTAAATGAAAAATTGCAGAATGAATTAGAATTATTGGGATATGTGCAGACTACAGTAGACAATATTCCACCTGAATATGCATTCGTAAAAGAGTATGAATGTAAATTTAAAAATCCTAAGTTGACATTGTATAGGTTGTGCAATGGTGATATCGAGACTGTAAAAGTTAAAAGACCTAAATATGATGAAAATCCAATTCATCAAGGTGACATTATCAAAACCATTGAAGCATCGAATGAAGGAAGATGGTATAAGGATAAAGATGGTGAATGGCAACAAGATAGAAATGACAAAGAAACTATTTTGAAAAAATGGTCGTTTGTGAGATAGGAGATTTATGAAACAGTATTATACAGATAAAAAATATAAAGAGCTTTTATCCCACTTAATTGTGCTTGTTGACACAAGAGATCAGACCAATCAGGCGATTACTGATTGGTTTGATTCCAACAATATAAGATGGAAAACAAAAGCATTAAAAACTGGTGATTATGGACTAATGATAGAATCGTGTCCAGAATTGGGATTTCAAGTTGACACATATTTTAGTGATGAATTGTGTATTGAACGAAAAAATTCAGTTAGTGAACTTGCAGGTAATTTTGCAAACGCTTCAAAAGATGATGACAGAATATTTAAAGAATTGAATCGCATGATCAATATCGAAAGAAATTATCTCTTAATAGAGAATGATAAGATAGAAGATATTTTTGAAGCAAATTATAAGACAAAACTCAATCCAGAATCTTTTTTTAGAGCTTTGTTGACTTGGCAAAGCAGAAATAATATGCACATCTACTTCGTGAAAAGAGAATATATGGGTAGGATGATTTATGAATTATGTAAAAATTGTTTGGATTCTAAGATATTGAAATAGGAGGAAGAAAAGTTGAGAAACGAAAAAGCAAAGATATTTGATTCGATTTTAAATACTATTGAAAACGAAGATATTCGGCATTTTGCCGAAGAGTGTATTGAAACAATTCCTGATTATTTTTGGGAAGTAGGAGCTTCAAGTACGGGAAAATATCATCCACAATATGCACTAGGAGAACTAGGTCTTGCTCGCCATACTTGTGCGTTAGTTAGATTTTTGAATCATATTTTGAATGTAGATTGTTTTGGTGACAAATTTACATCAAGAGAAAAAGATTTAATGAGAGTTGCAGGAATGATGCACGATACTCGAAAGAGTGGTGATGACGCTGATTATGCTAAGAGTAAATATACTAAGTTTGATCATCCACTTTTAGCAGCAAATGAGATAAGAAGTTTAATTGGATTTATTTCACCTGAAGAATTGGAAATTGTGGCAACTACGATTGAAAGTCATATGGGACAGTGGAATACCGACAAAAGAAGTTCTGTTGTCTTACCATTACCAACAAATAAATACCAGAAGATGGTTCACTTAGCAGACTACCTTGCAAGTCGTAAAGATATTGAAGTTCTGTTTGACGGATTTGAAGCACCAAAGAAAGAAACCGTTAAGTTAGAGGATTATGTTCTGAACTTTGGAAAGCACAGTGGCGAGAAGCTTGTTGATGTTGCTCAGTCAGATCCAAGTTACATATCATGGGCTAAAGAAAATATGAATAGAGAGCCAATTAAGAGTTTACTAGCCAAGCTGTAGAGAATAATACAATAGAGGATTTCTGGAATGCCCATAAATAGGGCGTTTCAGAGACTTAAAAAGCCAAGGAAAGACGGATTTCTTGTTGGTCATTAATTGGAAAGAAAGGAGAGAATAAGTAAATGAAAATGCTTGTGTTTTATCGGTCAAGAGAATATACAAATGCAATTATATCTTCAACAAGGTATAAATTGCAAAATATGGATATAGCAAAAGGTCTTGACGTTGATTTTATTAATTTAGATAAAAGAAACTACATTAAGGTATTGGCTCAAATGGAAGAATTGCCACGCTTTGTATATATTTGGTATGACGAAGAAAAGGTTACAGATTATATCAATGAAACATATCCATCAATAGAAGTCTTACATTTTGATGTGGAAAATTCAGTCGAAAAACACAATAGTGGGGTTTATGGATATGCAACAAAAGAATATAAGTTAGCAGATTTAATGCTTCAGAAATTTAAGGATAGTCTTGTAAAGAAAACAATGTATCAGGTTGATTCTTTATATAAAATTTCAAAAATGGACATGGATGATATGGATATAGCTTGTTCAAAATATCATTCATTTGAGACAAGGGAGAAAGCAAAGCAATATTGTGTTGACTGTCTTAAAAAGGAAATTGATACATTAGAAAATAGAATTGATGTGTACCAAAGCACTATTAAGTCTTGCAAAGCTGATTTGAAAAAGAAAAACACATTATTAAAGAAATACGATATTAAAGCAAATTAAATGACGGATCTATGTCTGTCAAAATATGTGGTGGTGGAATATGTAGACACGCAAATGGGCAGTAGACAGGTGAATGATTAAAAACACTCGGTAGGACACCTATGGGTTCAACTCCCTCCAATGTGAGCAGTGCACGGCTTATGTAGGGTGAAAATCCCTACCCACATATTATGAATAAAATAACAAAAAATAGGAGGATTTATGAGTTCGAAAGACAATTCATATGCAAATACAGACAAAAAGACATTATTTTTATCTGATGATGTAGACAACGAATCTATTGGTAAATTAACATGGAGCATTTTACAACAGATTCGAGAAGACGATGAGAAATATGAAAAAGAGAAAAATTATAAGCGTGAGCCAATTAAACTATATATCAACTCGTATGGTGGATCTGTTTATGATATGTGGGGATTAATTGATGTCATTCTTAATAGCAAAACTCCAATATATACATATTGCACAGGATATGCAATGAGTGCAGCTTTTAAGATTTTCTTAGCAGGTCATAAGAGATATTGCTATAAACATTCAACATTTATGTATCATCAAATGAGTTGTTGGAGAAGTGGTAAATATCAGGATTTGGTAGAAGACAGAGAAGAAATGGACTGGCTGAATAAAAAGAATGAAGAATATGTAATCGACAGAACAAATCTCACAAAAGATGATATTAATGAGATTCGTGAAAAGAAGAAAGATTTTTATATTCACTCTGATAAAGCTGTTAAGTATGGGATTGTCGATGAAGTTTTGTAAAGAGTAGAGAATAATACAGTAGCAATAAACGATAGTTTCTTTGGAAGATTTGGAGGTTATATATGATGGACGATAGAGCAAGTACAGAATATAAGCTAATTATAAAAATTTGTGACCAAAAAAATGTGCAGAATATGATCCGTTTGGATTATGTTATGTAGACGATTGTATGAGTTGTCCAAATTCAAGAATAAAAATTATTCGTGAAGATGGAGTAGTAATGCGTGATGATTTTAAAGATAACAAGAATGTAAACGCAAAAGATAAATTATGGTCTTATCAAAGAATGTTTGAAAGAGATGGTGTAGAACTATTTGAAAAAATGTACAATGTTAATTTTTCAAAATGGCAGAAGAAATATCTTTCAAAAATATTCAATAAGTTAAAGAGTAAAAAGAACAATTAAGCTGTAGATTCTTGTGAAAATTAAGGAGGTAAAAATGAACAGAATAACTATTAATGGTAAAACAATCACATGTTCAGGAACTAATGTTGTCATCAACAATGGAATGGTTATTGTAGATGGTAAAACAATTCAAGAGTGTAATAGTGGTGATATTAAAGTCACTATCGAAGGAGATGTAAACAAAATTGATTGTGGTGGATCAGTAGAAGTTCACGGCAATTCAGGAAGTATTGATTGCGGTGGTAGTTGTGAAGTCAGTGGGGATGTCAAAGGAGATATAGACGCAGGTGGTTCTGTAACTTGTGGTAACGTATCAGGTGATATAGATGCTGGTGGAAGTGTGAGATGTAGAAGATAAGGAGAGTAATAACAAAAAAGGAGAACAAAAAATGGACACAATTGTTGTAAATTTGTTTGGTGAACCATCATCAGGTAAAAGTACCTGTGCAATGGATATTACAGCACAATTAAAAAGACACGGTATCAATGCTGAATATGTTTCAGAATTTGCCAAGGATAAGGTATATGAAAATAATGGTGAGATATTTAAGCATCAGGAATACATTTTTGGTAAACAGTCATTCAAAATGGGACGTGTGAAAGATAAGGTACAAGTTATGATTGTTGACTCTCCTTTAATATTAAGTGCCGTATATAACACTGACGAAGTGTTGGGAGAAGACTTTAATAAGACTGTACTGAATGTATTTAATTCATATAATAATAGGAATTATCTACTCACAAGACACCATTCTTATGAGAACGAAGGAAGATTCCAGAATGAAGACGAAGCAAAAGAAGTGAGAAAAGAAATTATTGATAAGTTAAATCAATACAATATTAAATATGAAGAGATTGCTTCTACAGAATCAAATTGTGAATACATAGTGGAAGAAGTTATGGAGGAAATTAGAAATGAACAGTAAAGGACATTTATTTATTAGTTTGGGAAAATCAGCAATCAGAGTAATTGGTGGAATTGTAACATTAGTGAATGGTTCGATTATTCCATTAGCAGTAGGAATTATTGTTGCTGAAGTTGGTGGTGTGTTAGAAGAATTAGTTGATGAGAGATAACAGGAATCCATTATTTCTTATGAAGAAATTAAAAGAAAAATAGGAGAATTAAAATGAAAACAGTTTTTAACTGGTTCGGTGATGATTGGAAGAGAGTAAAAAATCATTGTAGAACCACGGATAATAAAGCTTTTACCGAAAATGAAGCAACAGATACTTTTAAAAAGAAGTTGCTTATATCTGAACATTCGCCAATTAGATTACTTGAATTTGATTGGTCTTGGAAGAATATTTATTACTGGTTGAGTACAGAGTGGTCGAGACATAAATTTGAAAAATTTATTAGCTCACAAAGAGATGATAGATTGGTTGATGATACTCCACGAGGTAAGAAACCACAAGATGCATTGGTTAATTTTGATGGCTATGCTAATATGCAAAACCTTATTGATAGTTGGAGAAAAAGATTGTGTGGCAATGCTACACCAGAAGCAGTTGAATTGGCAGAAGACTTCAAAATTGAATTACATAAGACACATCCTTATGAATCAGATGTGTTAGTTCCTCATTGTATTTATCGTGCAGGTTGCCCTGAGTTTGGTTGTTGTGGAAAGATTACTGATTTTATTAAATGGGCAAAGGATAATAATAAGGAAATTAATTGGCTTAATATTCAAAATAGATATGATTTATACAATGAATGGTTTTATGAAGTACACAAGTAAATGTTCATTTCAATGGGAGGATAATAGAAAATGAAGAAGAAAATAATTGGAATAATTCTCATGATTTGTTTGGTGTTTAGTCTAACTGGTTGTAGAACAGCAGACATAGTAAACCATAATCTATCAAAGGATGGAGACGAATTTAATCTGTACAGAAAGATCACTGTGACTAACGCAAGAACTGACACTATTATGTTGGAAGCTGAAGGTTATATGAGCCTTAGTAATAATAGCAACAATGAGCTAGTAGTTACAATCAAGACAGGCGAAGATACATATTATAAAGATTATATCTACTTAAATGATTGGACATGCTATGTTATGGAACAGACAGAACCGACAAGCACAGATAAGTATCATTATCAGTTAGTGTTCTATCCAGAAAGAGTTATTCCAGATGTTGAAGTTAAATAGAAATAAGTGAGGTGATTAAAATTAGAAGTCTAGCACGAATAGATAAGTTTACGGCAGAACTCAATAGAATATGGAAGAAATATTTTCCTGATTGGAGATATTGTCAGCTCATGATGAATTTTCTTGGATGGATCGCACATGAAAAGAAACTAGATCCGTTTTTTATTGAGGAGAATAAAGCAATTACATATTTAAAAGAGTATTGTGGAGAGGAGGCAGATGATAATGGATAAGTTTGATATAGCACGAAGAGTCAGATTGTTGAATGAAGCGTCTGATGCATATTATAATACAGGTAATCCTATTATGAGTGATAGCCAGTTTGATCAGTTATTAGACGAACTTAAAGAATGGGAAGATGAGACTGGAATAGTATTGTCTAATAGCCCAACACAGAATGTTGGTGCAGCAATTCTTGACAGCATCAACGAAGTGACACATACTGTTCCGATGTTATCTCTTGATAAGGTTCATTCAGTTGAAGAGATTGAGGAATTTGCAGATGGTAATCAGCATGAACTTGTTGCTTCTGTAAAACTTGATGGAATTTCTTGTAGGCTTACTTATCAAGATGGAGAATTAATTAGGGCAGAATCGAGAGGAAATGGCATAGTTGGATCTGATATTACTGAACATATAAAGCAGTTTAAGAATATACCATTACACATTAACAAGAAAGGGACTTATGTAATTGATGGTGAAGCATTGATAAAACTTGATGATTTTGCCGAGATTAATAAAAATGGAGAGTTTAAAAATAGTCGCAATCTTACGGCAGGTACATTATCAAGCCTTGATACATCAGTTGTGAAAGAGAGAAGATTATCCTGGTATGCATGGAAAGTTATTGAGGGAGCAGAACCTGATGTTGATGATAATTCATTCTATGATACTTTAAAAGAAGCAACACTGCTTGGATTTGATGTTGTTCCTCATTCGGGAATATTCATATGTATTGGGGATATGTGTCAAAAAATGATTAATACTATGTTAAAATATGCACATGACCTTTACTTGCCTCAAGATGGAGTCGTATTTAGGTTTGATGATCTTAAGTACGGTGAATCCTTGGGACGAACTTCTCATCATTTCAGAGGAGCAACGGCGTGGAAAGCTCCAAATAATTCAGTAGAAACAACTCTGAAAAGGATTGATTTTACTATGGGTAAGACGGGTATATTAACCCCTGTAGCCATCTTTGAACCTGTAGAGATAGAGGACACAATAGTTGAGAAAGCATCATTACATAATCTTTCAGTTATGAAGGAGATCATGGGTACTCCTTGGGTTGGACAAAGAATGGGAGTATGTAAGGCTAACCTGATAATTCCTCAAGTAAAATGGGCAGAAGTAGGTGTAAAAAGTGTAAATAAGAGATATATAAAAATTCCAGATAAATGCCCTATTTGTGGTCAACCAACAGAAATTAGAAAAGATAATGATTCGCAGGTATTGATGTGTACCAATGATAATTGTAAAGGTAAATTACTTGGTAAGCTTACACACGCAGTATCCAAAGCTGCACTTAACATTGATGGATTCTCAGAGGCATCAATAAATAAATTAATTGATCTAGGATTACTTAATTCAATACAGGACATATACCATTTGTCAGATCACAAGAAAGAACTAGAATCTCTTGATGGTTTCGGTAAAAAATCTATTGAAAAACTTCTTAATTCTATCGAGAAATCTCGTACTACTAATCTTCAGCGTTTCCTTTATGCACTTTCAATCCCACTTTTAGGAAAATCAGCCAGCAAAGACATAGCCGAATTTTGTAATTATAAATTTGATGTGTTTGTTGATAATATACAGGTCGATGGGAGAAGTTCATTTACAGCCATTAATGGCATTGGTGAAGCGTTAGGACAATCTATCATAGATTATTGGAACAAGAATGATTCAAAGATAATTGATTTATCAAAAGAATTTATTTTTGAATTCGAAGAACCTATTTGTCATACGTCAAATAATAAATTACTAGACGGTTTGATATTTGTTATAACTGGTTCACTCGAACATTATTCCAACCGTGATGCTCTTAAATCAGAAATAGAATCTCATGGTGGCAAAGTATCTGGATCTATCTCAAGTAAGACTTCATATCTTATAAATAACGATGTGAATTCCACCTCATCTAAAAATAAGAAGGCTCAATCATTAAATATTCCTATTATATCAGAAGATCAGTTTATATCAATGATTTCATAAATTTTTCCAATCAAAAAGAGAATATATAAGTGGCACAAATAAATACAAAGGAAGTGAAGTAAATTAAGCTGAACTATAAATGTGTGTCTATAGGGTTAATGGCAGTAATGTACTTGGGTGTTTGCGCAATGCACTACAATTACCTTTCTGTAAAGAATAAGTGCGATGAGTTACAAACAGCCTTAGATATTAAGTCAGACTACATCAAAGTGCTTGAAACCACTATAGATACGAAAACAAAAGAAGAAAACGAAAGATTAAAAGTAGAACAACAAGTAGTGGATTTTTATATAGGTCATATTGAGCGTGTAAATAATCCACCTTCTGTTGAGAATGTAATGGCTATTGAATCTGATAGTAAGAAAGAAAACAAAGAAGATGACTCGCAAGACACAAGTTCAGATTCTGAAGAAAATGAGCTTATTGAAACTGTGTTTGAATCTGAAGAGTATTTAACACCTGTTTATAATGGTTCGATATTAACTGCATCAAGTGGTGTTAATTATTATGGTTCCCAACGAGAGACATATTATAACCTTGATATGTCAGGTTGCATAGATATTATGCGCAGCATGGGAAATACAGATGAATATTGGGTAAGGGAAGATGGCTGTAAAATGCTTGGGAATTATATTATGTGTGCAGCAAATCTTGATGTATACCCACGAGGATCATTAGTGGAAACAAGTTTAGGGACTGCAATTGTCGTTGATACTGGTGGATTCGCTGATAGTGATCCATATCAGATTGATATTGCTGTTACATGGTAATAAGGAGGGAAAAGAAATGCATACAGTTTTTTGTATTATTGGCAGAACCGCATCTGGTAAGTCAACTATTGTTAATGCAGTTGCCAAAGATTTAAATTTAAAAATTCTAAAGTCATATACGACAAGAACAAGAAGGCAGAGTGAGATAGGAGACAATTGTGACCATACATTTATCAGTGCCGATGATGTAGATAAGTATAGAGATGATATGGTGGCATATACAGAAAGAGCAGGTTATTGTTCATTCGCTACTAAGGAGCAGTTGATGAACAGTGATATATACATTATCAATCCAAGCGGTTTTTCAGATTTAATTGAATCTACAAAGGGCATTCCCAACCTTCGATTAGTAGATATATGGATTGATTGTAACTCAGATCAATTAATTGCTCGTTCCAAAAGTCGTTCAAATTCTGACAATTGGAAGGCAAACTATGATAAGGAAGAGACGGAATTTACAAAAATATATCCAAATATAGATTATGACAAGTCATGGCATGTTGATAACAATCAATATATATCGGCAGCAATTAATCATATGAAACAAATCATAACAGTCATAAAACATGAAGAAATATATATGTCTGAGGCGAAAGAAAATGTTTAAGAATTTTTGCAAACATAAAACTTATCGAATAATTGAATGTAATAAAAATGAGAAAATATACAAGTGTCAATGCATTAAGTGTGGGACACAATTTGAACTGCCCAAAGCAGTCGATGAAATGTATGAAATAAATCAAATAGTGAGGTTGTATTAAAGTGAGCATAGAAATGATTAATGATACCTATGTGATAGACATAAGTAGCATCGCAAAAGCAAGAAAATTAAATGAGATTGCGCTAAGTTACGAGGAAGACATAGATATTCTAAGAGATAGGTATGTAATTGATGCTAAGTCAATACTTGGGATATTTAGCTTAGATATATCTCAGCCATTGAAGATAAGAATACATACCGATAATGAAGATGTATTATCCAAATTTTACAAGGATTTACTTGATCTGATTGTGAGGTGATTAATATAAGGAAACTATATATAGACTTTGATGGATGTGTGGTCAACACCATTGCAGCTATATGTCAAATGTACAATGAAGATTTTAAATATTACAAGGATTTTAAGCCTGTTAAGTGGTGGGAAGTTGAGACATGGAATTTTAAAGAGTGTAATTGTGCCAAACCTGAATACATAGATACATATTTTAATCAGCCGAGATTCTTCAAATATATTACCTATATGGATTGGACAAAGGAAGTATTAGGCGAATTGAGAGAAACATACAAGATAACTATTGTCTCTGCTGGGTATAGTCCAAATTTATATGGTAAGTCAATTTGGATAAGAGAGAATTTACCATATTGTGATTTTATTGGAGTAAATTTAAAACAGCATACGGATAAAAGCCATATAGATATGCAAGACGGTATATTCATTGATGATTCATACAATAACCTGATTACTTCAAATGCCATGTTTAATATTTGTTTCGGCGATGAATATGTATGGAATAAAAATTGGAAGGGTGTCAGATGTAATAACTGGTACGACATAAAAGATTTTTTACAAGGAGGAAATATTAGTTAGTGAGCATTATGACAAGTCATGAGTTAGCGCAAGAGCTATTAAGCAGACCTGATGGTTACATTACAGCAAAAACTCGTGATAACAGAGAATATAAGATTAGTAGTTATCAGAGGATAGCCACTGATGCTAATTATGATGATACATTGCACTATTGGACACTGAATCTCAGTGAGTGCAGTGGCAATATTATATAGGAGGATAAAGATATGTTTTGTTATCAGATGGTTGGATTAGCCGACCAGAATGGAAAGACCTATGAGTGTGAATATGGCACTTACAGTAAGAAAGATGGTTTCCAGATTAAGAATTTTGGAGTAAGTAATGATTTTGAAGATATGTTATATGATCTTTTTCACAAAGATATGTGGTCGCTCAAGGTTGAGCCAAAGGTTATGACCAAGGAAGAGATTGAGAAGGCTCTTGGCTACAAGATTGAAATCAAAGGTAAAGATGAGAAAAATGTTAATAAGAACAATAATATGTGTAAAAGGGCTGGATTATTAGCAGACGATGATATATTTTCTTTCATTTTCAAGTGAGATTTGAAGAATAGTTTCAACGGTGAAAGGAAGGTGAATTATGGATACAGGTACAATAGCTATATTTATGGTGTTAGTCTCGATTTTATGTATGTGTTTAACAATTGGTATAAGTATGATCGTATATCAAGTTACTCATTTAAAAGGTATTATAAATAAAAGGTATTATAAAGGTTTGGGAGTTCTACATAGAATCAATGACGAAGTTGATAACGAAGAAAAAAACAAAGTAGAGACAGAAAAGGAGAGATAAGGTTTGAAGGTAATTAAAAGAGACTGTTCAGAAGTTGATTTTGACAAAGCAAAGATTTCTTCTGCGATTTTAAAGGCTATGAAAAACGGATCGGGTATTATCAAGCCGAAGGTTGCTGAAGATATTGCGAATGAGATTGAAACTGAGTATGCCGACAAAGATGAGCTGAGTGTATCAGATATAGAGACAATAGTATTTGATAAACTAATTTCAAAGAAGCAGAGATTAACAGCAAAAGCATATGAGGGGTATAGAAGTATTCGTGAATTTCAGAGAGAGAACGAGAATACGATTGATACAGAAATAACAGAATTATTAAGTGGAGAAAGTGATTATTGGAATAATGAGAACTCCAATAAAAATCCAAGACTTAATACAACACAGAGAGATTATTTAGCAGGAATTGTAAGTAAAGATGCTTCAAGACGATATATTTTGCCACCTGAGATTGTACAGGCTCATGATGATGGTTTAATTCATGTACATGATCTTGACTATCTTATTCAATATATGAATAACTGCTGTCTTATCAATCTTGAGGATATGTTACAGAACGGAACTGTAATAAGCGAGACTATGATAGAAAAGCCACACAGTTTCTCAACTGCATGTACAGTCGCAACTCAGATTATAGCGCAGGTTGCTTCAAGTCAATATGGGGGGCAGAGTATTTCTTTGGCACATCTTGCCCCATTTGTAGACATTTCAAGACAAAAAATCCGTAAAGAGTTAAATGAAGAAATTAGCTTGTTGGGATGTGCAAGAGGGGCAATTTTAGAAGAGGACTTTGATACAGTTGTTGAAAAAAGATTAAAGAAAGAGATTGAAAAAGGAATCCAAACAATTCAGTATCAGATCACGACTCTCATGACGACAAATGGGCAAGCACCATTTATTACTTTATTTATGTATCTTAATGAAGCACATAATCAGAGAGAAAAAGACGATTTAGCCATGTTAATTGAAGAAGAACTTCGTCAGAGTTATCTTGGTGTAAAGAATGAAGAAGGTGTATATATCACACCAGCTTTCCCAAAAGTTATCTATGTACTTCAGGAAGATAATATTCATGAAGGAGATAAGTATTGGTATCTTACTGAGATGGCTGCCAAGTGTTCTATGAAGAGATTAACCCCTGATTATATCTCGGAAAAGGTTATGAAAGAAATGAAAGATGGCAATTGCTATCCTGTAATGGGGTGTAGAAGTGCCTTAACAGTATGGCATGATGAAAATGATAAACCAAAGTTCTATGGAAGATTTAATACTGGTGTCGTAACAGTCTCATTACCAGATATTGCGTTATCATCAGGTGGGGATGTTGATGAGTTTTGGAGAATATTTGACGAACGTACAGAATTGTGCCATAAAGCTTTAAAAATTAGACACAAGAGATTACGTGGAACGAAATCTGATGTTGCACCTATTCTTTGGCAACATGGAGCATTTGCAAGACTTAAAAAGGGTGAATCCATTGATCAGTTACTTTTTGGTGGTTATTCAACCTTGTCACTTGGCTACGCAGGTCTAGCAGAATGTGTAAAATATATGACAGGTCACTATCATTGTGATGAAGGGATTGGAGAGAAGTTTGGTCTGGAAGTAATGCAAGCATTAAATGATAAATGTTCCCAGTGGAGAGCAGAAGAAAACATTGATTATAGCTTGTATGGCACACCTTTAGAGGCGACCACGGAAAAGTTTGCAAAGAAACTTAAAGAAAGATTTGGCGTTATCAAAGGAGTTACAAATCGTACATATATTACAAACTCTTATCATATTCCTGTATTTATAAATATTGACGCATTCGAGAAGCTTCGTATCGAAGCAAAATTCCAGAGATTAAGCCCAGGAGGAAGTATTTCATATATAGAATGTCCAAACATGGAAAACAACATTCCTGCTGTACTTGAAGTAATAAAATTTATTTACAACAATAATATGTATGCCGAACTGAATACCAAGAGTGATTATTGTCAAAAATGTGGATGGGATAAAGAAATCAAGCTTATTGATGAAGACGGAAAGCTGGTATGGGAATGTCCTAACTGTGGTAATAGAGATGTAAGAACTATGGATATTACTCGTAGAACTTGCGGATATAAAGGAACAGCACGTAATGGATGGAATCAGGGTAGACTTGGTGATATTCATGATAGAGTACCACACCTTGACGATATCGAGGAGGAATAGTATGAGATATGCAAGTATGCGCAATCTTGATATTTCCAATGGAGAGGGAGTTGGTGTCTCCCTCTTCGTTCAAGGATGTCCGTTCCACTGTAAAAATTGTTTCAACTCTGAGACATGGGATTTTAATGGTGGCAAAGAGTGGACAGAAGAAATAAGAGAAAAGTTTATAAAACTGATTGACAGACCATATATTAAACGAGTTTCATTTCTTGGTGGCGAATGTTTAGCTGAACAAAATCTTGATGAAGTTCTATCTCTTGTTAAAGAAATTAACAGAAGATTCCCAGACAAAATAATTTGGTTATATACAGGATACATCTTTGAACAATGTAGACCATTCTCAGAAGATGGATTATTACCTGGCAGTAATTTTGCACCACATTTACAAGAAATATTAAAGAAGCGTTGGGAAATAGTAGGTAATGTAGATGTTCTTGTAGATGGAGAATATATAGATGAGCAAAAAGATCTTACACTCAAATTCAGAGGCTCAAAAAATCAAAGAGTTATTGATGTACAGCAATCCCTTGCTCAAGACAAAATAATTTTATACTGCGATTGAAAGGAGTTTCAATATGATAACAGCAACAATCTCATTTATAGTAGGCGTATTCGTAGGTGGCACACTTATGGCATTCTGCAATGCAGCATCACACCGAGATAACATTAGATATCCAGATGATAAAGAGAGGGAGTGGGGCAATTAATGTCATACTTAACCGACAAGTTTAAGGGTATCTATCGTCTGAAAGTACCTATTGATAAAAATACAAATGATTTTCCACGCAAGCCAAACGGTCAGTATGAAGATATAGATATGTACATTTCCTGTCAACACGGCAATATGATATTTCACGATACAGGTAGCACATTACTAGCATATATTCCGAGTCTGCAGTGGGCATAATATCATCAATACTATCCAAGAAGAAAATCTTGGTAATGTATATGACATAGAAGAAAGTGATTCAGAAGTTCTTTTTAAATTCAAATATGTTGATTCAGACAAAATTATCCCATTACTAAAACCACGAACAAGTGGTTCAAATATCAGTCCATTTTCAAGTAGGAATTTGCCACAAAATAAGGATTATAGGATACCAGACGAAGACTTATTCAAATACAAAAATATTATCGAAAAAATCCCATCAGAGCGCATTTTGACCGTTTCTCACACCACAAATAACTTCATTAAATCATTAGCTAATAGAAGAAAGCCTCTTGATAGCATTAAGGCTGATATGAAACTGAAGGGATTGCGTGGTAAAGAGTATATACATTCTATTGGACTTTGGGATAAATATATTAAATATTTGGAGAAGAATTTATAGTAAGGAGAGATAAAAAATGGAGACAATTAAGATAAAATATTTTGATAACGAGATAGATAAAATAGAAAAGATCAGTAAAGGTGATTTGATAGATCTTCGTGCAGCAGAGACAGTAGAAATGAAGAAGGGTGATTTTAGACTCATTTCTCTTGGTGTAGGAATGAAACTTCCTGACGGATACAAGGCTAATGTATATCCAAGAAGTAGTACATATAAAAATTTTGGCATCATTTTAGCAAACAGTGTAGGTCAGATTGATAATAGTTATAGTGGAGATAATGACTGTTGGAAGTTTCCAGCAATTGCTATGAGAGACACAGTTATTCATAAAAACGATAGGATTTGTCAGTTTGAGATTCAGAAGGTTCAGCCAGAGATAGAATTTGTTGAAGTTGAACATCTTGATGATACTGATAGAGGCGGGGGGTATTGGATCGACAGGTAAACAGTAATACTAAAATTTTATACCAGGGATAAACTGATATTTATATCAATTTATCCCTTGTTTAAAGAGGTGATATATATAAATGACAATATGAATAGTATATTGCAACAAGCTATAGATAAAGGTATAATCAATATATCAGATGTGCAAGAACAATTATATATGAGTAAAATTAATGATATAATATCACAGCACAAATACAAAATATGGCAAGGAGATAATGGCTTTTGGTACACATATTTATCCGATAATACAAAGAAAAACGGAAGAAGATTAATAAAAAAGAAAAGTTTGGATAAAATACATGAGGCTATTCTTGACTTCTATGAGAACGAGAGTGAGAATCGAGTAATCACATTCAAAGACTGTTTCTCGTCTTATAAAAAACTTAAATCGGAAGTAGTTTCTAATAATACCTTGTCCAAATATGATACGGATTATAAAAGATATTTTAAAGATACATGGATTGAAAACGCTGATATTACTAAAATCACTGGCGATAGATTAGATATATTTATTCAAAAAACCATCAAAGAATTGGAACTTAAACCTAAAGCAGCGAAGGCATTGATAGGTTATATAAAAAGTATATTTACACATGCCATAGTTAGAAGATATATAAACGAAAACCCATGTATATATCTAAATCCTACTTCTTATTATTTGAGAAATTGTGTATATGAGATTTATAATACAGAAGATCGAATTGCAAATCAAATTGAAGTGGCAAAAGTAGTCAAAAAATTAAGAAGTGACTACAAACAAAAACCTGATTATATAGTGCCTTATGCTGTAGAATTAGCAATGTACACAGGTATGAGAGTCGGAGAAATATCTGCTTTAACTTGGGACTCTATTAAAGACAATGTAATAATAATTAATAAAGAAGAAATTTATGACAGAATTGAAAATAAATATTATATTGTCAATTATTCAAAAAACAAAAAACCAAGGATAGTTCCAATTACGAAAGATATAGAAAGACTGTTAGAAGAGATTAAAACCACCGAAGAACTATTTGGGTTCTTAGGAGATTATATTTTTATGAACAAAGATGGTCATATAAATAAGAGAAAAATTGGAGACTGTGCCAGAAACAAAGCATATCAAGCAGGTGTCGATAAAAGTATTAGTATACATTGTTATAGACGAACCATAAACTCAACTATTCGATGTGATGGGACATCTTCTATTGTTGCTTCTAGTATTATAGGAAATACACCAGAAGTAAATAGCCAATATTACACCTATGATGTTTCAGAAATTGAGGAAAAGAGAAATATTCTTGAAAAAGCAAATAAGAAGATGATGGCGAAAAGTAATCAGTAATAGCATTTATAAAAGTAATCAAAGTAATCAAAACGAGATTACATTTTGAACCTTAGAAACCTTGTAAAATCAACGAAAAATGGCTTTTTAGATGATTTTAAGTGCGGGTTCAAGTCCAACAACGATACTCGCAAACCCTTATAGAAAGGAGCTTTGCACATCTGATTTTTAAAAGTAATCAAAAAGGTAATCAATAAGCAGGAATGACGGAACTGGTAGACGTAGCAGACTCAAAATCTGCCGTAGGCGACTACGTGTGGGTTCGAATCCCATTTCCTGCATTTAATTAAAATCGTAAAAAATGGGAGCACAGAAATTAATCTGTACTCCCATAAATTTTGTCTAACTATAATTTAACTCTTATATCCATATCCAATCATAGCTGTTGGATTGTATGTAATCTGAACGTTACATTTCAAATTACTCTTGATCTTATTTCTAACTTCTTCATCATCGCTCTGATAAGTATTAACTATTCTCGGCAAAATAAAATTACAATCCTTGCCTAACTCATGAACAGTCCTGCTACTGGTTACAAGCTGAGTATCACCCTTGACATATATTTTTTCATCAGCAATGCAATTTTGCACTGTGAATTCCCTATCAAGAGTATACGACTCAGTATTAGGATTATAGTAATATGTATCAAATTTCAAATTACCAGCTTCCTTGACTGTAATAACATAGTCTGCATCAATATATCCACATATATCTGAAGTGAATACAATATCACTTTCAAGGGTGTCTGATAGCTCTATATTGAACGATTTATCTTCCTGTAAGGCATAAGGTGTATTTGCTGTAAATGTTAAATTAAAGCCAATTATCGAGCTATTAAGCATTACTTGTTTGCATGTAAATGTTCCTATCCAATATATATCCTCAAAACCTATAACATCAAGCTTGAACTTCTTATTTCTCAAACTTAACCACTTCTGTATTTTTCTTGCTTGCTCAACTGATATATCCATGTTCTCATAGTTAGCACAAGGATTTAAACATATCGAAAGTGGAAGAGTAAATGGTTCATCATAAGAAGTAGAATATAAATTGAATTGATTCGATCCCGATGATTTTTCTTGGTTAAGAGTTACGTCTGCACCAGATGATACTTCAACTGTTCCCGATGAACTGTCAAAATTACAACAGATACATTCAAAATCAGATAATTTCTTTCCATTAAATGTAAAATCTAATATATTCATAATTCACCTCCTATGCAATTCTCACTGCTTTAATATAACTTGATGTCATATTTATTCTTCCACCCGATGCCTGAAAAGCCTGTAAATTATATGTTGTCTGAGAAGTTGGCGAAATAATCCATTGACATTGAAGTGCAGAATTAATAGTTGCATTACTATCAACGGGAACAATTTGTTCTGAATAAGCCAAACCTGTTGAACCAGATGCAAATCTTATAGCACGTCTACCTCCTTTTGCATTGGCAAAATGTACGCTACCCATAATCACATAAGTACCTGCTGGTAAAGTAATATTTGCTCCCGTGTTAGCCCATACAGCATTAGATATTGCTTTATTATCAGTAAAAGAATTAACATATGTTTGCCCAATTGTATTACCATTATGGGTAATAGAACCATTTTTTTCAATTGAAAACAAAGAATCTCCACTTGAATTTTGAACTAAGACATAAGGTTTATCTTTTTCATTAACAATCATAATTCCAGCTTCTTTTGCGCCCATACTAATAGTATTGGAACTAGCTATTCTTGTATTTGAAATTTTCCAATTACCAAATTCTGTACTTCCACCGAAGAATGCATCCTTTGAACAATATATACCATATGAAGTATTGATCAAATTTGTATATTCTTCATCCGCAAGTTGTATATGATGACTTAATATATTTTGACTATAAATATAAAAACTATTGGTCGAACTTGTTGGATTATTAGAAATTAAGTGAGATTTGAACAAGATTAGTTTTTGATCTAAACTGGATACTTGAATCCCGTTATTATCTAATATTGTATATCCTGGCATACCAGAAGTAGATATACCTTGAAGATGTATTTGTCCTACTGGTTTTATTGCTATGGTTCTAACTGTTTCGCTATTTGATGTCAAATCTGAATATATAAAATCTTGATCACTTATTGTAAAACTAGAAGATCCTCCAGTAGTAACATTTTTCAAACCTATTGTATATAATGTTCCATCATATGTATTACTACCTTGAATATCATCAGAAGTAATAACCCATCCACCAATAGTGCCACCTGTGGCAGTGATGTTATCTGACGTTATTGTGCCAGTAATACTTGCATTAGTAGCTGTCAATGTGCCATCATGATCGACTCGAAATGGAGCAGATGATCCCGTACTATTTCCTGCCCAAAAAGCATAATCATGTCCACTAGCGCATCCAAGTCCAACATTAGTACCTTTAATATTATATTGAGATATAGTAAATCCACCAATTTTACCGTTTTCAGATGTCACAATACCGCTTATATTTGCATTGCTCGCATATAAATCGCCACTTGTAGTAACGCCAAATTTAGAACCAGCGGTGAAACACCAACCAGAAATAGCGGATGAGCCACCAACTGCTTTATTTTCTGTAGTTCCTGTTGACATTAATACTGATTTATCTGTACCCCAAGTTCCATTACTAAGATCATTTGTTCCAATTTTGAATCCACCAAGTTGTCCTGAGTTGCTTATAATAATACCATTCAGATATACATTATCCGCATACAAACCATAACCAAAGCAATCATAAGTACCACATTTTAATCCATCAAGATAACCAAGTCTCACACTTGGGACAGTATATACTGTATCAGGATCAGAACTTGATTTACTACCCCAAATATCAAGGTATGGTGCAGCATTTGTACTGCCTGTAGCCGACATCCTAATACCTACAGGGGAATATACGTTCTCAGTAGTCGAGCCAATCTTTTTACCGTATCTCTGATAGAGCATGATATTAATCTCGTCAAATGAAGCATTGTTTTTTTCTGTAGAAAAATGATTGGCGATTGAAGAATCCACTACAACAACATTAGCCATTGTGTATTGGTCGGTATTTAATGTGTTAGTCATAGTACCATCACCTTTTATAACAATACCATCAATCTTGCTCTGAATCTTTATTTTTGAACCTTTTGCCCACTTAACACCTTGTATCGTATTCGATGTAATTGCTTTCTCATCTTTAATTGATATACTAATGGTCGTACTATCTATCTTTTTTACATTTACAACAGTTTTTGAGGCTTTCTGTATATATATAGTTGGTGATACACAAAATTCACCACCCAAGTCTTGAATAGTTCTGATTTCCTGCTGATAAGCTACGAGTTTTCCATTAACTGTTACATTGGTTGCTGTGATATTATTAGCAGCAAGAGAGTTATTGATTGTGACTGGAACGGTAAACTTGGCAGAAGATTGATTAAATAGCACCTTGTTACCAGCGTCTCCTACCTGAAATATCCCATCTGTTCGCACTGTGGTTTTCCCAAAATACACACCATTAGTCCATGCTAAAGTATCGTTTATACCAAGCCAACCATTGTTAGCATAATCTCTAATAACCACCTTACCATTAATAGATATCTTACCATTCGCTTGTGAATTACCTACATTCAATGTGCCAGTAGTGGTAGTATTACCATTAACAGTTAATCCACTTGTAATTATACTGTTTGCAGTAAAATCAGTAGTATTCAATGTCTTAACAGTTAATTCATTGCCCACACTTATATCATTACAAAAAAGCTTGCCAAGCAATCTACTAGATCCTGTGACAAGCAAATTTCCTAACTGAGCCAAGTAAAATCACTCCTTTCTGAGAGAGCGATATTACTCGCCCTCCGTTGTATTTTCATCTTCCTCATCATCTACCTTATCCATAAATGACAGCATTTCTATATCATCCATATTGAGTCCACAGTCATCAGGCAGAGTCTCGTACATTGAATCCATATCAAATGTAGTAATAGTTACCTGTGTCTTATCTCTAAGAACTTCCTGAAGCTTCTTATCGCACTCAGCTAACTCATTCTGATATTCCTCTCTGAACTCTTCCTTGACATTTACGTTCTTCTGACCGTTCTCTTCAACTTCCTCAGTTTTACCATCAGCAACATACTTGTCGCCAAGTGACTGCAAGAGATCTCTCTTCATCTCCATAAAACTCTCATAAGTCTTACCGATTTCCTTAATATTTGTTCTGAGAGCAAGCTGTACCTGAAATGGAAGAGAGTTGAACTTGTTTCTATCAGTCTGTCTACTCTGTGAATACCACTCAGCTACGTTGATGAGTTCAATATTGTAAAATTCCTTTGTTGTAATCTTCTTATTAAATGACATAATATTTTCTCCTTTTTCTCAACTAAAATTAGGGCATATAACAGCCCATTAACTTATTCTCCATACGGTCTGAATATATGTCCAAACACAACATAATAAGGTTTATTTTCATCATGAAGCACCTTATACTCAAACCAGTCCAATATAAAAATTGATATACATACAATCACAAACCAAGCACAACAAAAGAGGATATTAAGTTGATTATGTGCAAATGTTCCCCAAAGTCCTCTATAGTCCCATATGGTAAAATCTTGATTGAATGTAATACCAAATAAATATTCCAACATGATAGAAGTCAAACCACCAAACAGCACTTGCCATGCTAAATCCATATCATATGTGAACATATTGTTATACTGTGAAATGATAATTCCCACAATAAAAGCGAGCATGAACATCGTCCAATGTGTCCAACCTCGCCATAAAATCTCTAATCCGCAATATATAAAACCAGATACTATGCCAATGCTAGTTAGCTGTAGTATCTTCTGTAGTAGTTTCTGTATTTTCGCCATCTGAATCACCACTTTCTGATGTAGATGTGTCTGTATCAGGTGTATTATCTGATCCATCTGTAGTTCCTGAACCACCCATAAATCCAGCAATAAGCCCCTGTATAATCTCAAGAGTATTAGCTATAATCTCGTTATACTGCGCCTGATATGATTCATTAAGAGGTGTGTCATATGTATAAGACATAATGGTATCTCTATCTGTCTCTCCGTCTAACTGTACACGAAGTAAATTGCATTTAGTAGTTTCCTGAGTAATCTTTAACTGCATCTGAAGATAGAGTGATATAATTACTTTAGCAGGAAACATACGACATTCGTTACCATTTGAGTGATATGGAAGATATGCAACTGCTGGATTCTGCATTGCAGTCAAACAGAGAGAAGAGATATTATTCTGATCATGTTGTTCAAGACTGAATGTCTCTGTGCCCTTATCTGTTTCTATTTGTACACCCTTTGATATTTCTGCCGTACAGGTATTATTAAGAATGCCTTTCTTATATGTCTTGATCTCCTCGTCAGACATTGTATTAAAATCTATAACAGGATTAACAATATCCTGTAAACTCTGAACTTGTTCAGCAAGATTACTCTTTGTAAGCCTTACTGCCAAGCAATCTACAAACTGGTTCACATCTTCATTATACTGTGCCCCACAGTCTGTAATATCAGAGTATGTATCATATATTTCGTATAAGCCAACAGATATATCATTCTGAAATACCTGAATGGCTGTTATTTTCTTGAAATTTTCCTTAACTCCATGTAAGTAATCTGTCTGCAAATAGAGCACAGGATCATTCGCAAAATCCTGTGCGGAAAACTTCACAAGAGTATAAGTTTCTTTATTGTTTACTAGAACGTAACTTCGCATTTAACACTCCTTTCTACATAATAAAAGAGCCTACCGAAGTAGACTCTATGTGTGTTAATTACTTAATTTTAAATTTCCCATATTTCATTACAAACGACAAAATCATTCGCAATTCTGATTTTGATGTTATCATTGATTGCGTATTTTAATAAATTCTCATCTTCAACAACCGCATCTGTTTCATATATTTCAGTAGTAATTAGGTTTCCTTGCTTAGTTATATTACTCATTCTTCAATTACCTCACCAGCCAACATTAAGTTTCCATTATTATCCACTGAAGCAGAGGATTGATATAATTCAAGAATATCAGAATCGGAGAGGGCAGTAACATAGATGCGAAAATCTGAAAGCTTGCCATTAAAATATGGTGTAATACAATTGACACCAGAACTTTCACCACCTAAGAATAAATAGCTATATTTATTAAAATGTATTCCATAGCTTGTATAGGTTTTCTTTTCATATAACTTTCCATCAAGATAAATAGCATCTCCGACAGAAGCCTTATATACACATGTAATCATGTGCCAGCCTGATGCCATATCTAATAATTTAATGCCAGAATAACCACCTATTGTACTAGTATAATCATACTTTGATTTATCTGATGTAATATAAATGTTTAGTGCAAATTTAATTGAATTGTTGACTCCCTCTGTATTATATCCCCCACCTTCAGTACAGCTAAACAACCTAGCATTAAATTTAGTCCAATCGTCCATATACGCCCAACAGTTTATTGTAATTTCTTCTTGACCTTCAATCATAGTTGATGTACCACAATTTACATATTGCTTATTTCCATTAAACGCATAACTTCCTTTGTATCTAGGTGTATCACTTGACCAAGTAGGACATGTAGAATCTGTTACACTACCATTATTACAATAACCACTTGTATCGTAGATTACATTATCATAAAAAGAAGCATCGTCTTCAGGAGCTGGTGTCCAAGGCGTAGCAGTAGAAGATTTTTCGAGTTTTACATTCTTAAGCCGTGCTGTAAAACTCGCCTCAACATTTGCGTTTGAATTATAAAAAGATATAATACCCTGTTGTCCAACATTTGAAGATGCTTGTTGAGGAATAGTAACGGTTTGCTTTACATGATACCATTTATTTAATTCGCATCCGTTTTGCCCTACTACGGGTAAATTATGTTGAGTTACCCCTCTCCAAGCACCAGTGGCGGTTTCTCCACTTGGGGCATTAACATATCTTTGTCCCATCCAGAGTTCCCCCCTATTAGAACCTGTAGGAAAATTCCAAGCAGTGTACATTATGTCATACGACCATGTATATTTTTCACCAACTGGGTAATCTCTGCATTCATATACAAATCCGTCAAGTATAATACCTTTATATGTTTTTTTTGATTTTAAAGTGAACTCACCATATTCGTCTGTTACAGTTGGAAAATTTTTGAAAAAACCTGCTTTCACGTTTCCTTTGCCGTTTTTGATCAGATTCCTACCACCAATTTTTCCATCAACTTCTCCGAGAGGGTAGTGGCAGACTAATCCTTCTGATATTTCCTTGACTTGACGTGGGGAAAGACATGTATTGTAAATTCTGAAATCATTTAAATACCCCTCAAATAGATAAGTTTCAGAACTTCTTTTACCAATAAGAGCTGTTGTGCCTGATAAACCAGTTAAATTTTTAGGTTGTGATGTCGAGCATTTAACTCCATTTATATATATTGTTACAGTATTGTTTGAGCTTTGATATGTCATACAGCAATGAACCCATTCTGTCGTGTCACAAACATAAGTAAGATCAAGTGTATTACCAGTAATACTATAAATATCAAATTTGTTACCATAATGTCCAATAATTAAATTGCCACATTGATATACAACTCTAAATTTAGATAATATATTATTACTTATTTCTTTTATCCAATAACAACAAGAAAAATCTTTTCCCGATTCAATTCCAAAAGCGTTAGATAACTGTAAATATCCATTACCAACAAACGATCTACATTTACCGAGTTTTCCTTGGTCATATACAGAAGTTCCATAGTCTACTACATCCATATTTGTTAAACCATAATTTTTCGTTGTCCCATCTGTGAATGGCAACCATAAACATAACAATCTATCACACTCCTTTCTTTATAAAATAGGAGAGTAGTACCGTTCCCTACTCTCCTTAAAAATACATATATCATTAAGCAAAAACGAAGTTTAAGCACTGTAAATTGGCATCATACTCTAATGTACACTTATCACCAATCATTACTTTATCTGCGCTTATTTGCCCCTCAGAAGCGATTCCTCCCTTTACTTTCAGTGCGCCAGTGGTCTTACTGGTCGAAACTGTGGCAGATGAAATCGTTGTTTCCTTCGAGAAGGTTTTTGCTCCTGATATGGTTTGTGTTGTATCTATTGTGACATATTTAGATGTAATTACATTGCCTGCACCATCTTGGGTTGCTTTAGTGGCGTAAGCAACCGATTGAGATCCGATATTTGCAGACGTAATTATAGTATTACCATTATGAGTAAAACAACTATCTGAATTTTTAGTAGTAAAATTGATACCAAAATAATGAGATATATTTAACCTTTTATAACCATCACTCGCTTTATATGTACCAATTCCATACCAACTACATCCAGTGTCATTATTGTCAGTAGTCGAAGGAGTCCATTTAAGAATTTGGGACGCTGATGTAGTTATAGTACCAGTCACGCTTCCACCAGTAAGAGGAAGATAGGTTGATGTAATGGTATTTCCATTCCCATCTTGAGTTGCCTTAGTAGCTGAATCAGCAGATGTAGCCTTAGTTGCGGTAGCAGCATTACCTGTTATACTAATTCCCCATGTGCCACTTGCTCCTGTACCGTCTTTCTTGACAGTATAAGATGTATAATTTGTACTGTCTAATAATGTTTTCCAATCACCATAGGTATTAGCTTGTCCAGTCATTCCTCGTACATATACAGTAGGAGAAGAATCTGCCGAGATGCACATTTGGCTATCCCAGTTACCTGTGTTATCCCAATAAAAATGCAAAATATGACCATCTTTAGGTGGCTTATGAGAAGTCATAGAACTTGATGCCTTGAAAGTGGCTACACCACTGCCAGTAACAGTAACATTTGCATCTGTAAGACGACCTAAATTAGCTAATAAATTAGCCTTTAAAGCATTGCCACCAACACTATTACTTAGAGCATACTTCGTACTTGAACTCAATGCATCAGTAATACCATAATCACTTAGCGTAGTAGGATTAGTACCAGCCGTTACATGACCATAAGTGTCAACAGTAACAGATTTATATGTACCAGCTTTCACGCCACTTGTATTATGAGTAATCGCAACTGTCTTATCATCACCTACTACGGCAGTCAATGCACCACTAGCAGTTACACCTGAGAAGTCGATTGTGCCTCCACTTGAAACCTTGATAGAATCCAGTTTACTACGTTCCTTTTCGGTCATAAGACCAAGACCAGTTGAACCTATTGCGGTCTGAAGATTAGCCTTTGTAATAGTAATCGCATTGCTTACACATGAATAGTCCATACCAGCAAGAGTCACCTTTGAAGCATAATTATGTGTATGACTTGATGAAGACGCTCCAATATCAGAGAGAGAAAATGATATATCTGATGTACCATCAAACGACTTTTTAGCCGAGCCGATCGTAATATTCCGAGCTGTCGTAAATTTACCTGTCGAAGTGGCAGTTGAAGCATTACCAGTTACATTACCAACTACATTACCTTCCCAACCATTAGATGTTATCTTGCCAAGAAGTGTATTTTTACCACTTGTACTTTTATAGAATTGGAATAATCCACCCGTCTCGTAGAAGTTCATATAATTCTGATTTGCGTGTCCAAGCAATATGGCATGATTAGTAGCTCCTGTAGATTTGGCTTCTCCAAGAAGATACCCATTAATGACTAAATCACCTGTAATAACTCCACCACTCAAAGGTAAATAATCATGTATATGACCAACTGCTGAAGCTCCAATCTGAGCCAAAGTAATATCAGCACTCCCATCGAAACTTGCATTTCCTATCTTCCTTGCAGTTGCTAGTTTTGTAGCGGTAGAAGCGTTACCATTGAGATTACCGATAAGTCCATTAGCGAACCTAGCTACTCCACTAACAAGAAGTGTTCCTGCTGTAAGATCATCTATATCAACCGAACCACCAAATGATACGTTGTGACTAACTGAATCAAAATCTTTTCTAAGATATGTGTCTGAAATTGTATTGCCTGAACTATCTTGAGTAGCCTTTATTGCGCTTGCTACATTAAGAGTCGATGGATTAACCCATGATGGGGCAGAAGTACCTCCACTTTGTAATATATAACCAACAGTTCCAAGAGATAACTGCGACAATGTACCACTTGCACTTGCATATACAATACCATTAGTAGTCCAAGATGATTTTCCTGTGCCACCATAAGCAACACCAATAGTTCCAACTGTCAAATCAGCCGAGCCGTTCCATGACTTACCATTGATACTTAATGTATGAGTGAGCTGGTTAGCCTTACTAGCTGTAGCAGTGAGAGTACCATTAACAGTTAAATTACCTGTGACTGTACCTCCTGTAAGTGGAAGATATGTACTACCTACAGCATCCTTACGAGCATATTTATCTGAAAGCTTTGTACCATTTTCATAAATAGTACCATCTTTATCAACCTTAAAAAGATACTCCCAAGTTGCCTGAGAAGAAGACGGATCTTTTACTCTTCGAATATATAAGAATTTATTGTCCCATTCATTCTTAGAGCCGAAGATAGGTTCAACCATACCCATATCATAGTATTTCTGTGTTTCTTTATCTAAGACATAGTTACCACCATTGATGGTTGTCCATCCCGATTGAATACCAAGACTACCATCTTGTGACATGAGATACCAATGACCAGCCGTAAGAGCAGCGTTGCCCTTAGAAATTAATGCACTATATTCTACACCATTCACAAGCGCATCATCTTTGTTTCTGATATTATCAAACTCAGCAGAGCCAATATACCAGTTATTATTGGCATCTCCAAAGTAACCTGCATCAGCATTTACCGTACCTTGATAAAAGGCATTACCAACTGAATCTAAATAGAATCCAGGTGTGTGAATTTCTCCATTAGACAAGTCAAGAAACGTACCAAATGCACTATATGTTCCATCGTTACCAGCAACATAATTGTTTGACTTTAATGCATCGGTCTTGAGTTTTCCACCTTCAATAATCGTTGCTGAACCATCAGGAGACTTAATCGTGAATTGCTTTGTGATTGCCGTAACAGCAGAATCAGTAAGAGTAAGAGAAGTAGAAGATGAACCTGATTTTACAAGCCATAAGAACTGATCAAGAGATTGTTGTGCCTTTGTTTCGGCTTCTGTAACAGAAGTTCTTACCTTGTTGACGTTATCTATTGTTTCATAAGTCTTTTTGACTGTTGACGTAATAGATTCAGCGGTTGATGTTATATTCGAATTAACTTTTGTAATTTCCTCAGTTAAAGTTTTGTTGGCAGAAGCAACAGCCTCATCTTTTGCGGTTGAGATATCAGAATCCACATCTTCAGGAGCTGGTGTCCAATCGGTTGCCTTATTGCCCTTTTCAAGTTTGAGATTTGCAATAATTACAGATTCCCCTGCTTTTAAGTTATTTTTAAAATATACCAATTGTTTGCTTTTATTTAATGCATCTTTCAAAGTTATATTTACAATATAATGGAAACCATATGTTTTTTTTATAACAGTTTCCTGTGCTGAAGCCATAATGCTATGAGTTGCATCACTATCCCATAAATTTGAAAAACCTACATTAACATTTCCAATCACATCATAAGACAATGTATAGATTGCACTTGGTTCTAACTTATCAAAATTCTCCAATAGACCATTGAACATAAACATTCTCCAAGAAGTAGTAGGAGTAGCACAACTCATTTTTACAGCATTTATACCATTCCAATTAACAGATTCACACGAATATGAACCGTTAGCATAAGCATTTGCCCATTTGGTTTTACCCTGATTTGTTTTTACAAGTAAATTTCTCCCACCAACTTGAATATTCGCAACTTCTTCTTTTGTTGAATAGGTCTTAGATACCTCAGATGTAATACTATCAGCACTTGTCTTAATAGCAGACTTCATCTGCTCAGTAGTCGAATATGATGTCAATTTCTTATCCGTATCGGCAATAGCATCAGACTTAGCTTGATTTGCCTTAGAAGTTGCATCAGATTTAGCTGATTCAAGTGTCTTAGAACCAATACCATCCGCATAACTCTTAGAGGTTGCCAGATTCTCTTCAACAGTTTTCTTTGTAGAATATGTTTCTGAAACAGCAAGAGTAATCTCATCAGCCTTTTCTTTAATAGCACTATTCATATCTTTTGTAGTTGAATAGTTTGTCTTGAGATTATTGCTTAAATCTGTGACAGTAGCAGATTCGGCATAGGTGTCTTTTACCGTCTGTAAAATACCATTTTTTGTCTGTTCAATCTCCGAACTTGTATCTGACCATGTTTTGTAATATGTCGTCAATTTCTTCTCTGTGGCATTTGCTTTTGATATGGCATCAGCAGAATCAGACAATGCTTTTGTTACATCTGTATCTGTAAGAATCTGCCATGAATACACTCCATTATCAACTCTGAACCTATATGCATGATTATTGCCATCATAATATACATCTCCGATGTGGGTGGCTTTCTCGTCATCAGACCATGTACTTGCAGGTTCATTCTTCAATGTAGGCACATCTGTACCACTCCATGTCTGTATATTTCCATCTATTTGACCTTGGATATTGCTCAAATCTGTTTCATAAGTAGCATTACTAACATAAGTTTCAGCAACAGTCTGTTTAATTCCGTTGGCACTCTTTTCAATCTCAACCTTCATATCGGTTGTTTTAGCATAAGATTTAAGCTGATTTGCCGTATTTGTATTTGCATTGCTCTCTGCTTTATCAGCATATCCTTTAGCTGTCTCATTTGCAGATGAGAGAGTATTACTACCTACACCATCAGCATAAGATTTTGCATCTGTAAGCTTCTGCGAACTATCAGATTTTGTCTCATAAGTTTCTGAAACAGTTTTAGTAATAGATGTAGTGATTGTTTCTGCTTTTTTGTCGATTTTATCATTTATAATTTCCGTAGTTGAGTAATTAGTTGATAAATCCGTCTTTACATCATCTACTAATCCCTTGGCTGTATCGGCAACAGACTTAGCACTATTTGCAATGCCTTTGGCACTGTTAGAGATATCAACAGCAGAAGAAGCATTTGCATTGGCACTATCGGCTTTTTCACTTGCTGAATTGGCAATCTTTGTGGCAGCGTCAGCTTTTGTAGAAGCATCCTGTGCAGTCTGGTCAGCAGAGTTGGCTGCATTCAATGCATTGGATGCATTTGTATTGGCAGTATTTGCTTTGTTTACTGCACTTGTTGCATTCTCACTTGCTTTATTAGCTGCCTGAGATGCACTATCGGCAGTCGATTTGGCTGCACTTGCAGTCGTGTTTGCACTATCTGCTGTAGATTTAGCTGAATCAGCCTGTTTTCTTGCAGCAGTAGAAATAGATAGAGCACTATTTAATCCATTAGACACGATAGGAGTAGTTGTTTCTTGTGTATTATCGTCATAAACAACGAGTGTTCTTGTCCATATATATTTTCCTTCTGACCAAGCTGGTTCTTTATCCGACCAACCTTCATTTGGTTGTGAAACATTACTATCAGAAATGGCATACTGAGGAGTAATAGATTTTACACCCTTACCCTTTACACCATTTTCACCTGGTTTACCATCTTGACCATTAGCACCTGAGATACAAATAGCTTTTACTGTTTGAGAATTATCTGTTCCGTCTTTATAGTATGTAATGACTTTCTGCCACACATATTTTCCGCTTATCCATGTAACACTATTTGTTGTCCATTCGCCACCAACTAACTCTGTAGCAGAATCAGATTGATAGAAATAAGTCGTTACATGATCCACACCTTTTTCGGCAAGTTCACGGATTTCATTAGTTTCAACCTTCAAATCTTCTGTAGCTTTGTTTGCTTTATCGGCAGATGCTTGTGCTTTATCGGCTGATTCCTGTGCTCTGTCGGCTGCTTGTTGAGCAAGTGCTACTAACTTTTGAGCTGTGTCAAGGTCAATGATAACCTCTGATATGGTCTTTCCATCAGAGCCAACTTCTGTGCCTTTAATTTTCAAATATCCACCATCAATTGTAAGACCATTTTCGTCTATAACAATAGATTTATCTTCATTATAGATTTGGAGTTCCTTGCCTATAATAAGATTACCAACTACAGTCTTAGCAATGATGCCGTAGTCTTCAACAAGATTACCATTGATATCCCTGTAAGTGAATCTACCAATACCTGTCTCAATAGATTGCCAACCGTCCTTTGTAAAATACATTCCGTTGTTGACAAGTTTAAATTGTTTCAATGAAAACTCATCAAGTTGGTCATCATAACTACGACCAAGGATACCATTCTTATTGATAAGAATAGTCTGTTCTGAACTGTTTACAAACTGCGTATTGTCACCATTGATTCCATTATCTGCCCAGTCATTAACTGTATCAGTAGCTTTCTTTGATTTGTCAACTTGATCCTTGACGGAAGAGTATGATGTAGCCATAGACCTACTTGCATCAAGCACCGACTGCACATCAGAATATCCTGTGTGAACCTTTTCAACAGTCGAAAACTCTACAGGCATATCCTGAATAGAATCAAAATCCGTCTCATACGACATCAATCTGAGAGAATATACCTTATCATCTATTCCGACCTTGATAAAGTTACCAACTTCAAATTTGTCCTTGATTGGTTTAAATTCATCAAGTGCAAGAAGATTACCCATTGTAGCACTAAGACTATATTGAAGATTACCAGCTTTGTACAACTCTTTCTGCGCAGCTTCAACTAACTCAGTTGCTCTTTTTATAAGAGTCACGTCGTCAAGCCCAGTAGAAGAATAGTTATCATTACTATAATCATCCTCACGCCTGTATGAATACCACAGCATATAGAGTTCTTCACCAAGGTAATTTTCCAAGTCAAGTTCTGTTTTAACTGAATTGACAATATCTTGTATCTCACCTGTTGACTTTTCTGTATTGTATACAGCATTAACTGCTTCGATCTGGCTTTCTCTAGTTTTGATTTCATCCTGAATATCAACAATTCTGCCACTATAGAAATTCACATATTTATCCTTGAGTTCACTATTATTATACTGAACATCAACACTCTCATCTGTAAATCCATCAACTGCGATATCTCTGCAAGCCTCAAATTCCTTCTTGAGATTATTTAACTCGACAAGAGAATAGTAACCAAGCTGTTCCTTAAACTTATCCTCTGCAAGTTTAATACTTGTAATCTGCTTATCCTTGATTTCATCGGCACGATTAGTCATACGTGTAATTTTCTGTTCAATATATTTCTCTGTGGACTCAATTACATCAATTGTAATCTTGACTGATTTGGTAAGATACTGATTGTTCTCGTCCATTTGTGAATGACTTGTAAGGATGATAGTACCAGACCATGTTCTCTTGTCTGTTGAAGAATCATAATCAGACAGCGAGCTATCTGTTATATTCATATCATAATAAGATGCTGAGAAGAATGTTTTGACCAATGATTCTACAGAACCCTTAACTGCGCTCTGAGTGATAGTCTTGATTCCTGTAACAGCAATACCACCAAGATCTTTCAGTCCGTCCTGAATAGACGTAATACTATCATCTAGTCCCATACCATCAACATCAATTACTGGCATCATGGAATCGTTCAGGAAATAGTATACATCCATAGCAGAATACCATGCAGAAGTGAGTGCTGGATAACCAACAAGTGGTGTGAGAGTAGGATATTCGATCTTATCCTGATCATCTTTTGACATAGATGCGAATTTAGTGTTGATATAATTTATGACCTTGTTGTATTCAGCCACTCTATCTGCCTTAAAATTATATTCTCTTGTTGTATTGATTTCGTCATATAAAGTATTATAACTCCTAAGTTTACTCTGTAGCTCTGTTGGCATATCAGCTAAAGTTTCATTTGAGAAATAATAAATATACTGTGTGCCATTAGGATTTACATTAGCAATGGCAGCATTTATCGCATCATCTGCACCTGTAATATAGAAACAGTTTTTCAATGAATCACTGTTAGAATCAAGTGTAATCTGAGTTGTAAGATTAGTGCTATTGATGAGGATATTGGTATCTTCACCATATTTATTTGTTATATTATTAGAACCACATTCAGGACACTCATCCATATAGTCTCCCCTATAACCACAATTATTACATGTTGAATAGAGATCTAACACAGAGATGGTTCTATTTTCAGAATTAAACATGAAGGCACAGTGAAAATCATCTGCAATTGTATCTTTCAGAGCAGAGAGAATATCTGTTCCATCAAATGTAAATTCATGTACAGTTTTCAACTTCTTCAATGTATCTGCAACATATGAGATTGAATAGTGCGGAGCTTTTTCGAGAACACGATGTAAGAGTGAAGCATGTTTGAGAATTGATTTCTTTCTTACAATAACTGACTCCTCTGTTGGATAAGCTGTTTTATCTTTGAGATAGTCATACTTTGATTTTGTCCATATTTTTTGATTTTCTGCTGAATCATATTCCTCTGGATCACGATAAAGGATTGTTGGAAAATTCTCATCATACAGAAGATTTGTCATATCTGTTTCTGTATTTATCTGCACATTTCTGAGTGTGATCTGAGACAATTCTGCTTCACATAATGATGTACCAGTTATTGACTTAGATACGTCATTAGGATCTTCCTCACTTGTTGTTACTGATATTTCAAATCTTTCGTGTAACTGAGGAATGTATATAATCTTAAAATCCACCATAGAGTCCCATAGCGGATGTTTCTTTTCATTATTAAACTTATGTATTTTAAATGATACTTCGTTTGCATCATTAAAATTACTCTTGTATGTTAAACCAGAGACATTAGTAACCCCTCCATTACCAATCGTTTCAAAATTTTTGTGCTGTAATAGGAGAGTAGGAGTCTCTATCAAACCTTGGCTATTAAATAATATTTTCGCCATTTACAAAATGCCTCCTTATATATTTTTTAAATTTGTTTCTTGACTTCTAACATTTGTCTTTGTAATTCATATTTATCCTTGAGTAAATCATTGAGAAGTTTTCTATACTGCCCTTTGATTTCATTTACCTCAGAGATAGTCTGTTCCAATTCTTCACGAGTTCTGATTGTTTCTTCTATATTTGCAACGAGAACATCTACATTATTATCCTTGATATATTGCCTTAATTCAGCATTCTCGGCTCGTAAATCCTCAACATACTTCTGTTGTAAGAATCGCTTGATTGTCATGTTATCACCTCATTTTTAGTTAATTTTCGTCATTTTAGACCAAAGAAATAGGAGAGACCTGAAACAGTTTCAAAAATCTCTCCATATCTTTATAGTTATTCCGTTCTATCCAATTACCATCTCTTCACGCTCTGAGAGTTATATCCCTTACTGAGACTGCCAATGGTATCTTCCTTAATCATACTACGAACTCCACCTGTATTGTTTTTAATGACATCTTTTATTCCATTAGCAAGCTGTTTTGGATCTTGAACACCCTCAAGCTTAATATCACCAATAGAGATATTCACATCATTATCCACCTTATTATTTACAGGTACACTCGGCATACTGAACGCTGTACCAGTATACATATTCTTATATGCCATAGGATTTTTGGCAAATTCCATCAGAGTTTTAGCCTGTTCAGCAGTGAATATCATATCACCTTGTCCAACAGACTTCAGTACACCTTTCGATATATCATACTGTAACTCTGTACCATTTTCACCCAAGTTGGCAATCATGTCATAAGGAATACCGTCAGAACCCTTCTTGAATCCCTTAATACCTGACCTGTGAAGTGTCTGATAAAAAGCAGAATTTGTAGCAGATGAGAAGTTACTAAATCCAATCTTCTTGGCTAACTCCGTCCACTTAGATGTAGGAAGAATCTTCTTACCCCAATTGCGGTAGAGTACCTTATTCAGATTACCATACTTGCTAACATCCTGTTGAGCAACAACAATGTTCTTCTTCAAGAAGTCATTAACCCACTTTTTCTGTGAAGTTGATAATACTTTACCGACAGGAGCTGTGCTGTTTGTATTGGTTGTGGTATTATTGTATGCAGGAGAAATCTTATTGGTTGGATTATCAATTCGACTAATCAATTTATTGGCATCAATTTTCACATCTGTAGAAGATCCAGAAGATGATCCGCTATTAGAATTGTTCAGAATATTATTCTTAACTTTTTCTTTTGTCGCTTCATCTATCTTGTCCTGCTGTGTAGTTTCAGCGTCACGATCGTATTTAGCCCAAGCCCTCTCCATAAAACTCTGAATATCACTTACAACATTACCAGTGCTCTCAGATATTTTTCCATCAGCAGATACATTGTTGAATGAATCGGTTGCGACATATTGTATCTTTTCCATGAGACTTGTAATTGTCTCATTGTTCCAATGACTATCTATGTTATTTATGAGCTGGCTGAAATTGTCGTCCAGATTCTTGATTACATCCTGAATACTGTCATCCAAATCAGTCTGGAAGTCAGAGAGCATATCCTTCGTTGAAGATATAAGCTTATCATACTGTGTATCTTTGAGATCCTTTTCTGCATCCTTGAGAGACTGGTTAAGCTCCTGGGCTTTTGCTCTAGTCTCCTCTGATGTATCGCCAGAAATAGCAACCAACTGTTTACGAAGATCTGAGAGAGTCTTTGTCTTCTCAGAAATATTATTTGCATAATCATAGGCATCTTTTTCTGAATCCAGAAGGTCATTAAATTTATCAATAAGATCTGAGATGTGATTTTTTAAGGCATCGTAACCCGATTTCATCAAATCAATGGTCGCCCACTTTTCATCTTCAGCACCCTTTACACAATCCTGATAAGACTTGACCAATTTCTCTTTTTGGTCAATTAGCTTTTGATTGTATGGATCATTAGCCAACTTCTTGTTGATACTCTCAATCTCGGCATAATACGTTTCCGCATTTTTCTTATATGCTTCGTAGTTGGATATGTGAAGTCCAGCGACAGCATTACCCTCAGAGGTTAATCCACCAGTATCATCAGAAGTCAAATCTCTACGAGATAATTCATCAATAATGAAGTTATTCTCATCTATCAGGTTCTGAATCTTATTTGCCTGTTCATCAATTCTATCCCAATGTATTTGCATGATTTGATTATTATATTCAGCAAGCGATTTAGTTGCTTCGTCAATGGAATTGGTCACATCATCTATCTGTGATCTCATTTCATACCATTTTTCGCTCTTATAGGCAACATCACCATTCTTAACTGCATTATTCAATTCCTTGACGAGATCTGTACGTTTCTGAATCAAATTACTTCTACTTGACTCTTCATTCTTTGCTAATCTACTATACCAAGTAGCAGAAGCACCATTGCCACGTTCCTCAAGTATAGACATGTTATTATTCAGCTCAGTTGCAGTCTGGTCATACTGATGACGCTTATTATCATATTCAGTTGAGATATTAGAGAACTTCTGTGAAGCAATTTCTGCCCTCTGAGTAATCTGTGTCTGCTCATCAATTTCTGTCTGTGCTTTTGCCTGATTGTATGACTCCAACGCATTGTTGTAATCTATACAAGAATTAAAGAACCCAGAAGATATATAGCCCTTCTTGTAATACTCAGACAGTTTCGCAAGAGTAGAAACAGATATTATCTTACCACTCTTGGCTGACTTTCTGGCATCATTGATATACTTATTAACTGTATTTCTATTGGTCTTTGACAGACTGCTATATGACGCTCCCTTTGCAGACTTGGATATATTGCTCTTTGCAGTCGCCCTAGCCTTATTGTATTCATTCTGCTCATTCTTGTCACGAGTGACAATTGTAGAATATCCCGACTTCTGCTTGTCGAGATAGCTATTCTTATCCTTTGCCGAAACTGCATTAGATGACTTGGTACTATTTAAGTCCATAGCATCATTTGTAGCATCATCAAGATTTTTATACTTATCTGCTATATTGTTGTACTTTTCAGCATTATTTACAGCAAAAGTTGTAGTGTATTCTTCTCTAGCAGTCTGAAGGTTCTCAATGCTAAGATTATACATGTACAGTCTGTTATAAAGAGTAGAGTTCTTCTTTGCAACAATAGCAAGTAATGAATCTGGAATAGTAACACGCTTCTTAATATAACCCTTGATAGAATTAAGTGTAGCATTGTACTTTGTATTCTTCTTAATCTTGCCCTTATTTAAAGCGGATGTAGCACTCTTAGCAAATCTATTGACATTACTATTAGCTGACTTAGCAGCCGTGTAATATGCACTGTTCTTTGTATTTAGGACAGAATTGTTATATCCAAGCGATGAGTTCTTGGCTTTGTCCACCACCTGTGGCAATAGTCTGCTTTGTCTCGGCGATAGACACTGTAGTATCTCTCTGTGCATCAGATACCTTTTTGAGATCTTCAGCGTATGTCCTGAGAGAGTCATGAAGTGTCTGCATAGCAGTAGTGCAGTCTTTCGCCTTATCTATCCAATCTTTATAGGTCGATATAACTGTCTGAATATCAGAGCTGTATCTTGAAATATTGATTGAACCATCCGCAACACGAGTCTTAATCTCTTTGGCAAGTTTCTTGTTTATTACACCAAGACTGATTGCTTTGTTGAGATAATTATTTGCCGTATTAAGATACTTATCTCTACCTTTCTGCTCTGTATACATCTTTGTGTATGTATTACCCACAGCAGACATATAATTAGCCGTAGCAGAAGAGTATCGCTTATCATTTAGTTTTGATTCCGCTTTAGATATATTGGAGTCGATTTTCTTTTGGAGTCTGTCTAGGCGAACTTCAATCCAATCGAAGAATTGAGATGCCCAATCAGAGAGTTTATCGAATGCAGTCTTTGCAGTGGATGAACTACCTCCACCTCCACCACCTGAAGTTCCACCACCTGAACTACCATGCGAATTAACAGATGCACCGCCAACGGAAGTTTTGACAAGGCTCTTCATGGCATTAAATGCATTATTTAAAGCCTCTGACTGTTGCGCTCCCGCAGTTCCTGTAGCTTTAAATGTACCATCAGGATTCATTACACTATTTTTTATACTCTGGAATGTCTTAATAGCCTGCGTTGCAAGATCAAGTCCTTTACACAAATCCATTAAGTTCTTAATATCACCATCAGTCGTAAGAGTAGGGTTATTTAATTTCTTCACTGCAAGTAAAGCAAGAGCCTGTGAACTTACGCCTGACTGACTTGCTTCGTTTGCAAGCTGAATTATCTCGCCAGCAGTCGCATTTGAGAATAATTCTGTAGCATTGGTAGTATCAATCTTTGTGCCATGTAAACTAAGACCAGCCTTAACAGCTTCCTCTGTAGCTATCTTTTCTTCGCCCAAATTCTTTGCAAGAGTAGCCTCAACAACGGCGGCAGAATTGGTCACTCCCATATTATCAAGCTGTGACTCATAATATGCTCTATTTGTCTCGTTGAGATTAGACAGCACGGATTCACTATTGACGTATTCTGTGGCTAATTCATTAGCTATTTTCTGGCAGTCTTCCATTGAAGATGACGCATCGCCAAGAAGAGTAGAGAATTTTTCCCATGTGCTTAGTCCCTTGATTGTTGCGTCAAAGCCTGATAAATCATCTACGCTTACCAAACCATCAGAAGCCTTTGTACCAAGTGCATCAGTTATTGACTTGATATTTTTGGACATTGCACCAAGCTGAGAGTTTTTATCGGATAGACTATTGATATATTTAACTGCTTCTTCGGCTGAAATACCTAGTCCATCAAAGTAATTCTCCGCACCATCAGTATCTTTGAATGTATCTATGGTTAATTCGCCCTTATCTGCAAGTGTTTGAAGATCATCTGCTACACCCTTTGTTGCATCATCTGTTGACGCTTTGAGTTGTTCCCATGCAGATGATAGGGTAGTAGGAGTAGAAGTGTCAGATGCTTCCTTACTATGTTTGATCCACTCTTGCATAGCAACATCGGCATCGTAAATACCTTTCTTTGCTTGCTCTGTGGTATTGTAAACATCAAGAAATTCATTAACTCCTTTAGATGAATCAATTCCATTAGCACTGAAAAAATTCATTAGTTTTCCAGTACCTTCTCCTCCAAATTTGCTTAATTTATTCTTAGTTCTATCAACAAATTTTTCGTAATCAGATGCGTTATCGTCAACAAATTCAAAGCCTAATCGAATCTTTAAATCTTGCCAATCTTCGTCACCTAACGCTTTAGCAAGAGCTTGAAGCAATTTATCAACTTGCTCTTTAATCTGTTCAGGATTAAGACTAGAATCATTTACATCGAAAGACAGGAGATCATTGTAGGCTTCAAGAACCTTGTTTTTATCAGCTTTTATATCCTTAATAAAATTATTAACGAAAGTTCTAGCCGCTGTTTCATTGTATAATCCGTTTTTGTCAATAACATCCTGAGATAAACTGCCTATGTAAGTATCAAAGAATTGCTGTTGTTTATCTGATAATTTATAATATTCATTTCCCGACTGTCCAATAGCAATCATTGCGTCTTGAATAGAAGATACACTTGCATCAATTTCAGACTGATATTTTTGAATAAGAGCAGTTTTTTCTTCTATTTCTTCGTTTGTTAGCTTGCTAAAACCAGCATGATTACCATCACCATATTTCATCTGTGCTTGAAGTTGTGTAATTTTTTCATAATTACTGCTACCAAATACCTTAGTGTTTCCAACAACCGTTCCATCAGCATTTTCATGACGAATTTGATAACCATAATTCTTAAAAACATCTTTTATAGAATCACCATTATCATTTTCACCATTAACAAGATCCATTGCTTTTTTTCTTTTGTAGTTATCATACTCAGCACTAAGATCCTTAAGTTTACCCTGAACGAATCCAATTTTATTTCCTTCATCATCATATCGAGCAAGAAGATTTGGCATCATATCTGAGATTTCAGATATTACTTTTTTATAGGTATCATATTCATTAGTTGTAAGACTGACATTTTCTCCTAATGAATTTACACCCTTGGACAATTCGTTATATTGTTTTTGTAAATCAGATAATTTGCTATCATTAGAAGTAAATTCTTCATTCATAGATTTGAAAGAATTAGAAAAACTTTCAGCCGATTCTTTTGCATTATCTGCTGCGTGAGCTAAATTATATAACCCCTTAATTGCTAATGAGATAATAGCCAATATTCCGAGAGATACTAGCATATTTCCTGCCATAGCAAGACCTTTGAGGGCTACTTGTCCAGCTTTTGCACCAATAGATAAGTTACCAATAGAAGTTTTAAATCCTTCTGTGGATAATTTTCCATCTTTGCTTGTCTTGACGTAAGAACTAATTTCGGGACTTAAATCGTTACCTAAAATGTCTGCTACTTCTTTAGCAGACATACCAGTATCATCCATAATATCTTTAAATGTCTGGAATTCTTCAACTAATTGATTGCTTTTAATATTTGATTCTTTGCCAAAAATATAAGAAATAGGATTTCCAACTTGTTGTCTGGCTTGTTTCCTTGACAAAGTTCCACCTTTTGATGGACTAGATAGATTATTTATTTCTTCTTTTCTTTGTCTTATTGCATCAAAAATATCATTAAAGGACTTACCAAATACTCCTATTTTTGATGAAGTCTTATCAATATCACTGTTAAATGTTTCGAATATCGCACTATAATGGTCAAGTTGTTTGAGGACTTGTTAAATTATTAAGTATATGATAAAATTTTCAAAAAGGAGAGATATTAAATGAGTCTTATAGATGTAGATTACAGATGGGTATGCCCAAAATGCGGATATTATGAATTATCATATATTTGGGACAATATAGATAAATGTCCTGTGTGTAAAACAAAAACAAAGAAAATAACATTATCCCAACGTCTTAAGCTTAATAAATTAAATCCAAATGAGATATATGATTACATTCAAGAAGAAATAATAAAAACTACCCTTGAACCGAATATGGTTAAATTACGTGAAGAGTACCAACAAAAGAAGGCTGAAGAATATCTGCAACGGACATCTAAATGTCAACAAAAAGAGCGAGAAAAGATTCAAACATATCAAGCCAAATATCTTGAATTCTTAGAAGAAGCTCAAAATCAAGGTATAGTTCGTAGTAGAGCAGAAGATATTGCATCTTATGCTATGCAACATGACTTATATCAATTACCTCATTGCCCTAGTTGTGGTTCTGTAGATGTAAACAAAGTCGGAACTGTAACTAAAGTTGCGAAGACAACAGCATTCGGAGTTGTGGGAGCGATGAGTGATGTTGGTAAAACATGGAAATGTTGCAAATGTGGAACAAAATGGTAGTCCTTGGTAATTTTTCACAAAACAAACGTTCAATCTATTAGTTCAAATGTATTAATGATAATATATAGTTATCTTATACAAATGAGGAGGTTGATGGATATGCTACCAAAATGTGTAACAATTGGACGATATGTTTTTACCCAAATCAGAGTTGATGAAGACGGAGTTCAGTATTATAACATACAAAGAGGAACTGATATTTGTGTTGATTATAACCATCCTTTTTCGTCAATAGATGAAATGCGCTCTTGGGCTGCGGATAATTCATAATTATTAATAATAGCTAATGCGAGATAACAGAAGAGAGTAGTAAGAAATTGCTACTCTTTTATTTTTATAAAGAGCAGGAGATTAGTCCTGCTCTATTTTTGGTTTTTTTCTTTGTCGTAATTATGTTTGTTAATCAATCTCCACGTTCAATTTCTAATAAGCCTTTCATGATATATTCCTCCTTTTTTGTTTCCGATGTTGTTTTTTGAACTTAAAAGTCCATTCTATATTAACGACACTGCCAATTTTAGGATTGGTTGTATTGAAAATATACTTATCGTATATTATATTATTATGATGGCTACAATGCAAGTTCTTTTTTTCTGTATTACAAGCTATATTACCATTTGGATTATTGTTTAATATAAGCCCATTTTCAAAAGATACAGTATATTTCAAATTCTTAATTGCATGTTTAACACCAAATCTTGATTGGAATTTTCCATTTGTACCTTTTATGTTTGCAATTGATTCCATAAAATATCCATTCTCTATTGGAAACATGCCAGGAATACTCATTATATACACTATATCATAAGGTTTTCCGATTTCGATACTACTTGGATTCATTTCCATAATCCATTTTAAAATTTTAGGATTAGACTTTGACACATTGTCTATCTCCTTTGAATTTTCTGACCAATAATTTTCTGTAACTGATTTGATCAAGTCTTTATTATTTAAACATTTGTACCAAAATCCAAAATTGCTGAATCTATTATTGAGTTTTTCACGTTTCATTATATTCATTTTAGGAAACTCAGTAGTTACTTTTGCATCTGTTATATCAATTTCTCTCTTAAATTCGCTTATAGCATTTATGTCATTAATAACTACAGTAAATGAATTAATTAATATTCCATTACCATTTTTATATACAGTTAAATGTTTGTGATATGATTCAAAATAATATTCAAATTCTTCATAATTTATAGTATTCTCATTGATAGGATTTGTTATAGTTACATTAGTATTTTCTTTTCTTTTAAAAAATACAATAGATAATACGACAAAAGTTTCAATAATTATAAAACCAATTATCAATATCAATGTCCACAGATGTATATTATATGTTTTTCTTACAATGCTTTTACAAATATCTGATACGACTGGAATTAAAAGAGAAAACGGTACAATAATAGTAATAATTGTCCAAATTATATTACTAACTATCCATTTAAGTAATTTCATTGATATTTCTTTAGCATTTCGTTTTATATTCATATGCTCATTATCCCCAATCATTAGTAATATATTACCATTATATACCAATAATTGACAGAATACTATCAGAACATATGTTTAGGAATACAAAAATAGAAGAGTAGCCAACCGACTACTCTCCATAAAACAAGATTATATATTGATATTTAATTCAACTCATTAACAATAGCTCTCCAATATTGGAATCTACCATCCACATTTTCAGCACTTGTCGTTCCTTGCTGGACAAAGAGCTTATACTCCTCATTGTCGTCATAAGTATTTAAAAATTCTGTTATCTTATCCACCAATGCTCCAAACGATTTCTTATTCTTAACAATCTTATAACAAGCGTACAAAATCTGAGGAAGAGAAGTTACAGGAATATCCAAATCGTCATATGCTGCATCCAATTTATTCATTGCTTCTTCCAGAGTATCTTTTACATCAAGGTACTGGTCAGCATATTCTATGACAAAGTTATCTATATCCTTGGCACGGAATGATGTAAACTGATGCTCCTGATTTGTTGCAATAAGCATAATTGTCTGAATTATAACATCCCTGTCAGTACCATTCTTCCTCTGATTAGGACTCATAAGTTTATACATTAGAGGATTAACTGAGAGAGAGTAGACCATATTGCTGAATTCGTCAGAACATTTGCATACTCTTAATAATTTTGCTCCAAGTTTCTTTCCACTATTCTGACGCTCAAACATCATTTTCACATCATCGTCTGTATAATCAGATAATATACAAAAATCTAATGTGTCAACTAGAAGGGCTTCCTTTACAATGTCATCAAGTTTACTAAATCTTTTCTTAGCTATTTCAAATTCCTTTGCAATTTCTTCACCATTTTCCTTATATCTAATAACTACATTAGGAGTATATTTATTAAGGGCAAACTCATCATTAATATACTGAATACAAGTAGAAACTCTCTGAGATCCATCAAGAGTAGCCATTACATTATCCTCTTCTACAAGATAAATGGGATTAACAGGAATTCCCATTAACAGACTGTGAATCAAAAGACTCTTCATTTGAGTAGACCACTGATTAATTGGTCGCTGTAACTTATGACTGAAACTAATATTGCCTTTCTTATATTGACTGTTTATCCATGATAATGTTTTAGGTTTTGTAGTGTTTTGCATTTAATTACCTCCAAAATTAAAATTTTTGATTTGTTGCTTTTTCAAAAATATCACATTTTAAAGTAATTGTAAATGAATATAAGATTCAATTTTACGAGAAGAAATAGAGTAACCATGTGGTTTTACATATATTCCGTATTGATTATAAAAATCCTTATCATAATCAAGAATTTCATTCTGATAGTAATTCATAATCATTTGTTTATTCTGATTCATTTTCAGTAACCTCCTTTGTTTCATCGTTAGGAGACTCTTCAACTTCATCAAACTCTGCAAATACAGAATATACATCTTTTAAATCTTTTAACTGTTCTTCATTTAATAAATTGTTTTCTTTTAATGTATCTCTTAAATCAAGATTTTCTCTTAATAGTATTCTGTTGATTTCTTGATAGGCATCCTTTTCTTTTCGAAGACCAGTATTAACGACACGCATTTCAGAAACCATATCTGACCATTCAGATTCATCAAGTGCCAATTGTTTCATAATAGAAGCATCGCTAATTTCCTGAACCTGTTGCATACCTCTGCATGTATCAATATCAAAACCATTGACCTCACCACTTCGCAGATTAAGACTCTTAATTTTCTTGATTTTTCCAGTCCATGTATTTTCACCTTTTTTGGCATTTTTATTATGTTTTAATGAAATACAACTATCTTGTGCAAGACTTGTAATAACAGAAGTAATCTTACCTTTACTTTCTTGCAAAGATTTAATTGTTGCAGAATTTCGTTCAATATTAGAAATGTCACACATCAACTTTGATATAGTGTCATCAATTTTAGATTGTTGTAAGAATCCACGAACAATAGAGATAGCGGAAGAGGTACGCATCATGTCTTCATTTGCATCTTCACTAGAATCTAATAGACCTAATAACTGAGAATATAAAAATGGTTGGTCGGCTATATCCTCTTTTTCAAAAGGATCATAGCTGAGTAATCGAATTACATCATTTTTGTTTTTTAAAAAACTATCATATGTATCCAACCCTGCATGTGATTCAATAATCTCTTCCTCAGTCGTAAGTTCTTTTACTGATTCATTTTCAGTTTTATCCTTAACAAAATGGTCTGAATCAAAGTATGTTAGTCCTATATAATTTGGCATAGCAATTTGACGTGCATACGCTGTCCATACATTAGATTTAACTTTTCCAGAAGCAAGATTCTCAACTTCCTGAATGCTTGAATCCCATACCTTTTCGAGGAAAGGTTTTCCCAAATATCTAAGGGCAAGTTGCACTGATTCCCTCGTAGGCTCTTGATCAACACCATTTGTAGTTCTCAACGCTATCTTTTTTGCACAGTCTTTACAAATTGGAGTAAGACCACTTTTACTCATAGGATCTGTACTTACATAAAATTTATCTTTAGCTTTATGAGTATCACACATGTAACACCAAGCCCCTTCTTTGAGGGATTTGATTTTTTCTTCTTGTGTTTCAACTTTCTTCTTTAATTGTGCAGCCGTTAATTTTGGGGGCTGTGTCTCTTTTGTCGTAGCCAAACTAACGACCACCTCCTTTTATTCCAACATAAAAAGAAGCCACTTCATACGAAATGACTTCTCAAACTTTCCAATATTAAATTTTCAATGAAAGTGCAATTTATCCCTTATTCTCAAGATTTTGTTTCAGTTCATCAAGTTCTTTCTTAATATCAGCCAAAGAAACAGTTACATTATTCTCATAATCAACAATTTGTACATCACTTGTAGCCATTACTTTACCATTTTTATTAACCACTTTTTGTCCACTAGACGACACAGTTACATCGTTATTAGTTACTGTTGTAGTTCCATCTTCACCAGTTAAAGTAATGTCTCCTGAATAAGTTGTTTTCTTTCTTTCACTTGTTATCTCAAACCTATCACCAAATATTTGTATTTTATGGTAAGCACTCTGAACTAACTGAAGGAAGAAATTTGTGTTTTCCTTTGTTATACCTTCTTCAACAGTATACATATTGATAGAGTTGTTGTCTTTATCAAGAATAATCTTACCGTCTATCTGAGCAGATACCTTATTTATTTTATCAGAAATTTTTTTATCATTACGAAGTAGAAGAGTAGTGAGTCTTTGTAATCTATCCTTAATCATTTTCAATACCTCCATAAACCTCTTTGTAAGATGTATTATATATAGCATCTATATCATCATCTGATAATTCACTACTATTAATTTCTTCGCCAATAGATACTAATATGTCATAGGTTAAATCTGATACTATCATTATATTTTTATATCCAATTTCCTTATCTAGTTCTTTGACCTTCGTTTTTAATTCATCGAGATCCGAGGTTTCAAAAATAACTACATTACCAGATTCATCAACAATACTATATATTTCATAAAAATCCTTATTAAGTACAGATGTGTACTTTGTTAATATCTTATATTTCATTTTATTCCTCCAAATTTTAGTACAGGTAGTGAGACTTGAACTCACACGGTATTATTACCAGAGGATTTTAAATCCTCTGTGTCTGCCTATTCCACCATACCTGCTTATATTAAGGCAATTATAATGATCTGTAGGAGATTTGAACTCCTGTTGCCGCCGTGAAAGGGCAGTGTCCTAGACCGCTAGACGAACAGACCTAATGTGGGCATCCCACCCACTGAATCAGCATAAAGCACTAACTAGCTAATATTGGATTGCACACATCCAGTTTTTCAGAACTTAGTCGCTTATCAGTAACCTGATTCATGCTTCCATGCACTTGTTTTTCTTGCTAACCAACGCACAAGAAGAGTAAGTGACAACTCGTATCAACCAAACTACATTGCGCTTATGCATTGATACTCCATTAATTTATCCAGTTGCAACGCCACAACGGAGATTGGAAAATAAATTCGGCAAAAGGCGACCTCACCAATCGCCTTTTGAAATAATTTCGATTTGTTAGAAAAGTGGGAGAGGAAATTAGATGAAGTGTTAGACGAAAGCTTCATCTGCATCCTCAGTATCTTCGCGAATGACATACATCTGAGTTGTTTCAGAAGATTCGTGTCCCAAAAGTTTCTGTGCTGTTTCCAATGCACGATGGTCGTAACATACAAGATTGGTCGCTCTGCTTCTTCGGAAGTTATGTGGAGTCGTTCTCCTACCAACAATTTCAGAAAATTCATTTATACACCAATCATTGAATGCACTATATCCAATCTGTCGCACCTTTGAACCATCTTTAGTTTTTACGACAAACATATAAGGGCAATCATCATCGCCACGCACTTCAAGCCATTTCTTTAATGCGTCCATTACATCTTGTCCAAACTGCAATTTTCTAACCTTGCCAACAGCACTACGTCCCTTGCAGCGAATTTCATGTGTTTTATAAGATACAGATTCTACTTCCTGTTCTTTGCCATCCTCATCGACAATTGTTACAATTTTCCTCTTAGGCTCATAATTAATAACCTCTTTAAGCAACTGTAAACTCTCTGCATGTCTGCATCCAGTAGAATATGTAAACTTTACATATGCTAATTTCTGCCATTCTTCACGTTCAGCTAATACTGAACATAAATAATCCATTTCATCAGGAGTTAATGGTTCTTTTGCGAAAACCTTACCTGTTTTTGGCACTTGCATCTCCGCAGTTACATAATTACGGAACATAGGATAGTCCTCATCGTAGAAATTCTCGATGAATTTATTCAATGCGCTGACAGAAGACTTTTTAAATTTAATTGCAGCTTCAGATAGTCCACGATTAGCAAGAAAATTCATATAGCGAAGAAATTCTTTCTTTCTAATTTCTATGCAGTTTTTGTTATTCAGATTATTTTTAACCCATACGAAGAATATCTTTAATGCAGACCTATAAGCATGTAAACTATGTGGTGAAAGATGAGTCTGATTACTGAGGTAATCTTCAACCATATTTCTATTAAACTCATTAACCTCTGCCCATTCCTCATCTGTAACTGGATCTAATTTATCTGCTATTTTACCATTCAATAATCTCACTTCCTTTCACATATAAAAAAGAAGCAGTAGTAGTAATAACTAAACTGCTTCACTATAGTCTATAACGTTTCTTCCCCATTTTATTTCTTCACTATATTTTAATTCGCCTATTTTAGACACCTTATCCCAATCTATATTATTCTTGATAAAAGATTCAATGCTTTTTCTGAGTTCTATAGAATCATTATTTAAAATGTTATATGTATTATCTTTTGTCAAATCACAAGGGAATAAAATATAATAATGAATATTATTTTCTTTAAACATTTTTTGTTTCTTAGATAAATCTTTACGATATATTTCTTTAGATTTACTGCTCGTGATCTGCTTATTTGAAAAAAATAATTTTTATATGCCTCAATTACACCTGCAATTTCAATATAAATATCATTATCTTTAGTATGAATTAAATAATCACAATTCATATTTCTGTGATAAGATGGAACAAAAGATGAATATTTTACATCTCGAAAATAATCTATTCCATATCTTAATCCAAATTCTCTAAGATATTTTGAAAATATATATTCAAATTGGCTTGTAACATGTTCACCATCACTAAAATCAAATGTGATACCTCGACCTCTCTTGCCTAAAGAAATTCCTTCATTTGCCAATAATGTTTGCAAATTACAATTATAAAATTTTTTAATTGTTCTTTGTAAAGAATCTGCATTCAACCATTCATGAACACTATCTATTTCAGATGTAGTAATAAAATTTCTATTATCATCTTTTACATATTTACATATATCTTTTATCATTTGGTCTAATTCATCTTTTGTTAAAGTTCTATCCAACATGGACTCTTGAATTATTTCCAATCCAAGTTCCTTTTTCATATTATTAATAGTTCCCCAATAAGTTTTAATCACTTCTAATGGTGGATGATAGCAACCTCTTCCTCTAAAATCATCATACATTAAAGTTCTATCTTTTTCTGACTGTAATTTGTAAATCAGTTTTATCATTTTATCCTTCGACGGTGTTTTACCTTTTGCTACAAAACCACACCAATCAACAAAATCAGCCCAAGTTTTAACTGATTTATCTGGACAATTATTTATATACCATCTACCATCAGGTAAGTTAAATGGCTCTTTCCGCAATAAATCATATTTTATTGGGTTGCCTAATTCTTCACTTTTTTGAATATATTCCCTTACATAATAGTCGTAATCCTGGATATTAAATTCTCTTTGTTTGGCTTTTTTCATAATTTTCACCTATGCCTTCTCCTATGCCAATAACTAAAAATAGAACAGTAGAAGAGAGGCATAGGTTCTCATATACTTAGTAGCTACTCCAAGTACCTACTGTTCCATAATTCCCACAATCAGCTATGATACCAATCATGGGCACATATATTTATTCTCTGTTCCATATAAAGTTCGTTGCCGATTTAACATCTCCCAATCCGTATATAAAACATCGAATTAATGGGACACCTGAGAATCGAACTCAGCGAGAACCAAAACACGCCCCATAACAAAAGAGTGTGTGATTGTTGCCACACACTCCAAAAATAAGACAAAAATGGCAAATTATCCTACTTAAAGGCACTTACAAGTCATAATTGTCTGATTATTTCAAACTACTCTAAAATGAATAATTTACCCATTAAAAGCGCATCAAACTATTCACATCTGAATACTTTGACTAAATATTAAACGCTTTCAGAATCTTCTCAATATCCTTATCACTCAGATCCTCAGTTGTATAATATGAATAACTCACATAAGAACCATCGTTAACCTTACTTGCTGTGAATCCATGCATATAATCATCATCAAGCTTGTATACATTATAATCATGACCTATACAATTCTCACAATCACCGTCACAATCACAATCATCAGTTAATCCAAATAATATAACTTCCTTGTCTTCATTGACACAGTAATCTATTACATCCTGCTTTATATCTCCATCCATATTAATATAAGCTATATCGACATTATTAAGAATAATTTCATCATCAACAGGGATAGCAGTAACATAACCGTCATTGTCAACATATACAAGATATTCATCTGTCTTGTACCAATCAATGAAATCAATTTTTTTAACACTTGTCTCAGGAATTTTTAACAAGATACTTGTGATATACTCAGCAAATTCCTTATTTACAATAATTCCTACGGTTTTTTCTGTACTAAATAATCTATCAAGAAAAACATCTACAATGTCCTCATATTCATCGACATTGATGATATCCATATCTTCATATTTTGTATGTTTCTTCATAAGCTCACCTCAATTAACCCAGAGTCTTAACTGCCGTAGAAACCTTAAATACAAGCTGATCTTCTGCATCTTTATGCCATGTAGAACCCTTATTATCCCCAAGCTGAACAGTACCAGACTTCTCTGCGACATGCTTTGCGGTGAAATTACCAACACCAGGAAAAGGAATCTTCTCTGTCTTGTCTTCAGTAACATTGTCAATAACACAATCTGCAAATGCTCTTAATACAGAGGTAATTTCCTTCTGAGTAAATTTCTTCTTTGGATGATTCTCATCAACATCTATATTGAAAATATCTGTAGCTCTATCTGTAACTTCTCTAATCATTACGTCTTTTGTCATAATTTTATTTCTCCTTTTTTCTCAATTAATAATAGTTTTCAACTAATTTCGGCACTTCTATAAATTTGCCGAATAACAAAAGAGGGTAGCAGCTCGATGAGTCCACTCCCTCATATGTGGCTTCATCAGCCCAAAAACCGAAGTTATTCCCATTTATTAATTGCCTGTTGGGTTCAGGTCTATTTACATCGCAGCAGTGACTCTACGATGCCATGCAAGTCGGACTACCCAAAAGTAGAAGAGTAGTCCTATGCTCACAGTCACTTGTCTCAATATTAAAAACTATGCATCTCCGTACATAGTCTACTTTGTCGTAAAATTAGTGTTTTTAACTAATAAAATCTAATGGAATATTATATGTTGCTTCTCTGCCATACACATCATTAAATATCATTAATGTTTGCCCTGGACGAGAATACAATCTACTATCATTTGAATAGTCGTCTGCACCACATAATGACCTAATCAATATGCTTTCAATATCAAATCGCTCAAACTCTTCAAGATGATGTTTGTCACCTGATACCGTATAATCAATTGTTTCACCAAATTTACGAGAGAAGATCGTATTAAGTGTAACTCCGATATCTTTGAAGTTCTTTTCCAAGTCACCGTGTACGCAACAGATATTTTTTCCAAGTACATTCAATTTTGTGAATTCCTTATATTCAGAATATAAGATCTCTACCTTTGAATTGTTTTGTAAACGCTGTTCAATCCACCAAGGGATGATTTTTTCCATATTATCTGAATGAATGGATTCACTTTTATTTTGTATAGTTCTCATATGATTACCATAACAAGAATGCAAAACCACATGATTTACTTCGTTAGATAAATCATTGATTGCTTCAGCCATAATTTCAGCAACATGCATCAACTGATCGCAAGCTTTTTCTTCAGATGCAATTCTACAAGTCGTATGAATTGCTCCATGTGATGCATCTCCAAGCATCACAATATTAAGTACATCAACATTATTTAAACGAATAAATTCTTTTGACATTTCCACAAAAGCTTTTATACGCCTCTTGCAAATATCAGTATTGTATTTGTTCCAAATATTATCCGTAACCATTCCATAGTGCCAATCAGACCAAAACATGATCGCCTCTTTATGAATATTTGGTTTAAACCATCTTTCATTGAATATCAATGGCTTTTCTTCATTTAATCTATTGGCAACATCAACAAGTCTATCCATTAAATGCTCTGAACGAGCATCAAATATAAGCTCTCTGTTATATTCTCTGCGTTGATCAGACAAACGTTTACGCTCTTTATACAGTTCATCCTTCTGGATCTGTAACTCCTTAAAATAAGAATCATCCTTGCCATCAGAATTATCCATGCTATTTTTCCACTTATAATATTCAGATACAAAAGCAGATCCTATAAGTGGTGGCTGAGACCCTTTACGAATCGTATCAGGATTAAATTCAAGTCCATACCTTGCGCAAATTTCCGACCAATCATCATCTGAAATATGTTGAACCTTATTTGAGCAATCCTGTAAAAGTTGCTCATATTTCTCTTGATTTAATCCGTATTTTGCTAATTCTTCTTCAAAATTAAACAATCAATCACCAACTCCCTACTCATCTTCAGTGATTACATCAAGATTCTCATCGGTCTTGAGCGCAACCGTAAAATCAATCACCTGATTCTTGAATGCTGCAAGAAGGTCAGATATTTTTATATCCTGTTCACTACCATTCTCGTCTTCATATGTAATAGTAGAGCAATCCTCTGAAAGTGTACCTGCCTTAATTGTTAATTTATCTGTTGTTGTTCTTCTTGTAAACTTTAACTTACTATTTGCCATTTTCCTTTTATCTCCTTATCAACTAAAATAGGAGAGCAGTGTGCTCTCCTTAAATTATTTCATCTATATCACAATCTATGCCAATTATCTTATCAACTATATGGCGTTCTTTTGCTTCTTCAGAAAACATATAATATTCTCTGTCCTTGATTTCTTCAATAAAATCAGCAGTCATATCAGTGTGTTCTATCATAAACTTTGTCATACGTTCATCAAGCTTATCGTAAAACTTCTGGATATCCTTACCCTTGTTTCCGCTAGATACATAGCCTGTCTGTCCATCATGGTAGAGGACGATTGTATTTGGAAAACAGTAGCGAATATGTCCAGCAGCAAGAATATAACTAGCCATAGATGCACACTTTGCAAAACCAACTGTAACCACAGGTGTTTTTGAATATGTTATCTGACTCAATATTTGAGTACCAAGTACGCAGTCTCCACCATCACTGTTAATGTATATAAATATTTTCTTACGCTTATCTACTGGAAGATTTTTATCTTCTGAATTCCATTTGAGAATCATAAGACATACATTCTCTAATAAGTCATCAGTTATTTCCTGATTGATAATAATTCTTCTATCATTGAGATGATTCTTTATAATTTCGTTATATATGTCATCATCTTTGTTAATTTCAAATAGTAATTCTTCTATAATTGACACCTCCTATAATGGTATAATCATATCTTTCTCAGAACATTTTACCTTATAACACTTATCATTCTTAGATATTTCTTCTCGTAAATGCTCTTTCAAACAATTTTTTGCTTCTGTAGATCCATGTACCAAGATAAGCTGATTTGTATTCAAGTTACTGCCAAATTTTAATAAGTCATCAAAATTAGCATGGGAACTGAACGTGCTCATCGTTATGCAATCTGCTCTATTAGGTACAGGAACTTTATTTATATTGATTGTTTTATGGGCTTTGCCATTTTTTATTCTATATGACAAATAAGAATCATCTGTTCCTACAAATCCAGAGAAACAAATCATAGAATTGACATCACGTAAATACTTATCAAGATAAGATAATATCCTCCCATTCGTGCAAAAACCACTACTTGAGATTACAATTTTAGGTATAGAGTCATTTACCCATGCCTTCGATTCTACCTTTTCACGCACATATTTTACATTTTTCCAATTATACACTTTTGTCCATAACTCATGAAAATCTGAGTCAAGAACATCTTCATAAGCCTGACATATATCACAAGTCAGCATTGAATCAACAACTATATCTGTTTTAAAATCTTCATTGTCTCCAAATAGGAGATATAGTGTTGTCAATAATTCTTGAGATCGTGCAAATGAAAATGCTGGAAGAATAATAGAACCCTGTCTTTCTAGTACAGTTTCTATAGCAACTCGCAAATGTTCAACATCGAATTCACGAGTTTTCTTAGTAGTCCTAGTATTTAAACCGTAAGTTGACTCCATAATTGATATATCAGAAAAGGTAGCTGGGATTTCTGTATTTTCCACATAATGATTTTTAGTATTTAACGCTCCAATATCAGAAGTATATAGAATTTTCTTTGTTTTTATTCCATCATTTAAAATAAGCTGTAACTGTGCAGCTCCTACACAATGAGAATTTTTAAACCATTGAAAACTAACCACATCATCTAATTTGTAAACATGATTATACTCATTATATACGTGAATATAGTCCAGTGTTTTATACACGTCTTCTTCAGTATATAGCGGTTCGTATTCTCTATTATATCTTTTTGATAAAACTCGTGCCTCATCATTTACAATAAAAGCACAATTAAGTAATAAATATTTCGACATAGCCGAAGAAGGATATGTCATAATTATTTTTCCATGAAATCCTTCTTTAATGAGACGGGCTAATAATCCAACATGATCAATATGCGAATGTCCAACAAACACGTAATCCAGTTCATCAGGCTTAAATTTAAATTTTTCTGAATTTGCTTTATAAGCTGCCAAATATGAATTATCCTGTAATAAGCCACATTCAAGTAAAATTTGTTTATTTGCAAATCTTATATAAATCATTGATCCAGTAACATCTTTTGCATTATTACCACAAAATAAGATTCCATCATCTTTTAGTTTCGCTTTTCTTGCGATTGTAAAAACCACCTTCCTGTTTTAGTTTCATCCACAAGTGAAGAAAAGTGGAAGAATAGCGTGACTCTGACTCGAACAGACCCTTTGGGGTATGAACCCAACATGCACCTTTACACCTTACCGCAAATTGGAAATGTAAGACTCGAACTTACGACCTCATGATCCCAAATCATGCGTTCTACCAAACTGAACTAATTCCCAAAGATAGCAGTAGTCATGCCTTCAGAAAGAAAGTACAACTGCTGCCAAAGAAATAATGATATGTTTAATTCTGCTTGAAAACGCCTCGAATCGTTCCCTATAGGTTTGATTCCTATATATCTTCCACAGAATGTATATGGTACAGTTTCGCTTGCTGTACTTAACTGGTTTGGCGCACCACATACAAGTTTTTCACATAGCGTCACAGCAATGATTTATAGCTATGTGTTAGACGAAATATTATAATGTCTCTCGACAATTATATATTCTCTGTTTGATCAGCTAAGAAAAGCTGATTTCATTGTTTTATATTCGGGGCAGATAATGATACGTCTGCCCCTAGTATACTTTTTAAACTTGCAAGCCCTTACTTATTACACGCATTGGCAATGGCGTGGGAGTTTACTAACACAACTCTGCGCTTTCTTCCCTCCATATAACGGACGTTAAGCACTTTTGGAAACCCTTGAAAATAAAGGGCTTCGGAAGAAAACTACAAAATAATCGTGCAGTTTTTTGCGCATTATTTACAATAAAAATTCATTAAAAACTTATTTTTATCAACTCTATATAGCAAATTTAATATTTTTCTAGTATGCTTTTCGGGATTATATGTGCGATTTTTTGAAGCACCAGTCTCACTACTCAATCCTAGTGCAATTTCAATTAGACGATTAATAGTGACGACATTTTTTATTTTCATTTTAGAAAGCTCAGATATGATTTCAGAATTTTTTTCAGATAAGAAGGATATATACTCTGCATTATCTAAAATATTAATCTTTGCAGATTTTACGCTTAAGTCATAGTCTTCTATAATCTTCATCATCTTTGTCATTTGTCTTCGATTGGCTTCTCCATTCATCTTAATAAAAAATACAGAAGTTGGAATTGTTTCAACGGTAGAAGCGTTCTGAATTTTATTAATCCAATCTTCAAGCCAGTTCATAGGACATAACAATTCTCTATTGATACGACTTTTAAGTTTATTCTTTGATTCGTCAATTTCATCTTGTGGAAGTTCTTTGCCATCTTTTGTATATTTAATTTCTCTGGTATATTTCATAAACTCAGGGAAATCGTACTTTTTATACTTTGGTTTACCTAAATCCGTATACCCAACGATTCTTTTAATGCTCATGCAAGGAAGTTTGCTAATTCTATCAATTTCTTTATTACCATCAATTTCATATTCCCTTTTACATCCATCAATAATAACCTGTGCAAGAACAGATAAGATAATAAAATTGTCATAAAGTTCTTTAAGTTTTTTCTCATCAGGACTATCTTTTTGTAATTCTGTCCAATAATAAGTCATTGCCAACTGAGCCAAATTACTTGAATATCCGATTCCCATACGTGACTTTGAAAACTTGTTATCCATAGCGGCATAATCTTTTTTTGTATTATTATAGGTAATGCCAGACTCTTGTAATGCATTTACGATAGTATAAAAATCTCTATAACATCTTTCTGCACATTTGACCATTGTTGATTGATTTGTGACAAGCATAAAATCCGAGTCTTCATCCATCCCATTTGCTCTATCTTGAATATCCGTATGAATGCAATTAACTGCTATGATATTTTTACTAAATGCAAAATATTTATCCATTTTTTCTGAATAGACATTATGTAAATAACATATATTATTTGGGGAATTATGTGGATTTCTAAACGCTGCAAGATATTCATTATTATCAAAACGTTTAGTATAACACTGAATACAATTAGATTCTTGAGAAAGTGTTGGATCTTTTTCAAAATCTTCACCAACAGAATAGAGCAGAAGTGCATAAGGATTACCACATACAGTCAAATTATCACCATTGACCATAATTTTCCCTTTTCTCATTCTGTATACATAATCAAAGATGATTTTCTTTTTTTCTTCTCTAAAAAATGTACTATTTCCAAACTCATGATTTTGAGCATATAAATCGGCAAGCATCTCATAATGATTTACATCATTTGCATTCTTTCTAAGAAACTTTTCAAATTCATCATTGTCACGTTTAAGTAATTCAACATAATCAATGCTAATCTGAGCAATATCTTTTACATTATCCTTCGTACATGGAAGAGTATTAATCATCTGATAACTCAACTGTTGATATTGTCCTAATTTACTAGGGTGGTCAGTTTTTACAATGCCCCACATATCACCATCAGAATGAATTCTTTCGCACCAATAGTCATATGCTTCAGTAATATTATTACCCATTAAGTCTTGAAATTTCTTCCATTTAATCGCATTATCAGTGGTTATCATCTTAATATCTTTTAAATAATGCCATTTACCAAACATATCTTGAACCTGGTATGTATTGTAATTATATCCATTTTTATCACACCAATCTTTAAAGAATTTTTGAAGATAACTCTTAAAAGCACATGCTTTAAAAAGGTGATTTCTGAGTAATGCCATTCCGTTAATATACGATGGGAGACGAAGATAATTATAATCAGCTTCGATTAGTGCCATACCATCCCAAATTGTATTTTTAACTTGACGTTTTTCTTCGGATACAACACATTTTTTACGTTTTTCAATTACCTTTTCGTTTTTGTTAGTTTCTTTATTTTTCTTTTTGACTTCTACTTCGTATTCTTCTGCTTTAACAACTTTTGTCATTGTTTCAAAAAAGGAATCCTGATCTTTGAGAATTAGAATATCCTCAACAGGTATATGAAGTGTACCAATAATGGTAGATGTGGTAAGTGGAGCATAGGCTGACATTTCAACGATTTTCGCATTGTCATGACTCATTTTTTTTCCAAGTCCAATTGTTAGCCAATCATATGCAATGTCATATAATTTACTATTTATGAAAATAACTTGTCCAAGTTTAGCTTTGGCACTCGTACGAAAAAGCATCTCATAATGAATTGTTTCTTCTTTAATTGTTCCGTCTCTGCGTTTACGTTTATATGTAACATTAACACCATTCTCATAAAAATACTCTCGAATTTCATCTCGTGATTTTTCATCATACAGATCTTTTCTATCTTCAACTTTTTGTAATGCCTGTTTAATACGTTCCTTAGAATCACCATCAGTATCATTAAATAACTTTTCTAATCGAGTATGCTCATTATCATAAGAGCGACTTCCAAATTCATAATCAAGACAAATTATATCTCGTGTACTTTCATTTTTTTTATCAGGTTTTCCTTTATAAATATTTAATCCGTTCTTTTGCAAGAAAAAACTAAATAAACTGTTGTTAAACATAGCATCAGTATATGTAAAATAATCTCGTGTTCCAAGATTAACATCATACAACATACCAGCACTAATATTTTTTATTTTAATTCCATATTCACTCATTCAGTATATCATCACCACCTTAATCTAAGTTCTCCCAAAATTCATCTTCAGAATCATATCCACCATAATCTAAGCTCTCTGCAAACTCGTGAGATGATTTTGTATATGCTTTGTAATAACATTGTTCCAATTCAGAACATTCTTCACATCTGAAATTGTTATCAAATTCACATTTCGAAAGTTCATCTATAATCAATTCTTTCATTTCTTCAACAGTGTTAAAATTATTATTCATATAAAATTACCTCCTAATAATTAGAATTTTCTTCATTCAAACATATTCGATTTCTATATTCTCTATTCGATTTTCCCAAAATTCTAATATTCACAACCCCTCATAGTCTCGATATCTACGCCCAAAAATTTCATTAACCATTTAGGATCTTCCATTGCACATTCATAATGCACATACCTATTACCACCAACAGTTAAATATCTACCTATATATTTTTCACCATCATAAATTCCTTCTCCGCATAACTCACATTTGTATGCCGAGAATGGCGTTTTATAATTAGGACAGCCAGAGATATGGTCGTTCCCAGTTACACCACAATATTCACAACATTTACTCATATAATTTCCTCCAATCTATTATTCTCTATTTCTTCATATACATATCCATCATTTGTTGTATAGTATATATGTCTTATTCCTAAATCCTTAATTGCAGCCATACAACTAGGACATGGGCGAGCAATTCCATATTCCTGATCACAACGAGTCCTATATACATATAACTTTACCTTTGAAAAATTTATATCCAGATATCGGATAGAAGAGATACAATTGATCTCTGCATGAAGTTTAGGATAAAAATAAGAAGTCTGTGGATGACATCTATATCTATTGTAATATTTCTGCATAGGATGTGTTTTATTTGTATTGCAAGCTATCCCAATAATATTTCCTTGATATACTGCGACACATCCCACATGAGTCCTTTTATAATCAGATATCTCAGCAGCTTGACGAGCTTTCTGGAAATATCTCATATCAGCTCTACTCAATCTACTCATCCATACCACCTAGCAGATCATCGCCATAATCAAAGCAGTCCAACTCATACTTAATCCTTTTAATATAATAATTAAATTTTCCAGACTCAAAATTCTCGTTAATGTACTTATTAAGATCATTCCTTATATTCTGTGTATCTGTCTTAATAATGATAGAAGAGTGGTCTTCCATAAGATCGAGATGATTAACCTGGTCATCTTTAATATAAAAATTCGCTGTGTACTGACCCAAAGCCTTATCCCAAAGTGCAAATCCAATTATTGAGCAGCCATTATGTAAGCTAGTCTCTATCCCTATGTTTGAAAAATTCTCATATCTAAGCATCTTATAAATTCTCCTTTATTTTCTTATCATTCATATTCTTTCGACAATATCTATCAAATTTCCAATCTGAGATAATTCTGCCAGCAATATTTCTTGTACCAACGTAACTCATATCAAAATCTGATTCGTATATATTTCCTCCAAATGTGTTATGGTCATAATTTCCTATGTAACTTGTCATGTGTTTTTGTTCTCCTTCTGATTTTAAAATTATTTTTGTTCATTCGCATCGCTCCTTCGTAGTGTTGCGTTTACTTGTGTCATATGTTTATTCTCTGTTTTATTTATGACTTATTGCCGTTTTTGATTTCTCCAAATGAATCTACATTATAGATTTCCAACA